CATTGCCAGAGGCAGCGGGCCAAGCTCAAACTCGGTGACGCTGATGGCATTGCCGTTGGCATCGATGTGCTTCTTGACCACCCACTGACCAACGATGTGCGATTCTTCGGTATCGACTGTGTGCTGGAAGCGGAACAGGCGACGGTTGGTGCCGGCGCAAATCTGCTTGAAAATGGACGACTTACCTACACCGGAGTGTCCGTACAGGAAGATCGGTGTACGCAGTTCCAAGCCCATCATGACAGTCTTGGTCAGATCGGGGTTCAGAATGTAGTTCTCGTTCCACTCAGGCACGAGATAGTCGTGATCGCCGCTGCGAGTATCAGCGCTGATCGGGATAGGGCTGCCCGCTTTCGTGAAAGCGGACTTGACGGATTTCGGGAAGCGGAAGGCTTCGTGAAACATCACCTTCTTCACCGGGCTGTCAGAAGTGGCAGCTGCATCAGCTGCATCAGCCGCATCAGCTTTTTCCAAGCCCTTGTTGATGGCTTCTTCGCGCTGCTTGCGCTTGGCTTCGAGCTGAGCGCGAGCCATTTCAGACAGCAGCGGCGCTTCGGGGAAATTACTGCGGTACTCGTCGAGCGACATAGGAATTGCCGACTCTTCACCGTGCGCGGTTTTCAGGTGGTTAGGAATGGAATGGGTTTCTTCGCCACAAACCAGGCACTTGATCTTGTCACTCATGGGTACGTCTCCGTTTCTGATTAAATCTAACTAACTGTTTAGTGAGTGCAGAATATATCTGCACTCGTGGGGAAGCAAGCACTGATTAGCTGGCGAGCAGCGCGTCCCGAAGTTGCTTCAAAACGATGCCAGGCAGGTCTGCCACGTTGTTCAGCACCACGTTCTTCCGATAGAAGGACTGCACCGAGTTCGACATAATGCCGACCCCGACGATGTTGGTGCCGGAGGCTTCGATCCGATTGACCACCTGTTTCAAGTGGCTGTTCAGCTTGCGAGAGCTAACACCCGCTGCCGGCTGGCCGTCGGAGAAGACAATCATCATCTTGCCTTTTGGCTTGCCTTTGTTTGCCTCTTTCATCAGACGTTCGTAGGCATACTGAACAGATTCGCCGTCGATGTTGCTGGCGAGCGCTCCCGAGATTTTCGGGTACGAAGCCATTCGCTTACGCTGCTCGATACCGAAGCGCTCTTGGAACGACTTGAAGACGGGCATCCGAATCACCTCTGCTCGATCCCACTTGTCCCATTTGCCAGTTGCTCGACACTCGTTCTCGTACTCCTTCATCAGCTCCTTAGCTTTCGGGTTGCCGATATCGCCAGTTGTGAAGCCGATGATTTCGTGCGAGATATTCAGGCGCTGCAGAACGTCCGACATTACCCAGGCGCTGCACATGGCTGTGAAAATCTTACTGCCGTGCATGGAGCCGGAGCAGTCAATCACCAGTGACACCGCAATGTCGCGGGTCTTGTGCTCGATCTTCTTCTTGAAGATGTGGTCGTCACCTGCAGTCAGTCGATACAGGTTGTTCGATGACATACGACCTTTGGTCTGCCCCTGCTGCCATAGCGACTTGTTACGCGCAGTAAAAGCGCGCTCAAGGTTGCGGGCCACTGGGCCAACCATCCCGTCGATAGCCTTCTCGATTTCGTGCATCCACTTAACGTCAAAGCTCTTGGGAATCTGCGGCGCTTCGATCTGATCCCACTCCCGGGTGTAGACGGTGTAAGGCTCGTCCAGCATTTCTTTTGAACACAGGTCAGTGACAAACTGGCCAAACTCGGTGCCAACGTCCTGCACCTTGTCCCAATCGAAGTTCTTCATGATCGCCTTACCGCCGTATTCGGACTGGCTGACGTTCTGATCTTCGGTCATATCCGGCGATGCAGTTTGATCCACATAGCGATCAGAGCCTACATCGCTTTTCGACGGTTCGATATCGGACGGGTCTGGACGATCAGTCTCTTCTTCCTCACCTTCATCAGCCTCTTCAGGCACTTCCTCTTCTTCGTCAAAGGGCGAAGGGGAGCCACCTTCTTCCTCGCCTTCTTCCTCGCCAGCGCCCTCTTCCTCTTCCTCTTCATCGTCCAGGCTTCCGGCAATCTCGCCCGGGCCACTCTTTGAACTGCCGCCTGAACCGCCAGCAGCTTTGCCGCCGCCAGCAGCTCCACCGCCGCCGCCTCCACCAGCTCCACCGCCTCCACCAGCTCCACCACCGCTCTTCTCACCGAACGGGTTGTGACCCGAGCCACTGCCTTCTGGCGGTTCACCCATCACGACGCGACGAATGTCTTGGGAGATTTTGTACACGTCCTTCGGGGACTTCATGGTGCCGATCTGCTTGGCAATCGGGTCAAGCTCTTTCTGAATGCCCGCGATCAGCGACCATTTGTCCGACATATAGTCTTGGAAGAACTTCTGACCACCCCATGCTCGCAGCGCGGGGATAGCGAGTACCTGGAACAGCTCTTGTTCCCCAACGCCGTTAGCCAGCGCTTCTTTCAGCTTCGGCTCGATGAAGCGATCAACAAAGGTTTGATGCATGAAATCCAGGTTTTTACGAGCGCCTGGAAACGCAGCCATCATTTCGCCCTCGCAAAACAGCGACTCGATTGGCGAGAAGATGGAATCCATCTGTTCGTAGTGGGCGCGCAGCGCACACTCGGGGTCTGAGTACAGGACTTTCGAGATTTCGGCATCCAGGAAGCCCTGTACCGCGTCGATCAGTTCCGGCGTTGCGTCGTCGGGAATCATCGGCAGGTTCACGCGAGTCGGCTTCATGGTCTTCTCGTCGTACTTGACGTAAGCCTTGACGCCGGACTGCGTGACCAGGACTTTGTTGTCGGAAAGGATTTTCGCGATCTTGGTAATAGACTCGCGAATGATCATGATCCGTTTGCTCTGATCCATGTGTCACTCCAGGTTGAGGTTCAGGTTTTGCTTGATTAACTAACGATATAGTGAAGTTTGCACGCAAAAAAACGGGAGCGCAATGCTCCCGCTAGCTCATCCTGAGTTATACCGAGACGACCGCGCAACCCTCGCTGTCTGCATGGTTGACCACTACTACCTTGTGTCGGCCGTCTTCCACGACGACTGCGACCGTGATCAAACCAAGGCTCACTTCTTCAACTGCGCCATCCAGCAATTCTGCCGCGCTCTCAAAGCTGATTTGAGAAATTCTTTCCGCAGGCAGGTTAAGCGATCCCATCTACAACTCCTTATTTTCTTGCCGTCGCGCGCACCGTCGCGCTTCGAGAGCGATCTTACCCTATCAAACTTTTTTTCACTATCCCGTTAGTTACGGTTGCCTCCCGGTTACCACAGCTAGCGCGTGAAGTCTCGGGATTGGCGCGCATAATAGCCACGAGCTGGTATCTTGACAATATTATGACGCCTGCTGACCGGCGAGCGCGCGTTTGTCGAAAAATGGTTGTGGTAGCATTGTGGCACCGTTGAGCAGAAGAAAGCCGCCGCTCATCGCTGGAAATGTGTCAATATGTACCTAAATAGTTAATTGGTTTAACATCAGTAATAAATTAGTTATTCACCTATCTATATCAAATAACAAGAGCTGAAAACGGCTGATAAAAGCAATCACAGGGGAACCGAAGACATGGAAAAACGTAACGCAGCCATCCGCACTGCGCGGGTTGTGATCAAAAGTGAGACAGCCGATCTGGTGCGTCACTGGATCGAAACACACCCGACAAAAAGTCAGGACGAAATCGCAATCGAAACCGGGTTCACTCGCTCGAATGTTCTGACCATGATCAAGCAAGGTCGAACTAAGATGCCGCTGGACAAGATCGAATCGTTTGCTAAGGCGTGCGATCGCGATCCTGCCGATCTTCTTAGAACGGCCCTCATGGAATATCAACCTGAGCTTGCTCGGCTAATCGGTCGCATTCACGGCATTCCAATGATTGAGCAAGGTGCTGAGATTATGGATATCTTCACCACCGCAATGACCAACGTCGCTGCTGAGGTGCAGGCTGAATACAAGGATGCTGCCGGCTCTGCCGAAGAAGCTCAACAAGCTGGTCGTTTGAGCGTTTCTCTCGATCTGAGCGGTCGCAAGCGTAAAGAACTGATCAAGATGATTCAGAGCCGTTTGGTTGTTGTTAAGGCCGGGGACGAAGAAGTTTCCCGCTTTGCGAGAAACGCGCAGTAACCATGTAATTCACCCTTTTTCCCGCCTTGAGGCCCATCACACTGTTGATGGGCCTTTTTCTTTGTGGCGTACCTTTCTTGCGCTTGCACCAGTTGCGTGCCATTATCTGATGAAACCCGTTCAACGGGGTTAATCTCAATCACAATCTGGAGCCGCTATGATCGAAGTAGCCAAAGAGCTGCTGTCGGTTGACCTGGACATGGGCGCTGACAAAGCTGGTGAGCTTTTTGAGAAGTTTGCCATCGAAGGAAACGGTGAGCTTGACGCTTTACGAACCAACATCATACGCCCCGAAACGCAGAAGAAGGCTCGAACTTGGGGGCTTGCCGAAGCCTCAAAGATGATTGGTCGATCCATGAATAGTCTGCGGACCCACGATTCTCACATTTGTAAGGACGAGTCTGGCCGCTGGACGTTCACCCTTGACGATATCAACGATCTCCGTCGCAAGTACGGCAATCTCTATCAGAGGCCGGAAGGTTCTCAAGCCACTGTCTTAGCCATATCGAACTTCAAAGGCGGCGTAGCCAAAACGACCACCTGCGTTCACCTGGCTCAGAAAGCAGCCATCGAAGGGTTGCGTGTCCTGGTCATCGATCTTGACCCGCAGGCATCCACCACCTTCAACCTCGGCCCGTTCATCCCGGATATCGAGTTGACGGAAGGTCAGATCATCAACGACGCCCTGCTCAAAGACCCGAAGATGATCAAGCGGGTTGTCTTCAAGTCCTACTTTCCTGGCATTTGTCTAATTCCGTCGAACCTGCACCTGCAGGAGCTGGATATTCGGCTGCCTAACGAACCTGCAGACGGGTCATCACCTCTTGGCCACCCGGTTTTTCGTCTCAGCAATGCCATTGATGTGATCCGGGATCAGTTCGATCTGATCATTATCGACTGCGGCCCCAACATGGGGTCCGTCTCGGTGAATGCGATGGCAGCCTGTAACGGACTGATAGTGCCCTGCCCGCCCAGCACCTACGATCACGCCTCGTTCGTAATGCTTTGCTCGGCGCTTTCCAGCCTGTTCACTGCAATGGACAAGAAACTGGACTACCTGCGCATTCTGATCACCAAGCACCCAGGTGCTCAGAGCAAGGGCGCCAACCTTGTTGAGCAGCGTATCCGCAAGCTGTACGGCAACTACGTCATGGCTAATACGATGAACTTGACCAGCGAGATTGAGAAAGCCTCCGCTGATATGTCCACCGTATACGATCAAGCAGCCACCAAAAACAACCGTCGTACCTATCAGCGAGCCATCGACATTCTCGACGCCGTGAACAACGAGATAATTGAAGACCTCAAGCTGATCTGGGAAAAGCAAGCCAAAGAAGCGAGCGAAGGTAAGAGCTGATGGATAACCGCGCCCCTGGAGTGATGGGGCTTTACGCCAAATCCCTGGCTGAGCAGCAGAAGAAAGGCAGGGAAGCGGGGAAAGCCCACCTACAACCTGTATTCGCAGAAGAGCCGGAAGAGGTTTCGACCTCCCCGGCTTCCGTCGTTTCTGAGCCGGCTGCAGCAAAGAAGGTTGAGAAAGCGGAAAGGCCCGCGGCTAAAGGCTCCGAGACGGTTGAGCTGATCGATACCGATCTGATCGATCCTTGGGAGTTTGCTGACCGACCGGATGACGAGTTTGGCGATCTGGAAAGCCTGACAGACAACATCCGCATTCACGGTCAAGAGACGCCGATCCTTGTTCGTCCGAACAAGAAGGCCAAGGGTCGATACGAGCTGATCTACGGTCGGCGCCGTTGGACTGTGTGCAAAGACCTGGGCATCAAGGTCAAGGCGTTTGTTCGTAACTACGACGACCGTCAAGCCTATGCCGCCATGTACCGCGAGAACAGCGAGCGCAAGGACATTTCATCCTGGGCGCGAGCGGTCAGCTATCGCAAGGCGCTGGATAAGGGTCTGTACGAGTCTGAGTCGGCGCTTGCTGCGAATCTGGGTATCTCCCGGGCCACTATGTCGAACATCATGGTCTACACCCGCATTCCGGGTGAGGTCGCTGCAGCGATTGGCCCCATGCATAACGTCAGCATCCTGACCGCCAAAGCGATTCTGCGTTGTGCATCAGGCGACGAGGAAAGCGTTGAGCGTCTGATATCGGTCGCTGACAAGATTCAGGCTGGCGAACTCACTGGCGACAAGGTAGAAAAGGCGGTTGTCGCCTCCTCCACCAAGCGTTCGTCCGAAACCAAGATCGTAACCGACTCTCAAGGTCGCAAGCTGTTTTCCTATCGCGACAACGGCCGCACCTTCCTGGAATTGAACTTCTACCAGGAAGCCGAGAAGAAAGCTGGCGTGGACAAGATCGTCAACGCCTTAAAGGAACTATTCTCAAATGCGAATGAGTCTTGATCAAATGTTGTATGCATACAACATCCCCTTGTTGTATGCATACAACATCCATCTAAGGCGGGATCGATGGTCGCCACCTGATCTACTCAGACGACCCTCCCCTCCCCCACCAACCCGACAACTTAGCCCTACCAACCAAACCCGCCATCAGGCGGGTTTTTTATTGCCTGGAGAAAAGTGATGACAACTCTGTGCTCCCCTAATTTGCTGAACCAGCTAATTGAGAAAAAGGAATACCGGATTCTCCCTGCGCCACTTTGGAGACTGGTTCAGTCAAACCCAGACCTTAGTGTCGAAGCTCGATTCTTGTGGACTGTGCTTTGGGAACTCTGTTCTGCGAGCCGATCATTTGAGAAAGACTTGACGTGGAGTTTCCTAAGTAAGCGAGTTGGCAAAAGTGAATCAACTATTCGCAGATGGTCGCGGCAACTTCAAAGTCTCGGATTTTTGGAAATTGAAAATCGGTTTAATAATTCCGGTGGGCAGTTGCCAAGTATTTTCAGAATTGGAGTTCCGAAAAAGCTGATGGATATTCTGGATAAGAAATTTCCTGACCGCAGAAAAGTCTCACGAAAGTTTCAACCAGCAAATGAATCTGATCAGACTCCGAATGTTCCGCAAGATATTCCGGGTGATGACTCGATTCAGAAACCTGAGATTGATGGAAAAGAAATAGGAGTGGGGCGAGGCGACGACAGCATTTGCGGTAACTTAGGAATTGATTCAGATTCTGCCGCAAAATATGAGCCAGAAACCCCAGTTATCGAGCAGTCAGCAGGAGATTGCGCCCTAAGTCTTCGCATCAAAGCTATCCAGAAGCGCGCAGTTTGCTCACAGGTGAAGCGATCAGAAGAAACGAATACGACGACAGCACATTTCGGCTTGCGCGTCTCACACGCGCTTACAGAGCGTCGCCAAAATCAGCCTGAAAAGGGGTCAAATAGGGTAGGGGAGGGGGTTGTCACATCCGGTTTTGACCAGGCTGTCAAATCTGGCACCCAAGAAAACAAACCCAATAATTCAATTCAAGATAACAATGGGCTGGCGAGTCTGCGCGAACTGGTCAAGTCGGAACTCACTCAGCGACTGCCTCGATCAAATCAGCTGGTGACGTACATCGAGGAAGTGGCTGTCGCAATGAAGTGGGGGTCGCTCAAGAAGTTCACCTTCGCGAAGGGTATTAACATCGCCGCTAAACTCATTCGCGAAGGTCGGTGGGAAAGTCCGCGGTACAAACAGGACTCAGTTTGAGGCTTCCAGAACAAACATCGCCGCTAAACTCATTCGCGAAGGTCGGTGGGAAAGTCCGCGGTACAAACAGGACTCAGTTTGAGGCTTCCAGAACAAACATGGTTGCAAACTCTTTTGCGTCCTCATGCGTATCGACCGGGATCAAGTCTTCGCACAACTTGGCAAACACCGGCCAGGATGCTTTCACGACACTGCGAAACTTCGCCTCGAATCCAACCAGGGGAGTAGGGCGGTTGTTTTTATCGAAGTCCCAAAACACATACTGGCAAGAGATATGTGCCGGCATCGAGTTCACGAACCGCTTCAACTCATTCGTCCACTTGTTGATGTTGGATTCTGCTTTGATGTTCTTCCGTTGCAAAAACGCCGCTTCGGTCAAAGTCATCTGCGCACTCAAGGCGAATACAATCAACTGGCGCTCCACCAGTTCAAAGCGCATGAGAATCCGCCGCAGCTCCCCGATAGACAAGCGAGGGGTTGGCAAGGTGAACGTCGCAGCAGGGCAGTCAGGGATCAGCCCGAGAACATGCTCGCGCTGAACCTCCAGAATGAGGCTCTTGAACAGCTTCTTGCCGGCTTCACGACCAAGGCGACTTTCGCACACCTTGTAAAGCACGGTCATATCGAGCTGCGTCAGATCGGTGAGTTTACGGGTAAACACCGCCAAGCCTTCGATGGCGGTGTTGGCGATCAGGTCTTTGATTGAACCAATTTCGATTAACGTCATGCTACGCCTCCAGTGATGCGGGAAGCGTAGCACGGGCGCTATCTATATAAAGAAGGCAGAATCAGCCGACAGCTTCGACAGCTGCCTTCATTTGAGCTTCAATACGCTCAAAGCTGTCAGGCTCGGTCTTGTCGAGTCGGCGTTCTTCAAAGATCGGCAGGAACAGGCTGTGGGCTTTTTTGCTCAGGTCATCCGAGTACATGATTTCGTTGAACTTGACCGTGATGATCGCATCGAGCCAATCCTCCTCCTGGCGTTGCTTGTCCGTCAGACCGGAGCCGACGTTGACTTTCAGCAGGCCGCAGCTCGATTCGCACTCCAGGGCGCCGAAGAACTTGGCGTTTTTGCCTTTACCTGGAGTCAGCCCAACTACACGCAATTCGCATGGGGCGGTCAACTTGAACTTCACCTGACCTTTGCTTGTGTGATCGCGCCAGATCATATCGGGGCGCTTGATGATCGTCCCTTCTTTGTCCTCAGCCAGCTTCTCGCGGTAGTGAGCCAGCGCTTCTTTCATGCTGCGAACGATTCGGGTTTCAACCAGATCAATCGCGTGAGACCTGGCTTCTCGAATCTGACCGATCAAGTCTTTCAGTCGATCACGGTACGGAGTCTTGTACTGACCTTTTGGCTCCACGCAAAGCAGCGGTATCTGATCCCATACACGCAGAACCGGGTAGCAACCGTCTTCCCACGCACCACCCTGTACCACCTTGTTCAGCATGCCATTGCCAGTCTTGCGCTCAAGCACCTGGCCAGATGCATTGACGACGAGAATTTCGCCGTGCGTCTGAGTGCCAACTTTGAACGTCGCCTTTGCTTCTTCGTGCAGGTCGGCAAAACCATCGTAGGGTAGGGGCGTCCCTTGTCGAGTCGTGAGCCACACAGACTCGGCATCGACGTTGACGTTGGTGAACATGCCATCGGCTTTCTCCTGGGAGATAACCCCTTCCTGCCAGGGCCATTCGTTGAGCGAAACGTCCTTTGGCAAAGAGCAGCGCATATAAGGAAACGTCGGGATCAGACCCTTGCAGACCTTGTTGACGGTGTTTTCACCGAAGCCGGCGCGAAGGTCTTTGAGAATGATCATAGTCAGCAGGCCGGCAGACTTGCTATCAAGCCGACGAAGCTCGGCAGAAATTGCGTCTCTCGCGTTGTGGCCGGTCAGCTTGCGCTCAGCCAGATCGGCAAGCAGTCGCCACGTTTCTGCGTCAAAGCACTGATCGCCTGGAACGGTGGGCAACTCAACATCAGCAAGGCGGGTGCCGTAGGTGAGAAACGGATTAAAGGTGTACTCCATCAATTGAGTCACGATTTCACCCGGGTCGTCGGAGAACAACTTGGCGACCATCGCGGTCTTGTCGTTCTTACCGGGTGTCGTCGCAATCTCATGAATGCGGTCATACAGTTCGGATGAGTTCATGGTTTTTCCTTTATTTGCTTGCGGCTTTCAAAATGGCGGCCCGGCGACGAGCGAATTCCATCGGCGTTTCGCCTGGTTGGGGTTTGATTACAGTGGGGGCGGGCGCCGGCTTGGGTTTGGTCGCGTCCTCGATCATGACGTTCAGCACGTCAGCCATGCTTGGGCTGGCAACAGCTGCAGGCTTTGGTTTTGCAGCCTTCATCGGCTTCGGAACGTAAGCTGCTTCTGGAACGGGGGAGGGAAGGTCGCTAGTCTTGGTGCCTTTCACCGAGTTCCAGCCGCGAACGTAGCTCGGGTTGTTTGCGTCGTACTTGCCTTTCTCGCCAACCAACAGCGCCTGTTCTTGCGCCTCTTTCTCGCTGCGCGTGTTCGCCGGATTGATGTTGGTGCGCTCGATGTAGTAGAGCGACCGGCCCGCAGCAATCTCTTCGGCCCGCATCTTGAACGCATTGCACTCGCCGCGATTACAGGCTCGGGCGCAGTCAGCGAAGTCCTCGCCTTGCGTTCGACCCTCTTCGCGAGCCTTGATGATGTGCAGACAAACGGCGTAGCTCGGCTTGGAGCCGCGAATGTCGCAGAAATGGAAGTAGGCGTTCTTACCGGATGCGCTCTTCTCAATGGGGTAGATCAGTTCCTGCTCAGCTGATTGGCTCATGGCTCACCTGTTTCTGTTTGATGTTTAACTAACTGATTAGTGAATTGTAAGCGCGCAATAATGGCAGGTCTACTGCGCGCTGCAGGGTAGAGCGCTTAACCGAACGCGCCCCACATGGAGTATGTTTCCTCAATCTCTGCTTTCTTGGGCTTGGCTCTGACAAACGCATCCTCAGAACCGACCTCAGCTGTGATCTTGATCAGCTCTGCGCCAATCTCCCCTCGATAGTCTTCCGGGATGTTGACGATTTGGGTCAGCAGCTTTTCTCCCAAGCCCCTTGCGGCGATGTTTTGAATGAACTGCCTGATGGGCGGGTTCTTCATCAAAAGGCTCGCGACTTCGCTTTTGAGGGTGGGCAATTCCTGCTTCGGGAACCCGAGCGGAGGCAGCGAGTTGGACGTTTCGGACAGCTCTCGGACAAAATCGTGCCGGCCGCTGTTGATCGGGATAGCTCGACCCATGTAGAACTCGGGCGAGTAGGTGCCGTAGTTCACCTTCGACCCGACCTTGTTGTAATACTCAGTCTCGTTGGTTCGCTTGATCTGGACGGAGCCTGCAGGCTTACCGCTTCGCGTTTTCGACCACCAGGTAATGCTGATGCCGTCAGTCCCGTACAGGTCGGTCGGGATGTACAGAGACTCCCATGCCTTACCGGACTCGCCCGTCAGAGATACCAGGCTCGACAGATACACGCCGTCCGAGAAATCAACGGAAATTTCCTCACCAGGCACTATCAAATCGACCTCATTCCCAGTGCTGTCAAAGTAGTTGCGATGAAACTCGTAGGGAAACCCCTGATTTCTTGCGTCTAAAATTCTCATAACCAACCTGTTAGTGATTCTGTTTCGCGTATTTTGTCACAAGCGCTGCGGCTGACAGCTTATTCACCTGGACGGCACTACTGATTGCCTCTCTAACGACCTCAGCGGGCACCTCGTTCGGGTCTTTGCCGTCAGGCAAGATCGCGACCTTCGTCTTGAATCCGTATTTGATAAGGCTCAGCGCGGTGTTGATGGCATCGACTATCGCGCTTGGCTCGCCGTCCCACATGAAGATGACTTCACGCAAGCCAGCTTCCTTGAGTCGCTTGAGGTCAGACAGCTGATCACTCTCGCCGCCCGAAGCAGCCATTGATAGCGACTTGCCGAAACTGCCGATCACCGCGTACTTGCTGAGCGTAGGATGACCGTCGATAGCCTGCTTGATCGCAGATACGTCGAACGCCCCTTCACCCATAATCGCAACGCTTTTGCCTTTAGCGTTATGGGCGTTGTAAATGTACCGGCCAGCTCCAGGTAGCCCGGGTGGGAAGATGTACTTGCGGAAAGGGTCTGCCTCGATTGATCGACCCTGAAACGTCACCAGCTTTCCGTCCACGTCCATCACCGGAATGATCACGCGATTGGAGTAGTCCTGGCGTTTCGCTTCGCCATTCAGCTCATAAGTGAAGTGACCCTCCTTGCAGAACCGCCAGCCGAAATACTCAGCTGTGGCTGCAGTGAATCCACGATCAGCCAGGTAGCGAAGCATCTTGCCTTTGATCGGCAGCGGGAAGCTGTCAGGCAGCGCGAGAGTAGGGGGCGCTTCTTTTACCGGCGCCGTCCTGGTCTTGGGTCGCCAGCCCGTTGCAGATGCGTAGCGCTTGATGATGGTCAGCGCGTCTTTGAACCCGCCGCCCGCCAGGTGCTTGATGAACGTCAGCTTATTGAAGCCTGGTTCACCAGCGCACGACCCATGAAAGCAGTTACCCAGCCCGGTGTCGGCGTTCAGATAAACCTTCCAGTCAGACCCGCCGCAGCGAGGGCATTCTTTCAGGTTCAGCTGAACGCCTGAGCGGCCGCGCGTAACCTTGTAGTCAACTCCCTCGTAGGCGAGGAAGTCTTCCATTTCTACCAGGTCGAGCAGTTCGCTCAGGTCTTCCTTCATACCAGCAGTGCCTTTTTCTCGTCATCAATATTGCTCAGGGCAATGCCCCAGCCGCATACTTGGATTTGCGTCATGATTTCCCCTATTTAACATAAGATACATTATGCGAACCAAGCTATTGATTCTAAACGGGTTTCCGTTTTTCGTTTAAAAGCCGCATACGCGGGTCGTTCAGCTCGTCGAGTAGCAGCTTCTCGACAGGCTCGTCGATCAACTGCCGCTTGGCTTGCTCAAGCGTGATGCTCTTGTGGTGCGCCAGGAACTCTGCAGCGCTGCTGAATACCGCCTTGTGATCGGCCGGCAGTCGGTTGATGCCTTTGGGCATGAACACGTCGATTCCCAGGTTGGCTCGGAACACTGCTGAGCCGGCGCAGCCACCTGTGCAGTCCAGATTGCGACGCAGGTTCTCGTCGTTACTGGTGTACGTCAGATGGCATGGAATGAAGAACGGGCCGTGTGTTTGCCCGATATAGACTTCTGCTCGCGAACCACCCAGCTCCCCGGGTGTACTGGTTCGTGAGAACGCGCATTCTCTGCACGGTTTTGGAAGGTCGTTAGCCATGTAGTTCTCGTTTTTGATTTAACTAATTGCATAGTGAGTATCGCAGTGATTCAACGGGGAATCACTGCGTTGGTTTAGGTAACATCGAGAATCGAAGTCATGAACCGCATGCGACTGAGGTCTTGGCCGATTCGCAAGGTGAACTCACCCTGTTGGTTACGCGATGCTGCGAAGAACAGACGGGCTTCGCCTTTTTTGCGCTCGTCTTCACTGCGGTTGATAGTCAATACCAAGTCAGCGATCCGAATCTTGTTGAAGTCCTCAGAGGCGTGTTCAGCCTTCGCTACGTCAGCCTTGAAGCCTTCACGGTTGGTCTGAGTCGCTGTCAATACCGCTGCGTTCTCCTCGAAAGCAATCGCGCGAAGACCCAGCCAGACCTGCTTGGATTCGGCAATCTCGTTACCAGTACGAATCTCTGCAGCCATAATGTCGGCGTAATCGACCACGATCATATCGAAGACGATGCCGTTGGCTTTGTAGAACTCGATGACCCGGCGAAGCTCGGCGCACGTCAGGGTGCCAGAAGCGTGTTCAGTGACTTTCAGGACGCCTGGCTTGCGCAGCTTGGCTCGCTCTTTAACGCCTTCCTGTACCTCGTTCAGCTTCTTGTTCAGCTCGACCATTTCGACGCCAGAAATGTTGGCGTCCATTCGATCCTGGATAATCTCTTTCGACACCTCAAGGGTGGCGTAAAGGACGTTGTATCCAGTCACGGATGCGGCCAGAGCGAAGTGCAGCAAGCCCGTTGACTTACCCTTCTTTGCCCCGCCCATGATCACGCTCAGCTCTTTCCGGCCCCAACCAGCATGATAGAGCATCTTGTCCAGCTTCGGGATGCCGGTAGTGATGCCCTGCGGAACGATCAATCCGGCCTCAACGTCGCGACGGTATTGGGTACGCTTCTCAACGTCGTTCCAGTAGTCAGAGTCCTGAACAACCGACTTTGCGCCAGTAGCGAACGCCTTTTTCAACACAGACTCTGCCTTCTCGAACTCACCGCGCTGAATCAGGGTCATCGATTCCAGGTACGCGATCTGAACAGCCTGGTTCTTCGCGAAAGTGGCTACCTTGTCTACCGCGTAATCTCGGCTGTCGATGTTCATTCTCGCCAGCTTTTTGAGTGCTTCCTTGATATCGGGAACGTCATCGTCGCGGATCGCCTTTTCAGCTCTGGCATCCTTGATCAGCTCGACCCATTCAGGGATAGACTCGGGCAGCCTCGCGTAGCGTCTATGAAAGTGCTGCGCGATATGCACCAGCGCCGCTTCTGCGTGATTTTCAAAGAAGGTCGGGAACACCAGACCATCCGTGCGACGGAAGAATGTCTCGTCACGGATGGTCAGTGCAGCGACCTTACTCTGAAAACCGGCGTCGAAGTCGAACGCCGATTCATCTTCTGCTCGCTCTGGAACCGGCTTGAGTCTTTCAGCGGCCTGGAAGATGCTTTCAATTTCATCGTCCTCGTCCGCATCTGGGGCGACCTCAGTCATCCCCATCATCTGTCGTGCCATATCCGCAATGAGGTCGTTGCGGATTTCCTCTTGAGCAGCTTCGGTCATATCAGGCGCTCGCCCCGCTAAAGCTCTGGATTGAGTGCTTGAACATGGTGGTAGGAGAAGTCTTTTCGCTTTCCTGTACGGTGATCGTGAAGCGATCAAACTGCGTGATCCGACCTTCGACCCGGGTGCCGTTGATCAGATCGAAGACGCAGCGAGCCGACTTCTTGATCAGGGTTTTCAGGATGATTTCGTGGCCGTTGATTTCATCCATCTTGCGAGTGTTTTGGTGCTGACGCTTCTGCTGCGATTCGTGGTGCTGCTGTTGCGCCTGACGCTCGCTGAAAATGGCCGGCTTGTCGCGATTCAGTGTGAGTACCTTGTTGTGATGCATTTCCAACTCCAGTGTCTTTGTTTGATATACGTTAATCTTACAACTAACTAGACGGTTAGTGAATCAGTCTCGCAAAGCTGCCGCCTGGCTAAGCAGTGAAGCGCCGGACTTTGGGAATATCGTCATCACCAAGCGCTCGTCGATCTGCTTCTTATCAAGCACACACGCGAGCACGGCGGCGGGAAAACTCGATTCCCGAATCTTGTCGCTCAGGTAGTTCAGGTAGGCATTTTGAGCCGACCCACCGCTGTAGTTCTCGCTCAGGTAAGCCGGGTGCGTCGCGTAGACGTTCTGGTTGGCGCATCGATCGTTCCACCTGGAGCCGATGAACTGCACCATAGAAACGGCGTAGTCTGTCGTGCGCAGGTGTTCCGGCACGTTCATGCTGTAGGTTTGAACGGGTGTCGGCAGGTTGTCCCACCGAGCAACGTCCGCAAACAGCATCGCGTACTCGCAGTAGAAGTCGTAAGGGATGCCAAGACGGTCAGCCATCTGACGACCTTTCCAGAAGCCTGTGATCGACTGTCTGGTCAAGTCAAACACGGACTCGGCCTTGATACCCTTCATGTTGCGTCCAACCCAGATATCGGTGCGGCGTTCGACGGCGTGCTTCTTTGCCTGGGCGTAACAGTGAGCGAAAAGCTGGGTGGCTTGCGTTGGATGAAGGAAGCGGTAGTCCCAGTGCTTTGTCTGAAACAGGTCAGCTTCCTCAGCCAGCAGATTCACCGGGACGTGAGAGATCGCGAGCGCGTCGCACTGAGTAATCGACCAATCAATACCGGGGAAGTCCAGAATGTCTGCCATGATTATCACTAACTGTTTAGTGAATAGATCATAGCGAGCTGCATGAGTGGGTTCAAGTAAAACAACAAGTTACCGGGCTGGAGAATCCGCTTTCCCAAAGCCAAGCTACGATAGATTTATATTACTCAAAAACAAAACAAGTATTTACTATGCAGGGGAGCAGGCTGTTCCCAACCCACTCCCCTACTCTTCACTTCCGGTAAGCCATCAAGACTTCACGAACGACCGGATCACGAGTGATATCCTCGTCGGTGAACTCCACCCGGCCAAACTGCTTGGACTTGTCGAATCGGCGCAGCGCATCCACCAAGCCGCTCTCGCCGTTCAGATCGTGCTGATCCGGGTCGCCGTTGACGACTACGCGGGTGCCTTCGCCAATCCGAGTCAGGAACATCTTCATTTGGCCTGTGGTGGTGTTCTGCGCTTCGTCCAGAATTACGAAGGCGTTACGGAAGGTCACGCCACGCATCATCATCAGCGGTCGCGCGACGATCTTGCCGAACTTGAGATAGGTGGCGACCTTCTTCGGCCCCAGCTTACCTTCCAACACATCCAGGAACGGCTCCAGCCAGGGCTGATACTTCTCGTACTCGTCGCCCGGGAGAAAGCCCATTTCTTCGTCACAACCAACCATAGGGCGAGCAATAACGATGCGCTCGATGGCGCCGGCTTCCAGCAGTTCAGCTGCGTAGGATGTTGCAACAAAAGTCTTGCCTGTGCCGGCCGGCCCGTTCACGAAGACAATGCGCTTCGTGTTCATCTGGCTGATCATCTGGCCCTGAGTCTGGCCCCGAGCCTCCAGCTTGCCGAACCGAATCTTGTTCATTTCTCGCTCGACATGAGCCTCGAAATCGTTGTGAGCCGCAGACTGAGCCTCGAAATCGTTGGAACGTCTGCTGTTGCGCCGTTGACTCTTGCTTGCCTTGCCTTGCTTACCCTTCATAAAACCTCGCTTACTCACCCGGCGCACGGTGAAAGTACACGCCACCTACTACTGCCTGATCCGTCACCTGAACGTATTCCATGTTTACGGACTTCGTTTCGGTGTTGACGTGACAGACGTTGAAACCCATCGACCAGAACTCGCCTTCGGTGTACGAAGCGCGCAGACGGTGGCCGCAACCAAGCTGCATCCAGGGGTAGGAGCCGCGGAGCGCATGCTTGCAGTGATCGACCTTCCAAGAGTGGTGATGCCCGTTCCAGCCAGGCAGACCCCACGACTTTGCATGCGGGTGGTGATGCACCAGAACCGCCTCGTCGTAGATCACATAGGACTTGAGAACTTCTTTGGCTTGATCCTGCTTTGACCAGGCAGCGAGGTCGGCCCGGGCGATGTAGTTGACCTCGAACTGATCCAGGCCCAGCAGCTTCGGTACAGTCAGGCCCAGCAGATCACCCAGAATGGCTTTCATGGCCGGCGTTGCATCAGCCAAGTGTCGCAGCAGGCGGAACTCGTGGTTGCCTTCAACGAAGTCGATCTGAGCGTTGGGGCAGGCTTCTCGCAGCGGACGCAGAATGTGGTCGTGAACGAAGCGGATTCGGCCTACCACGTCCCACTCTCGCGGATCGATGGTGTACTTGCCGAACTCTGGCAGGTCGAAGATATCTCCACCCAGGTTGATCACGTCCGGCTGGATCATGCGGCAGCTCTCGATCAGCACTCGCAGGTAGAACCGATCGATCTCCTCGTCGTGAAGATCGGAACAGCCTACGATAACCTTCATCTTCTTGCCGGAATCTCGAATGTACCGGGTGTCCAGCTCGCGACGGTCGTTGAACGATCGGTAGTGATCCGCTGATACATGCTTGGCTAACTGACGCTCAATCGCATGTTGGTTGCGATTCATTTCCAAGCCAGCTTGGCGCCTGAACTCAAGAAAGGTGCCGAAGTGACGATTCCAGGTCGAGTCTGACAAACCAGTCTCGTCGCGGAACCGCTGACGGGTGATCTGCTTGCTGGGATCGGCATGCCAGATGGCCTGCATTTTTGAAATAAGCTCTTGCGGTGTCATATCCGCATACTGGTTCTGCATCTCCGGCAGCGTCGAACGCTCTTGCGGAGCCAGTGTGCGATCAATCAAAGCGGGCAGTTTCTCTCCGGCTGACAGTCGCTTGCGGTGAAGTGATGCGCGGTTTTTGATCGTCTGATACGCCAAGCCGGTGTGAACAGCCAGGTCGTTCAGGGTTGGAAAGGTCGCGCTGTTATTCCACAGCGACGCAAACTGCTGGTCAGTGAGTGCCATTCAGAAGCTCTACCAGTTTGTTGTGCTCGATCATCAAGGCGTTGTAGCGCTCAATTACATCGAGGTTGTGGTCGTTGAAGTCTGTTGCGGAATAACCGGAAGGGGTTCGGCCTTCTTCAACAGTTGAGGGGGAATCTGAGGACAGCTCGGGGCGACGTGCGGCGTTGAACATGCTGATAACGCCAGTGCTAGGCCCGCAATACAAATCTTTGTCAGGCTCGACATAGACTTTTACCTGCTCGCGGATGGTTTGAATTTTCGTCGAGGATTCATTTAGCTGCTTGGCGAGGTCTTCTTGAGCGAAGATGGCGGCCTTGAGTTGCAGTTCAACCTGAAACTGCTTTTCTACGGCCGCCTGCAGCCTCTCGACTTCGTACTTGTCCTTAGCGCCCTGGAAGCCCAGGTAAAACGCTCCACCCAAGGCTGCGATCAGTCCTGCGGACTTGAGTAGAAGAAGGACTTTTTCAATCATCAGTTAGGCCACTTCTCAGCGGCCGGCGCTGGACTGTCTCTGTTCAAAGCGCTGTCAAACGCATAACCAATGGTGAAAACCGTAATCAACCCTTGAATGCTGTCTGGTATCTGCCCAGCGACGAACATGGTTATAACGGTGCCGAGCACCGCGAGGGTGGCTTGCGCCGTGTTTCGCCAGGTTCCATTGGCAAACAGATACTCGGTCAAGGTGTTGTGAGTCTCGCCGCGTAACCACTTCTTGACGTAGTGACAAGTCATGCCCAGCAAGGCGAAGAAGACGGTGATCGCGAGATTTACCCAGTTCAGTGATTGCAGCGCTTCCATATCAACCTCTATGCATTGACGTAAACGGTCTTGCCGTTTTGCTTGATTGCTTTCAAGAACTGCTTGCGCAGACCTTTGCTCCCTGGCAGGCCGATGTGAACCCACCGACCAAACTCATGAATTACTTGGTCAACGGGCAGGTCAGTCATCCGTTCTTTGATAAAGGCAAAGAGGTCGTCCACAGAAACGCCGGAGGCGTTGATATCCGCAGCGAGACCGCTCATGTGAACCGACGTACTGGAGCCGCCAACCTTGCGGTTCAGGGCTGGCGATCGGTAGCCGGAGCTGATGTTGATCGAGACCTTTCGTCCGTAGTGTTCGCACAGCCGATCACGCAGGGTCTGCAGCCACTCTGCGAGCTTGCGAACATTAGGCATAAGGGTTTGAGGAACGCTGTTGCGCAGACCGTTTCTCTCGGCGGTTTCAGAGCGTTCAAATTCGGAAAGGGAGAAATTGGTGGTCAGTTTCACTGCCCGCCCTCCATCGCTTGAGCAGTGACCTGGCGATCCACTGGTGACTTTTGAACAATTGCCGGCAGCTGAGCGCCAGAGCCGAGCCAACCAACGAAGCCGATTGTTGCGAGCGCCTTGATGATGTTCGACCAGACGGTGCGGTTTACCGTCCGGTAGGTGCTGACAATCTCGTTGAGCTGGCGGTGCTGTTGGACATGATCATCGCGACTCATGCCCAGGTTTTCCCGGATAGAAAGATCAATTCGCTCCCGCAGCCGCATCTCCATTTTCTGCATGTTGCTATTCAGCTCTGCAGAAATTTTGCTCGCCATCAGCTCAGCCGATGACTCGGAGATTTGGCGCATTTCGGATCGAAGAGCTTCGGTTTGCATGCCGACGGCTCGCGACGCTGCTGCTTCGGCAATGACTTGCATCACTTGGATGTCCCTCTCATTCAAGGGTGTAGCGGTCATAGCTCTTCGGCACTCTCTTGCGAAGTTGGCTTAATAGGGCTTTATTTTATCATTAACTAACCAGTTAGTGATATTGCCTAGCGAGAATTTCCCCTGATTCGATTGATCTGCTTCGACGGGTTCAAAATTGATACGCAGGGACGCGAGATATCGCGCTGGTGCAACGCTCGCTTGTTTTCGCTACCCGAATCAATGTGAAAGCGAAAAGAGCAGCAGCGAGCGTTTAAGCGGCTGGCTTAGACGTAGCCGTTCACCGTCCAATCAACGATTCGCTCAGCGATGGCGGCGGGGTTTCTCACCGCCTGGTTCAAGAAAACCCTCAGCTGGTCTCCGTCCCCGAATGTACTCAGCTGCACCTTGACGATCTGGTGTTTTGCGAAAAACTCGATCCGGCGCTTGAACGTGTAGTCTACATCGCCCAGAGGGAATGACCCGACGAAGGCGGTGCCCATCTTGTCATTGATGCCATGCTTCATCAGAACTCGGGTGAAGTTCTCGTAACTGCAATCCTGACGGTAACGACCATCTTCTCCGAGCGACCCTATTGCGTACTGCGTGTAGTGACCAACACTGTCAAAATAGCCTTCCGGGACTCTCGCTGTGATGACGGACGGATTGTTTACCGTTCGACCAACCGCTGTCGCGAGCAGTTCTTGAACCTTCATTCCGACATGCTTTGCTCTTGCTTGAACCAAACCTTTGGGCAGGTCGAAACTGATTTCTCGCGCAAGCCCCTGGATGCCGTTAAACGGTTTCAGGTTCGACAAGTCCATCGGACCGGCCGGTCTGATTCTCGGGTAGGGCGTGTTCGTCTTGAAAGTTGGCGTCTTGCCGTGCTTTAGCAAATCCATTACCGCGTGGCGAATCTGAATCATCGACCAACCATCGATCAGATCGTGTCGAGTGAAAAGCTCAAACCCATCCTCAGCCTGCACCGCTTTTACGCAGGTAGGGGCGGAAACGTGCTGCTCTGCCCTGCCCTGACCTGTATGTACGCGGTCAGCCAGGACGATCTCCCCGTTTTCGATCCTTCCGCGCATCAGAGGGGCGTGATGACTGACCTCTTGGACTGCATCGACGAACTCTGCCCAGCTCACCGGAAACTTGAAGTTCAAACTGGTGCCGAACGTCATGTCGGCGCCTTTGACTGAAAACGCCTTTTGTATCGGGTGTAACTTCATCGCTTGATTAGCCTTACGAACCAGGAAGCCGGGTCGAACTCCCACCACTGATGCGCGAAGTTCCAGCCATTCGGCTTTTTATGGTGATTGTTGTGATAACCCTCGCCACCGAAAAGAACGCCAAGCAGCCAGACGTTGCGCGATTTGTCGCCAACATCGTAGGTCTGATAGCCGAATTTAGGGTTGTGAGGAATGATGACCAGAATGTACTTGCGCAACAGCTGCATCACAGAGACTGGGATTGCCCACAGGTAGATCAGCGCCTCTGGCGATATCGCCAGCAGAGTTAGCGCAGTCAGAATTGGGTAGGCGATATACAGCTCATGCACCCGCTTCATAGTTGGCGTGAGAAAGAACCGCTTCTTGGCGCTGACAGTCAGCTTAACGCCAGCCAATTTTGTCGCTGGAAACACCACGTCTTTGTAATGGGTGTGCGGGTCTTGATCGGTGTCAGAGTGAAGGTGATGCTGCAGGTGAATGGCTGCGAACGCCCCTGGATGACCAGACAACGAAGCGCAGCCTGCAAACAGCATGACTTCTTCCCAGAACCGATTGGTCTGGAAGGACTTATGGCAGAAGTAGCGATGCCAGCCTACTGTCAGGCCGACGATCCAGTAGAACTGGAAGGCGAGGAACCCACCGACGATCCATCCGATGCTCGGCGGGAACAAGAACGCCCCCACCAAGCCGACCAGTGCTGCCGTTTGAATCATCCGCGAGTTGCGAAAGTGAGACGCTTCAAATGGCTTCTTCATTGGCGAATCGCCCGGATGAACCACCACGTCGGGTCGATCTCCCACCAACGCTCACCCATCTTGGCTCTGAACGGGTAGGCATGATGGTTGTTATGCCACCCTTCCCCGCCCGAGATCAGCGAAGCGAACCACCAGTTGTTACTCGTATCCGGGATTTCATGGTTGCGATAGCCAAGTTTTCGCAGATGCCCCGTCCACAAGATGAACCGCAAAGTGATCTGGCTTAGTCCCGCGGGGACTAAGTAGAACCAGAAAAGCGCTGCAAGCGGGTTAATTGCAAAAAGAACGCCGATTGAAACTACAACAACCGCGTGCGCAATCACGAAGCCCCAGTACCAACGCAGCGTGATTCGGTGCAGAGAGTCTTTGGTCGCAACACGCAGGAACTTGGCCGTTACCCTGGTCGTATGATCAATCGCAGAGCCACCCCCGATAGCGAATCGGGCGTAAGGGTCGTCTGGCTTATCTGATCGCAGGTGGTGTCGAACATGCGCCTCTGCCCAGATGCAAGGAGGTCCAACTAGGCTGACCATGCACAAGTGCGCCATCACCCATTGCCAGAATCGATTGCACTTGAATGCACCGTGCGAGAAGTAACGGTGGGCGCCGGCGCTGATTCCGACGATGTTGAACACCTGCCAGATCACAAGGGCGTGAATCCAGTAGGCGCCTGCCCAGTACAGATGTGGGGCAAAAAACATGAGACTTACCCCGATCAAGGCGCAGGCCATGACCAGGGAGTTAGCCGCGACCATCGTCGGGTTGGTTGCTTTCAGTAGGGCCATTGTTAGCTCCAGTAGGCGTCACTGAGGATCGGGATAGTCTTATACTTGGCTTCTGGCACGTTCTCGTCTCGTACCGCGCTGATAAATTCTTCTGGCGTCACCTGGTAGACGTACATCAGAAAAGCGTCGCCAGTGCCGTTATTGGTGAACGTGTAGTCTTTGGCTTGGCCTAACTTCAAATACTTGAACAAGTCGAAGGTGTTCTCATCGACCGTCACCTGGCCCTCCAGCACAAACACGTTTCGCTCCAGCGCGCGGTTCGGTATGGTCACAGACTGGCCCGGGGCAAGCGGGAAGTTCTGCTGCAGATAGATGCCCGAAGCTGGGTCGCGCAGAGTTACGCACCAGAATTCGTTGTACTCATCCAGGCCAGTGAAGCTGGCCCCACCCTGAGTGGCCCATCGGCCGGCGACCATTTCGTCTCCACGATATCGGTCAAACGGAGTGCTGTTGCGCGGTTTGACCGTGAAGCTGCCTCGAACGAAAGCGTTCGCTCGATAGGTGTTTACCCCAAGAGTTTCTTCTGGAGCCGGCAGCCTGCAGACCTCGGGCAGCGTCGCGTCAACGATGACGTACTGGTTCTGCCCGAGAGTCAGACGAGAGATAACGAACTTGTTAGCCGCAAGTTTTACCGTCCAGGGGTTTGTGATGTGTTCACGCATTACTCAAGCTCCACTACAATGTTTGCCCCAGAAACGAGAAGGCTGTAGATTCCACTAACCGTTGTTGTTGAAACGCTGTAAAAGTGAGATTTTGACGGAGTAAAAGCGGCAGCCGACCAAGCCCCTAAAGTATGTTGAACTCCGTTTATTCTCACCTTTGTGTACGGAGGATCGCCGTTTTCGTAAACGTAAGCCAGGACGATAGTCAGCTCGTTTACTGAGTTTGAACGACCTCTGAACTGTTCAATCGTGTGCCCGTCTTTTGCCACTTTGTTGTCTATAGAACCTATGTTTATGGTTCTCTCCCAAGGCGCAACGTCGCCCCTTGTGTATCCGCGCCAAATCGGATTACTACCGCCTTGACCAGAAACGATGTTATGAACAACGCCAGATGATTTACCTCGCAACGCAGCGAGAGAGATTGGCCCGGAAGCTATCCCGGCCAAAGATCGGACCATCGGGTCGTTGAGCGAAATAGCGCCTGTCACGCCAAGCTCGATGCGAACATCGTTGAGCGAAATAGCGCCTGTTGGGGTGGCCATTAAATTACCTCCCCTTCGACAACCGCTATCGCCGCGCTTTGATTAAGGGCGCCATTCAGGCGGGCGTGAGCGAAGCCTGCGAGGAACGCTTTGGCCAGGTCTGGAAACTCAGCTATGTTCTCCGGCAGATCGCACTTCAGCGTGGTGATCTGGTCTTCACCGAACGTCACAACAAACCGACCGTCCTCCAGGACGGTCAGCACTTCTTTAATCAGAGCCATTAAGCAATACCTCGATTTTCCAGAGCCTCGACCTTGCTCGACAGCTCCTTGACAGCCTCAACCAAAAGCCCGACCAAGTTGCCGTAAGCAACACTCAAGTAACCCTCTTTCTCGTCTCCGGTAACCGCCTCCGGGATTGCGGCTTTAACTTCCTGAGCGATCAAGCCCGTTTGGCGAGCGCCAGATTTGATACGAGTAAACTTCACGCCGCGCATCTTCTTAACTGTCGCCAGCGCATTCTCAATAACCTCGATATCGGTCTTGAGGCGTCTGTCGGATGTAATGCCAACGTCATCCTGTGCGTATAGCGCTCCACCAACGCCTACCCCGCCTGCAATCTTCAAAGCGCCGGTAGTCGGGCTTGTGGATGCAGTCGTGCTGGAAACAATCAGGTCGCCAGAAACCGTGCCGCCGGCCAGAGGTAGGTAATCGTGAGCGTGAGATTCGGCGGCAGCCCCGATCTCGGCGAGGGTCCAGGAGACGTTGCTGGTGCCATTGAACGATTTGCCAGTGGAACCAATAGTCAGGGTACGGGCATTCGCCAAAGCAGTAGCTGAACCGGCATTGCCTGTGGTGTCCTGATTGAACGTGGGCCAGGTTTGCCCGGCGGCAAAAGTAATTGCGCCAGTCATAGTTCCACCTGCCAACGGCAGCTTGGTTGCATCCTCCACCGTAATGTTCGCACTGCCGTCAAAGCCCACGCCGTTAATGGTGCGGGCAGTGGCCAGCTTGGTCGCTGTCGCTGCGTTTCCTGTGGTGTCCTGATTGAATGTCGGCCAGGTCTGTCCAGCGGCAAAAGTAATTGCACCAGTCATGGTGCCACCGGCCAGGGGCAGCTTGGTTGCATCTGCTACGGTAATGTTCGCTGTACCGTTAAAGCTCACACCATTGATGGTACGGGCCGTCTGCAACCGAGTTGCTGTAGCTGCGTTTCCAGTAGTGCTCTGATTGAACGTGGGCCAGGTTTGCCCGGCTGCAAAAGTAATTGCGCCGGTCATGGTGCCACCAGCGAGGGGTAGTGCCCCCACGTCTGCAGCAGTAAACGTAATGTTGGCATTGGTGCCAGTGGAGGAGGCAATGGTGCGGGTGTTACCAGTACCAGTGACACTGAGGTTCGTTGCTACGTTTACCTGCGCACCCGCCTGGATACCGTCCAGTTTGGTCTTCTCAGCTGAACCAGCCCACCACGCGGCAATCGCCTGACGGACTCGCTGAGCCGTCCACTTACGGGACGTAGTGGCAGTGCCCGCCTCGGCTTCGGCCTGAGTAACCTCAGAGGCAGTCCACTCCCGAGCATCAGTGAAGCGGGCGTCAGTGAGAAGCGCCCGCTCGTCGAGTGAGTCCTCCACGTTCTTGCCTGCTACCGTCAGGCTTCTGGTTACCGTCAGGTCACCGTAAACTCGGGTCGATCCAAGATCAGCCATTAGACCGCCTCCCCTTGTTCAGCGATAGGGTCTTCCACGATAACCTCTTCAGGCTCGGGGTTATCCCGTTTTTCAGCCGCTTGCAGGTAGGCAGAGAAGATAGCTGCGTACAGAGCGCCAAAAGTCACTTGCTGTCCCAGTGGCTCCCGGGTGATTGGGTCGATCACGTCAATGACCTCGCCCATATCCTTCTGGTCAAGGGTCAGCTCAAGGATGCCTTCGTCCTGTGCCAAATGGCTCTCGCCGAGCACCACGACTTTTTCTTCAACGAACTTGACCCGGATGGCATCGCTCAGAGGGTGCTCGATGACGATGCGCTTGGCACGGACCCAAGACTCTCCTGCTACCTCAGTTTGGCGGTAGTTGTTACTCATGCTATTACCTCTTTGAATTGGCCTTGGATGAAGGTCCGACCTTCACTAATTGAGACCTTGTTCGGGCCTGTACGCTGATACTCGATGGCGATTTCCTCGGGGGTGAGGGCGCGGTTGAAGATTTTGAGGTTGGCCATATCCCCGAAAAAGGGGGAAGCTCCCCCAGCGTAACGTCCGCCAATAGTCATGTGGGGGTAAGTGGGGCTACCCACTTGTAACCCGCCGGATTCTAGGGATAGGTACGCTTCTGTACCGTCTATATAAACCCGCCGACTGGATGAAGCATGTACATACGCGACCATGTGCCAAGTCCCAGTCTGCAAAGTACGGCTGGTAACTGTTCGCCAGGCCCAGGGCGCAGATGCGTACTTAACCATTGAGGTAAGCCCGCTGTTGTTGATGGCTATCTCAAAAGTGTTCTCGATAGTCAGCAAGTTCTGATCTGAGGAGGAACTGGCCGGCAAGGGTTTTACCCAAAACGTAAATGTAGCCTCGGGAAACTGCCATGTACCTCCGCTTAGCGGAGCAGAGGTTACCCGGATGAATTGCCCATCCCCACTAAAACCAAACGCACCCTTACCATCAAACCCACCAGCAACCGGCACAGCTCCATTCGCTACGCCGTGGTGCCCATTACCGGAGTAGTCATCCGCATTGGCAGTCAACGGGTAGTAAGCCACCAAACCATCTGTGATGCCGACTTCGGAGTATGCCCCCGAAGCCACTGTAGAAATAACTTGCCCAGGCATGGCCCCTGCTTTAGCTCTGAATAACGCCTCATTGCGAGAGTCGAAACCAGCCAACAACTCAGCAATAGAAGGCTCAGTGCCATCGCAAATATCCATGCGCGGGTAGCACCACTGCTGGCGTGTGTTCACGTCCGTGGAGTAGTACAGATAGCTCCTGTGTCTTGCAGCAGTCGTCCCCTCAGCGAACACGCAGTCGCCCCCTGTGTTACCAAGAACATTCGCTATCCGGCCTGCTGCAACTGTGTAAACTCCAGAGTCCGGATGCACTGCGCCCGCGCCGCTGCCTATGGGCCAAATATGCCCAACCACCAAAATCCACTCGGAATCAAGCCCGCCGCGGTAATCAAAGTACGGGTTTCCGTTAGTCGCCCCGTTTGACCGGTTTAGGACGGCTGGCGACCCATAACAGCCAAAGTAGAACGTACCATTCCCCGTGACCGTTCTCCGCACCCATGTTGAAAGGCGGTAAAACTTGGTTGGATCGACAGGAAACCAGTCACTATTCCACCCACCATCCGGCCCGCTCACTGCATCCGGTCTTGCCTCCCAGACGACAGTAGGCTTACCCCAAGGATCAGTGTCTATAACGCGGTAGTCCTCCCCCGCGCTACCAATTTTGCGAAACATACCAACATCACCAATCTGCCCGTCTTCCCATTGGGTGTAATCCAACAAGAGCGATTGCTTAATGCCTGTGTCGTTGATCATGGCAGCGTAAAAGTTGCCTTGGTCGTCAATGGACCCACGGCAGTGGTACAGGTTTTTTATATCGGCAGCTGAGAGTTCGCCGGCATAAAGCGATACTTCACCAACAACGCCAGCCCAATAGCCACCCGCCCAGTCCCCGATTCTGTTAATCGGGTTAACGGTAAGATCAAGGGATGTCGCTACAGTTGAAAGGAAGTTTCCGTCAACATAAAAACTTGCATTACCGTTGCCGTGTATCACCGTTACATAAAGATGAGCCTTGCCGTCATCAGGAGAGATATACCCTGATTCCCTGAAAGACCCATCAAAAAGACCAAATACATTTGACCCACTGCTGAATATCGCCGGGTGAATGTTCGCGCTACACCCTAAAACCGTTCTCCAGTTTGCAGCGGCTATCGCGTCATCACGCTTATACCAGAAGGCAAGCGTTGCTTTTGGTGCGGAGAACGGCTCAATATCCATCCGCTTGCCGGCAGAGCTGAACACGGCACAGTTGCGTCCATCTACGGTCGTAAAGCCAACATCGCCAACTGGAGTGCCTGAGATATACCGGGCCGCATCATAAAGGTCATTGTTGAATTTGTGGTTAACGGCCAAACCCTTCGCCAAATCCCTCACTTCATGCTCAGAGAGGGCGTGGTCGTAGACGCGAACGTCGTCAACAATGGCAGCCGGAATATAATACGCAGTATTATAACCAGTTGACCATTTAAACAGTTGCAGCTTGTCCGGTACGCACTTCATTGCGTAAGTAATTTCAAATTCTTTAATACCATCAACCCAAAGACTCAGGTTATTATTCGATGCGTCATAACGGACAATCAGGTGCGCCCACCTGTCCTTTATATTCGATGTTCCATAATAGGAATGGTATGTCCTACTTGTGCCGGTTCCGGTATTGCAGCTGATTCTATAGTCGGTTGCTGAAATATACCGGACAGTTATACCTGCTCCTGTATTTGTGGCATGGTTGTGATTTGTTACAAGCCCATTCGCGGACGCCATTGCATCAGTGACGTATGCCCAACATGCCATAGTGAAGCTTGACGAAAGGTAGATGTCTTCGATCGTTCCAAAATAGTCTGATCCTGTATTGAGTGCGAGTCTCTTATAAGCTCCACCCAGTTTACCAACTTCCGGCACCAACTGTCCGCTATTGTTAAAATAGGTTAGCTTAGGTCCAATAATATTTGTCAAATCTTCCAGCCTGTAATGTGCAATCAAAGCCATGTCATTACTCCTGGAACACAAAGTCTATGGACTTGGTGGTGGCGTTGTACTGAATAGACGCCTTTACGTCGCTCAGACCGGTGCCGCCCATCTTGAAAGCCCCCGAGTCTCGCACACGCACGTCTCCGGTAACGTCCAGCCGATGAGTAGGGCTGTCATTGCCGAAGCCTGTGTTGCCGCGCAGGGAAGCGTCTCCACCAACTTGCAGAGCGTTAGTGCCGTCATCGGTAGTACCTACCAGCACCTTGGCAGTCGAAACAAGCGAGGCGATTCCTGCCACGATAGCTTGACGGACCCGCTGCGCGGTCCACTTCCTGGAAGTAGTAGAGGTTCCAGCTTCCGCTTCGGCCTGCGTTACTACGCTAGCGGTCCATTCCCGCGCGTCGGTGAGGCGAGAATCTGTGTTGTCCACCTTCTCGGCGAGCGCAGTATCCAATCCTGTGACTGTGCTAATCGGCAGAGTGGGGATGCGGGCAGCGCTGATGGTGCCTGTCGCAATGTTGCTTGCGTTCAAGCCAGTCAAGGCCGCGCCATCACCCGAGAACTTGGGAGCGACCAGAACGCCGGTTGAGCCGGTAAAGGTTACGTTCGCGTGGCTGTAAAGCACGCCACTGGCGTTGATAACCATCGGGTACGTCCCACTGAAGGAAGTGCCGATACTGGCCAGCTTGGTGGCAGTTGCAGCGTTGCCTGTGGTGTCCTGGTTTAAGATGGGAATACGCGCAGCATCAATAGTGCCTGTTGTAATTTTGGACGCATCCAGGCTTGGGATATCAGAAGCAGCCAGCGCTGCGCCGCCGGTCACAATACCCTTGGCGTTGACAGTGACTTTCCCGTACTCACCCGCAGATACGCCAGACGCTGCCAGCGTAAGCACTCCTGAGGCGTTCCCTGAGCCGTCAAACGACGTAGACCAAGTGCCGTCCCCTGTCATCGAGATCGTGCGAGCTGTGGTCAACTTGGCGGCAGAGCCGGTGGTGTTCTGGTTCAGCGTTGGAATGCGCGCTGCTGCGAACGTGCCGGTGGTGATCTTGGAAGCGTCGAGACTTGGAATGTCGGCAGCGACGAGAGCCGCCCCTCCCGTTACGACACCCTTGCTGTTTACTGTGACCTTGGCGTAGGTGCCTGCAGTGACGCCTGAGTTTGCCAATGTCAGAGCAAAGGAAGCGTTTGCGGAGCCGTCAACAACGGCCGATCCTGTCGCATCGCCGGTAAAGCTGAGAGTTCTAGGGGTGCCCCAGCTAACTGTAGTGATGCCGAAAGAGCCGTCAAAGCTCCTACCATTGATCGTAACCGGCGTTGCCAGGCGACTTGCGGTCGCCGCATTGCCGTCAGTGTCGATATTGGAGGTTGCGTTTGGGATGAAACTGGTGAGGCCGGAGAAGCCACTGAGGTCTGTCACAAGCTCAGTTGTCCAACCCTTCGTGTAAGCCGTAGAGACACCGGAAAACGTCAGCAGCGCCCTTGAGATCGCGACTTGAGGGTAGTTCCAAACAGTCGTTTCGTCGCCCAGGACAATACAGTTTTTCCCGTTTGCATCGATGCCAAGACGAACCTTAATGTCCATCGAGCCAAACGCAACCTTGGTTGGGGTGAGCCAGCCAGAGCCGTAGCGGTAGCCGGCCACCAGAATCTTCTCAACCTTGGCCGGGTTGTAGTTGTAGGCGTCGATTTCAAACTGGTGCATTACCGCGGTGTTCGCACTAGGAGCGCTGAAAACGATGGCGCCAGTGACGTTGCTGTCAGCCTTGAAAAGAGCAACGCCATGTACGTTGAAGTCGAGAACTGATGGCGAGCCTGGGCTTGCGCCAGACCGGAGGGTGTCGCCGTTTTCCAGAGCAACCGGAACGGTTATCTCGCCGCCAGTAATTTTCGAGGCGTCCAGGTTCGGAATATCGGACTCAGACAGAGCGAGTCCACCAATCACGATACCTTTCGCGTCAACCTGAACCTTCGCGTACTGACCTGCAGTCACGCCCGAATTCTTCAACGTAAAGGCAATTGCGGCGTTAGCGGTGCCGTTGAAACTCGCGGAACCTGTGCCGTCGCCAGTGATCGAGATCGTTCTGGATGTAGCCAGCTTTGTCGCTGCAGCAGCTGTGCCGGTTGTCGAGACGGCCCCAACGTCAGCAGCCGTCAGCGTAATCGCGCCCCCAGACTTGCCGTTGACGCTGGTGATCGACTCGGTGTTGTCGATCTTGTAGAACTCGGTCAAGTTCTTGGAGTACATCAGCGTGTCGCCGACCGCGTAGTCGATACCGGATACAGTGCCGCCTACAGTAACCTTCCAGAAACCACTTGCAGATGGCACAGGCGGGTACGCGCCACCCGAGAGATCAACGCCGCCGTACTCAACCAGGCCACCAACCACGCTCGCTGCTGCCTGCATTACCTCTGCATGCGCGTCTTCAATTTCGGAGTGCATGGTGGTGACTTGCGAGTGCATGGTGGTGACTTGCGAGTGCTTAGTGTCAACTGACGCTTTCGAGCTGGCTGCGGAGGACGCCGAGCTGGCTGCTTCGCCAGCTTTGGTTGTAGCGGTAGAAGCCGAGCTGGACGCGGAGGACGCGGAACTCGCAGCGGCTGACGCCGAGCTGGCTGCTTCACTCGCTTTGGTCGAGGCGGTGGCGGCTGACGCAGCTGCTTCACTCGCTTTGGTCGTTACCAGTGACTCGGAACCTGCCGCTGCCGACGCGCTTGCAGCCGCTTTCAAGGCATGATGCTTGGCGGAATACTTGCCCGTCTCAACTGCAGTGTTTTCCGGGTTGTCAGCCCACTTGCTCGCTTTCAGCTCTGACGCTGAGGCGTTGGTTGCGGAAGTAGACGCCTCACTTGCTTTGGTTGTTGCCGTAGCGGCAGAAGTGGACGCCTCACTTGCTTTGGTTGTTGCTGTAGCGGCAGAAGTGGACGCCTCACTTGCTTTGGTTGTTGCCGTCGTGCGCGCCGTCTCAGCGGCAGTCTTGGCGGTCTCAGCGGCAGTCTTGGCGGTCTCAGCGGCAGTCTTGGCGGTCTCAGCGGCGGTCTTAGCGGCCTGAGTGGACTCTTCCAGGGAAATGACATTGGTGTGCCGAGTTACAACGTCGGCTTGCTTCGACGTTACATCGACCTGAATTGACGCCACATCAGCTTGCGACGCTGCCACCAGGCTCTGCTTTTCTGCCACATCAGCTTGCGACGCTGCCGCCTTGATTGCGTGGTGCTTGGCGGAATACTTGCCCGCCTCAACTGCAGTGTTTTCCGGGTTGTCAGCCCACTTCTGAGCTTTCGCGGACGATGCGCTCGCTTCACTCGCTTTGGTTGTGGCAGTAGTCGCGGACGCGGCGGCGTTGGTAGCCGACGTTGCGGCATTGGTAGCGCTGGTTGCTGCGGCGCTTTCACTCGACGCGGCGCTGGTTGCAGACGATTCCGCGCTGGTCTTAGCAGCCTGGGCTGCTGACTCCAGGGAAACGACATTGCTTTGACGACTTGTCACATCGGCCAAGGCTGCGTCGGCGGCAACCCGGGAGGTTTCTGCGGCCAACGCATGATGCTTAGCTGAATATTTGCCAGTAGTTACGACGCCGGTAGTCTTCTCGGCCCAATCGCCAGCTAGGTTTGCTTTAGTGGTCGCAGTAGCAGCGCTAGTTGCGGCAGAGTTTTTGGCCGCTTCCGCCGCCGTCTTGGCCGCTTCCGCCGCCGTCTTATAACCCAGAATCTGATCGGCCCATACCTGCTGATCCCCCAGCGCATCCCATTGGGCTTGGGCTTGTGCTTGAAGAGACTCGGTATTCGCTCGCAGCTCGTCTGTCAGGCTGATCAGGTGATCCGGGCTGTAGATCAGCGTGGTGACGCCGTAGCGATCAGTCAGCGGGAACTTGCCATCGCTCGCCTCACCGCCGTTGCGAGGGCCATTGATCCACTGGACAAACTCGTCCAGGGACCGTTGACGGTCGGTCATGAACTCGTCGATTTGGAGCATGAGTTCAAAGTTGCTGGCGTTGGTCAGGTTACGGATAACCGCAAACGCCACGTTCGTCAGGGAAGTGCCTGTGTACACCTCTCCGATGGTGAGCTGAGTGTCCGAGTCTACCCGTGCAATCTCAAAGAGTCGGCCGTTGACCAGAAGGATGTTACCTACTCGGACTTCGGTCTTAAAAAGAGTGCCGACGCCGGTAACTACGGCGCTGTTGTTAGCGAGACTGATTGTCCCGACTCGATACCATGACATTGCACGACCCCGAAAAATGACCAGGCATTATTATAACTAACTAACGGGTTAGTGAGCCACAATGCCTAGCCATTTTTCGATCAGCTTAAATCGCTTTTGGCCAAGCTGCGCTTTCGAGATCGCGAAGGGTTACTGTGTCTTTTTCCTTCAATTGTCTTGCAACAAGGAAGGCTTGCGATATTACTTTCCCAGCCTCAACCGCGGCCGCATTGATAAGCTCCTCAAACTCTGCGTTCGAGAATGTGCGCTCAGAGTTATCTGCCATTCTCCAGGTTACAGAATCGCCGGAGGACAGAGCGAGTCGCATCCGGCGTTCGCTTTCGGCGTCGAACTGAACCGCTAAGATACCCACCTTCACGACGCTCTCGACCTTCTGACGGTAGCTATCGATATCGGCTTTAGAGACGATTACGCTTTGTTTGGGATCATGCACCAGCTTCATTGAACACCTCGACTTTGATTCGACAGGGCTTGTAGTGACCGTTAAACATCATCAGCTCAGTGACTCCTGGCTCCAGCGAAGACCAAGAAAGCTCGCCATCGTCGATCACGCAAATGCCGTTCGGGTGGTGCAGCTCGGTTCCTTCGGGAATGCCCGAGACGATCAATTCTTCACCTGGCTTCAATCGGTACACGCCTGATGGTGCGATCTCCGGTCTCGGCTTGACCTCTCCGTCAATGATCAGGCAGTTCATAGCTGAAATCTCGCCTTCGATTGCAGCCTCCCCCTCCCCTACGTTTATCTCCAGGACGCGCTGATCGTCGGACGTGACAGTCATGCGGATAACGCCTGTCATCAAGTCGTAAATACTGTAGGTCTTCATCTCAACCTCTCTGAAATCAATGCCTTCATCTCGTAGTCATACGGATACGTTGTTGGGCTGTCCGGGGCCAAGTATTTGACCGGCTCCACGGCGCAGTGCTGTCTGTTGGCGAACCAGCCGGCGGTGTTGGTGAATACGGTATATGTGACTTGATATGTGACCGCACTCGTTCCGGGGTTCATATCCAGGATTCGCATCATGAATGGGATCGTGTGACCGTAATGCTCCATATCCGAGTCTTGATCGACGTACTCCGACATGCCTGTGATGGTGATCGTTTCAGAACCCAGAGAAACGCCATTTCTCGTTACCGAAAGAGGCAGGCCAACCAACGGGTTTACCTGGCCTTCCGCCCATGCCCGGAACGGTATCTGAATTTCCAAATACGAACCTGGGAAGAGTGGAGGTGGTACTTGAAACGAATGGACGTAAGTCTTTAGGGTTCCGCCGCTGATAGATTGTGTAGAGGTCGGGGTTGAGTTGATATCCACCCCCAAGAATGTGTCTCTGGACACCGCTCCATTGCGCACGTTGATGGTATCGACAACTTCAACAGCCTCAGCCGAAAAAACACCTGAGAAGGTGCCTCCAGCAGCGTCCATTCGACCCCTGAAAACTGCGTCAGAGTTAAACTCCGCCCACCCAGACGGTAGCGTCATGCTCCTGTCTCCCTGATATACCGAACAAGGATATAACCCGAATCAGACCAGCCAGTTGAATTGGCCATGAGGTCAATCGTGTGACTGCCAGCGTCAACATCAACAAGCGCGACAAGAGGTCTGAATTGAACCAGCCCGGTTACTCCAGATCGGATCGGGATGGTTACGCCGTCAAGACGAAGACCGTTGCACAGACTCCCGTATGCAACGATCTCGACCTTCTTCCAGGAATCCGGCATCACGAAATTAAAACTAAGTGCGGGCTGTCCCGAAGTAACGGATTTGCCAGAGTGAGCCGCCCTCTCTTGGAATGTGATCTGGTTTGTCTTGATGTTGATCGTGTCTACCGCGTCGATAGCTTCGACGGTGAAACGGCCTTTGAATACGCCCGTTGCGGCAACCAGGTCTCCTCTAAACATGACGGAACCAAACTCGACGAAACTCATTTTCGGATGTACTCCGCCAGCAGGGTCACGTTATTGAAGGTCGAAGAGAACGACCCTGGCGACTTCAAGCACTCGTAATCGACGTGAATCGCCACGGTGTACACGCCCGGGGTTTCAACCTCAAACAAGTAGTCTCTCGCCACTCTTGGGTGGGAGTTCACGATGTTGTTGAAAAGCGACCACATTACAAAAAACTCAACGTCCGAGGCGATCTGGTTTCCATTTGGGTCGAGCAGAACCAGAGCCAGTCTCTCCATCAATCTGGTGTTCCCAGCTGTATTTAGAACTCGATCCATGTGCGCTGAGCACCGAATCTTCCCTCCCGTTGCGTCAGAGACGTTTACCGCTACCGACGCGACGTAAGGGATGTTGTCTACGATGTACCTGTAGCCCGTGTTCGTCAGCGTCCCTGAGTTGACGTTCACATTTCTCGAAGCGACCGTCGCCAGAGACGTGATTGCTACCGCGCCTTTGACGAAGTTGATACCGCTAACCGCGTTGACGGCGCCGGCAGTCAATTTTCCAGAGAACGTCCCCTCCATCGCCTGAATCTCACCAGCGAACTTGGCGTTGTTGAACTCTGCTTGATAGGCGTCTGAAACCATCACCCCGTCGCCACGGTCGTACTCAAGGGTGATGGTTCCTACTTTTTTATGCACCACCCCGATACGCCGGCCACATAGTTGTCACTCTGGATATCACCAACCACCGCGTTACGCAGGACGACATTTCCGCTGTTGGCGTCCACAGTGAAAACCGGAACGACGGTTGTCGCGCCAGGCTTAATCACGTTGAATTTGTCAGCGACAATGTTGAACGCGCTGGTGGAGCCACTGCCTGTTGCTGGGGTGGATAGCAAGTCAAAACCGACGATATGCCCGTTGGTGTTGATCTTGACCGCGTACTGCGCTTTCAAACCGTCAATTGAGGTTGCCGCCTGAGTGATTGAGGTTTCTGCGTTGCCCACTCGGGTAGTCAGGGTGTTGACGGACGAAGTGATCGCGCTATCACCGTTGGCTCGGGCGGTTTGCTCGCTGGTAATTGCAGACTCTGCATCCTCGACTCTGCTCACCAAAGTGGACAGCTGATTGCTTAACGCAGTGTCGGCGTTTGCGCGCGTGGTTTGCTCAGTCGTGATGGCAGACTCTGCGCTGCCAACCCTGCTTGTTAGGGCGTTCAGCTGATTTGTCAGAGCGGTGTCAGCGTTGGCCCGGGTGGTTTGCTCAGTCGTGATGGCAGACTCTGCAGTGCCTACCCGAGTTGTCAGCGTGTTCAGCTGATTTGTCAGAGCGGTATCGGCATTCGCACGGGTGGTCGCCTCGGACGTGATCGCCGCGTCAGCGTCGTCAACCCGACTAACCAGTTCGGTAATGTCCGTCGCCATTGCCGCATCAGCGTTGGCCCGAGTAGTAGCTTCTGAGGTAATTGACGATTCTGCAGCGCCTACCCGAGTTGTCAGTGCGTTCAGCTGAGTTGTCAAAGCTGAGTCGGCATTCGCCCGAGTAGTAGCTTCTGAGGTAATTGAAGACTCTGCGGTGCCTACCCGAGTTGTCAGCGCACTAAGTTGGGTGCTCAAAGCTGAGTCAGCGTTGGCCCGAGTAGTAGCTTCTGAGGTAATTGACGACTCTGCGTCATCAACTCGGCTGGTCAGTGTATTCAGTTGGGTACTCAACGCTGAGTCGGCATTCGCTCGCGTAGTAGCTTCTGAGGTAATTGACGACTCTGCGTCATCAACTCGGCTGGTCAGTGTATTCAGTTGGCTAGTCAGAGCGCTGTCAGCGTCCGCCCGGGCCGACTGCTCCTGCAGAATGGCCGCCTCAACATCATCAGTGACCTTCGCTGAAAGCTGGTTGATTTGCGCTGTCAGCGCGCTATCAGCGTCTGCGCGGGCGATCTGCTCTTGAGCGATACTCGCTTCGATATCGTCAGTAACCTTTGCAGACAGAGCGTTGAGCTGGGTCGTCAAAGCACTGTCAGCGTCTGCGCGGGCGATCTGTTCTTGCGCGATCTGGGCTTGGATATCCTCACCAACCTGCGCTTGAAGAGCGCTGATCTGCTGGGCCAAGGCCGAGTCAGCAGTTGCGCGAACCTGCGCCTCGTCGTAAACGCTGGACTGAATTTCATCACCCACCCGGGCTTCCAGCTCAGTGATCAGAACTGCCGCAGCCTCGTCGGCGTCAACGAGCGTCCCGATCTGCTGATTGACGTATGCCTCAAGATTGTTGAACGCCTCTTTGCGCTCAAAAACCTCTGTCTTGGCAATGTCATTTGCGGTCTGAATGTCGGCAGTGAGGCGACTGACAACCTGAGAAACGGTCTCGACATTCTCGAAGGTGTCCTGCCACTCGTTCTCCAGGTTGGAGAACCGATCAAGCACGTCTTCACCAAGATCGGTCTCTTTAATCCCATCAGGGATCAGATCGATCAGCTCGATTGGATCAGGCTCAGCAGTCTTAACCGAGATACCGGCCGCGCTCGGGGCGAAATCAGACACCATGTCGTTAGACAGGATGTTCACTGCCCTAACCCAATAGGTGTACCAGGTATTCGCTTTAAGGCTGACGTGTGGATAGTGGTTGTTACCTGTGATCGCGAGAAGGCTTGCGACTGAGAAGTCCTGGCTCTGACCCTCGGCGCCCCATACCTCGTATCGATACAGGTTCTTGTTCGCAGCCCACTCGTCGATGTTGCCCCACTTGATCTCAATCAGATTGGCGCCGGCTTCTGCAGTAACGCTGGAAGGCGGTGCAGGCGCATTCGGAGCGCCGGAGGCGACGACATACTCATGAGTCGTGACAGACGCAAGCGACGGCTTGTTTCCTCGGATATCAACGGGGACGAGCTTGACCCTGATGGTCCCTTGAGGGACCGTCACGGAAAACGCGGAAGCGTTTGCTCCACGCAGCTCCCAGCTGGAGTCATCAATCGAAACGTGAACCTCGGAGTAAAGGTATTCGCCGCTCGTATGCTGCCAGGAGAAAGACACTTCCGATCGGTATACAGCGCCCTCAAGGTAACGTCGCTCGTTAAAGCCGTTGAACGCTACATTGCCTAAAACATTGTTAGAAATAGGTGGCGTCGGCTTGTAGCCGATAACAGCGTCGCTGTATGCCTCGTCGCTGTACTCGATGGCAGAAATCTTCCGCCACAAATCGTCTGTACCGGAAATGTTGATTACAGTGAAATTCTGGATCGAGGTGTTTTTCAGGCCAAACGCCCAAACCGTTTCCTCGCGCGGAGCGCTGCTTAGCGGCGAGGCTAAATGAAGGTCGAAAACATCGCCTTCGGCTTCGACGAGAACATCGCGAGTCTCGATAACGTCTGTATCGACCAGCTGGATAGTGTCTCCAGGCATGATGCCTGTTGCGCCGTCCAGAATCAGACCATGCCGACCGTAACTATCGATAATCGGCTCTTCGATTCGGAAATCTCTGCCGGTGCTGACATGACGCAGACGACGGAATCGGTCGAAGTTTTCCACATTGAAGCCGAAGCTCGGGAATACCGTGTTGCCAAGAATTGACTCAGCCTCGCCCATCCACTGAACAACGGTGTCATGACGAACCATCGCCACAAACTGTTGACCTGGATTCACAGGCACCGATCGGTCCAGCTTTAGCAGCGTGTTGGTGGAGCCGGGTGCGAGCAGACCGCCAAAACCCCAGTCAGGCATGTCGTGCTGCAGAGCGATCACGTCGCCAATGGTGCAAGCAATAGCCTCAAGGGGCGCTTCAAAGCTAACCGTTTTCAGCAGTCGGTTGACGTTCAGAGCGAGCGTACCTTCGCGTGTCGCTTGCTCGACGTTATCGACCCCGTACATCGTCATTTCAGAAATGCGCTGCTCGTCGCCACGCTCACGCGCTTTCTTGTCGTCAACAATGACGGTCTTCTTCTTGCCCAGGTCGTCGCGGTCGAAGTAGCTGACGTGAACCTCGTTGGCTCGGTCTTCGGCATCCATCCAGTCGATGCCCATTGAGCCTTTCTTGATGTTGCCAACCGAGAAAAGCTGAACCGGCCGTTTGATGCCGATTGTCGCTACCTGCATGCGAGTGCCAGAGCGAACCGGGTATGCCCGCCCTACCTTAAAAATCGGCAGCAGCGCGTCCCAGACGTTCGTTTTCTGGTCAATGACGCCGTTGAACTTGAGGTTGTTCTCGACGCAGAAAGCTGCCCACTGGCGGAAGTAGCTGAGCTGGATTCGGCTCATCTTCATCTTTCCGCCGTAGCGACTGTTTGTCAGCGCATCAAGCGCGATCCATGCCGGGTTGTCGCTCCACTCTTCCTTGAAGTCCCCGGTCAGCGCGTCCCAAACCTTAACCTTGCGACCTTTCACTCTGCTCAATACGGTGGGAATGCCGTTGAGCTGGTCGTTCATCTTGATCCGCAGACCCAGGAGCGCCGTGTAGCGATAGGAAATATCGTCCAGCAGAATCTCGTTTACGTCGGTCAGGGTAATCGAGTTGGAAACATCATCCCTTTCGTCTTCCTGCGTATGAGTGAAGCGCATGGTGTAGCGCTTGGACTTATCCAGGTCGCGAGAGTAGTAAGACCGGCGTAAAGGCGCTGTCGATTTTTTGTAAATCGAGATCGTCCGCTGCTCGGTAATAAGGGTGGTGCCGTTCAGCTGCTCGGTAACGAGGTCTGGAAGGAGCGGAAGCCACCCTTCAGTTCCTTCCTCCTGAATTTCGGCGATGAAGGCAGTTCCGAAAGGCTTGATGCCGTCTTCATCGTCAAGGCGGTGCAGGCCGCGAGGCAGCGTTATATCGATTCTTACTCGATCAACAGGGTCTGTCAGGGTGTGATATGTGTAAACCGTCTTCTTGAGAGCCGCGCCTTTGTTCACAGGGCGGACGATATCGCTGAAATACGGGATTACGTCCTGATCACGGTCGCCAAATCGCTTGAAAACTTGGACTTCACTGTAGTTCTCGATAGGCTGGCCGTTGATGTGGATATCTTCGATACCCTCGATCGGCCCCTCGCCCAAGTTGATCAGTGCATTCAAATACTGGTCGTCACCGTCGTTTTCGGTGTACAGCTGCAGGTAGTTACCCGCCTGCCAGGCTTCGCCATAAACAACCTGAACCGGGATATCTACGGTTGACTGGTTCTTTGGGCCGTCGATGCCGTAGGAAACACTGTTGCCCATGCTGTTGTTGGGCATTTCAGGCGTTGGAGGTGGGAGCAGCGCGTTAATCAGAAGCGTTCCCGCGACTGTAACGCCTACAGTCACGGCCGTTGCGGCTGCGCCCGCCAGCCCAAAGTAGCTTGTGGCTAACCAGGGGGCAAAGATAGCCAAGGCTACCAGTGCAACGATTCGCATGATCTGCTTACCACCGCCGTCACCCCCGCCAAGCATGATTGGGGCAACAACAACACAGTCGTCAGCGTTCAGGTAGGTTTTCGACCATTCAGATCGATGAACCATGCGCCCAGAGACTGACACAGCCCACTCACCCTGGAGCGGCCCGAGATACTTGGCCAGGCTTCGTTTTGGATTGTACTTCTTGTGAACAAGGTTCCGGGACTCCGCCGGCGTCAGCGGGTTCGCGATAAAAACAAACGGAACTTTATTCTTCTTCAGAATCGACACTTCCGACATACCTGTAGAAACCCTCAATGCGTTTTTGCCAAGCGTCAATTCGTTCAACGACCGGAGTTGTTGTGCCTTCCCAGGCGTGGATGAACTCGTACTCATTGATGACGAAGCCGATGTGGCACAAATGGCCCATAATGCGAATAAGCGCTACTGCGCCTGGCTGGCACTCGCAGCGCTCCCACTCGTCCATCTGGGTCGCCATCAGTGCGTGATTTACAGCCAGGTTTTCAGAAAACTGTCTAGGCGGAAGCTCGATGCCATTGCGACGATGCATTTCGACCACAACCCCATAACAGTCGAGGCCGCCGTCACTTAGCGACCTGCCGCCGTATTTGAAAGGGGCTTGAAGAATGTCGAGGTAGTCCATCAACCCCTCACGATGATCGCTGGATACCCGCCATAATTCTTTGAGTTGCCTTTGGCTCTGCAGCCGCTGGGGCCGTTCAGAGTGAGGTCGCAGTAATCTTCCGGCCCTGAATACGAGCAGGTGTCAGGGTCTTTGTATCGAAAAGAGCATTGGTCTGAGTTCTGCCGGCGCGATGGGAACGTCTGTCTAAGAGGGTTCTCGGCGCCGAGAGTCCAGGAAACCGCGTAGTCCTTAACCCCTGACTTGGTGATCTCGAAAAACTCAACAAGCTCTGGGTCTAAGTCTGTTTCTTCGGCTGTTTTCGCTCGAACGACCTTCAGTTCTACCTCGGAGCCAACTGCGCCGGCGTACCGCTGCATGTAGGACTGAACAATCTTGGTTTGGTCTTGGATCGTGACAGTCAGAGTAGGCAGCTCGTTGGCTGCCTGCTCCAGCTGGATCGAAAAAGGGAAAGGCTCGTAAGGCTCGCCCTCGATAGTGGTCAGCTCGGTGTTGCGAACCACCCTGACAATATCGACGATGCCACCTGTTTCCGGGTCGCGAATGTAGACTTTTAGAGCGACCAGCCACGCCTCATCAGATTGAAGACTGTTCTTCTCGATGATCGAGGCGATGGAAAGGTTCTTCATGGCTTTGGCAACCTAACTAACGAGATAGTTATTTTACCGCCTAAACCTCCTGCAATTCAATGCTGGTGAGCGTATACAGGCGCGTTGGCCCCATTCCTTCGTACTTGGCCTTGAGTTGCTTATCGAAGCGCACGACAAACACCTCTCCGGTTGCCGGGTTAGTCCAGTCAAACTTGGTGTAAGTGCCGACCTGATCGTAGAACGCCTCAAGCAGATTGAACTCTGCTTGAGTGATCTCGGTAAACCCGGTCGTAAATTTTCGACGTGGACGGCGGGTGTGTCGCGGGCGGGTGTGGGTATAACCACCCTCAACCTCGCCTTTGACTGCTTTGTCTTCGTACTCGATGGTTAGGTACTTAGAATCCTGGATGGCTGCAAGCGCAACAGGGAAAACTGGATTGGCCATTCTATTAAGCTCCTCTTACCGCTTCGCGAAGCGGGCCTGGTTTGGAGACCGCGCTCAACACTACGTCGATGATGTACTGCTTGCCGTCAAACTTCGCCTCTCCCTGCTGCTTGCCGTCTACCTGCTGCCCAGATTGGTTGATGACGTTCACCTGAACAGCCGGAGCCATTTGCTTCTGCTCGCCGCCAGCGCCTGTGAGCTGGCCATTCAGCGTAACTGGAATCGTCCGGCCGTCCGGCAGCGGGACATAGGCTTCTGGCATCGACCCTTCGCCAAACACTGCGACCTGCGGGCTGTTTGCGATTCCGCCGTTGGCGTACTGCTTGAGCTGAGCAACGCCCCACTCGGTCATGATCCCGCCGTTTGCGAATCCGTATGCCCCCGCGTACCCGCTGGTGCTGTAGCCGGCATTGCCTGCTGCTGAGCTGACGTTCTGCTGGCCTCCACCAAAGCCGGAAAATCCAGCTGAAAACGCGCCGATCGCTGTCTCGGCAATGCCGGCGGCCATCTTGGCCATCTGAATTTTCAGAATCTCTTTCAGGACGTGGGCAACGAAGTCCGAGATTTCCAACTTACCCGTGACCATGCCGTCAACCAGCGTGTCAACGAAGCTGTCCATCGAGGACTTCCACAGCTGCTTGTACGACTCGGAGGCATCCTTGTTTGCTCTGATCCACTCCTGGAGACCACTCTCCTGCTGACGCTTGTATCTCGCATCAAGCGCCTCTTTGTAAGCAATATACGCTGCGTAGTCGTCACCGCCCTTGGCAAGCAGTTCTTCGTTTTTGGCGTAATACTCTTCCAACCATGCGATCTGGCGGTCGTACTCGGTCTTTGCCAGTTCAGACTGGGTTTTCAGAGAGTCCTGAATCTGCCGGGTTTGCTCGTTCAAGCGCTTGCTGGTATCGCTAACAGCTAGTTCATCGAGACGAGCGTTGGTGTCGGCAAAGTTCTTGATGGTCTGCTCGATCTTGCCGGCCAGCTCGGTGTCGCCCAGGCTCAATGCAGTCGCCATGTGCTTCTGCAGTGTCTCGGTCAGCTTCTCCAGCTCGTCGCGATACCGCTGAGCGTCGGCAGAAGCGTTCAGCCAGGGGTTTTCGTTCTCGACCTTGTTCAGCTTGGCGCCGACCTGAGTCTCGATCTCCCCTACCCGCTCAATCGCTTCCTTGTAGCCGTTCGCAGCTTCCTTGAGGTTCTTGATCTTCTGATCAGCCTCGTAAGCTGCGGCCGCCAGCTGGGTTCCCTGCGCAACCAGCGCGTCGAAGTTGGCCGGCTTGGTATCCAGATTCTCGACGGTGGCGAACAGCTGCGCCAGGTACGGGTTGGTTTCGTCGATGTTCGCTCGCAGTCGCGCAACCTTGACGTTCAGACTGTCAACAAACTTGCTGAGCGGGTCGAACGAAGGTTTACCCTCCCCTCCTGGATTGACAAGCGTATCGTCAAGGGTCAGGCGCTTCTGGTTGTCCAGACTTTCTCTGGCTCTGTTAAGACCGTCCGTAAATGCAGCAATAAGCCGATCTTGCTTCTCAACCTCTTGGCGAAGATTCAGATTGGCGTCATTGCCCATCAGGTCAAAAACGCGCTGCGCTCGTGCCTTGGCCAGCTCCGCCTTCTCCAAAGCGGCCTCGTATGACTCAATCTGCTCCTCTATCAGAACCATGCCGATCTGACCAAGGCCGGCGTTGAACTGCTCCTGGTTGATCTCGCCCGAATCCCGCTGCTCGTAAAGCCGGCGCTTATTCAGGTTGTAATTGTTGCTGATCTGAGCGAACGCTTTTTCCTGGGCTAGAATTTCAGCCTGAGCGAACCGCTCGCCATTGATTTTTGCAATATTTTCTCTTGCAGTGATGAGATCGGCTTCAATCTTTTCGATGTTGGCGATAGCCCTGAGCTTCGCCTCTTCCGACCGACTCTGTTGAGCCTCGTTGAATCCGGTCGATGTGTCGAACAGCCCATCAAACCTTTTCTTGAAATCATCCTGAGCGCGCTCGTAAGCGCGCTCCAGAACGCCAAGCTCGTCAATATTGGTCAGAGCGCCATTGAGGTCAAGAACCGCCTTTTCAGCTTCCTTTAGGGACTCCTTGTAGCTCTGCCACGCAGCGACCCCAGCAATTGCAGCTGTCGCGGCCAGACCGATTGGGCCGGCTATGACGCCTGCAGCTGCGCCCAGACCAGACAGGCTGACTCGGGCAACTCCTGCAGCTGCGCCTGTCGATGTAATGGATCGGCTCGCGACTGCCAAAGGGTTGTTCAGCCCAAGAGCGCTATCGCTAAGAGCCTTCATCCCCTGACCCATAGTCAGGCTTCTCGCTCCCGCGCTACCCAAGGCTGTGGTCATGACCGCAAGTCCACCACTTACCGCGCCAATAGCTCCGCGCGCAATGCTCAAGAGCTTCATGGCGCCGTAGAGATACAGAATCGCCTTACCCCACTCGTAGATTTCCTTGCGGTTTTCCGCAATCCACTTCACGCCAGTCGCGGCAACCTTCACCAACTCGGCCAGCGCAAGGCCAAGATCGCGAGCGCTGGCCAGCACTTCCGGTCGGTTTAGAATTTCGGTGATTTCGTTCAGTTCGTGGGTGAGGGTTTTGAAGTACCCACCCTCCGCATAGCCGTCAGCTTCAAGACCGCCAATTGCCAGGGCGATTCGACGAGCGCCGGTTTCAAACTGAGCTACAGCCCCGCCCCAGGTGTCCATCATCGCCGCAGCTCGACCGCGGAAACTCCGCTCAAGCTCTTCCATCATCGCCTGAACTGCAGGTTTTGCTGAAACGCGACCCAAACTGATCTGTTTTACGAGGTCAGAATATGTAGTGCTCAAAGCATCTGCCATCGCGTTAATTGCGGTTGGCACGCTCTCGCCGAGCTGCTGTCTGAGTTCTTCCATACTGACAACGCCCTTGCCGCTCATCTGTTGCAAGGCTACAGCTGCGCGCTCAAGGTTTTGGTCGGTGCCGCCGAACGCCGCTACAGAGTCCAAAAGCGTGTTTAAACTATTTTGAGCTGGATTCATTCCAGCTACCCGGAGCTTAACGAAGGCGTTGGTGATTGAGTTCAGGTTGAATGGCGCGGAGGCCGCTCTGTTGAGAAGGGCTTGAACGTCTTGAATCGCTTCGGCGGTTGCCGCAGCCCCGTCTCTCTGACTAGAGAAGTTGCGCATCAGCTGAATGGATCGCTCCATGTCGCTGTTTACGCGAACAATCGACTTCTGCCACCCAATAGTTACGTCGGATACGGTCTGAATCGCAGATCGAATCAGACCCAGCGTGATTACCGTATCGCGAAACGCCCGGCCCCAGCTGCGCTGCCCAGCCTCTGCTTTGCGAACAACCTTGTCGGCTTCTTCTGCGCCTCGAATGAAGCGGCGAAGTTCGCCGTCCGCCTTCTTGATGTTGAAAGAAAACTCGTCGCCGTCAACCGAAAGCTCAACAACCAACCGACCCAGACTCATTCACACCTCATTCAATCAGCTTCAAAAACTTCGCTCTCGCGCCTGGCTCGGGTGCTACACGAATGTTCCGCCGAAGCCTCGACGTTTCGCCTATTTCCAGCGTCAGTCGGCTGATGTAGTCATTCACGTTGTTCAGCTTTGCTTGGCTGTCCGGTGGTGAAGTGACGAGATTTGCCTGGACCGCGCGGAGTTCCGATTCAGCTCGGATGCGTTCAATTTGGCGGTTCATCGACCAGAACCGCCGAGCTGGCATCTGCAAAACGTGGGTGTCAGTCCACCCGTAGAACCAGCAAAATCGGGAGAAGAGAAAGGCGAAGTCGATAGCCTCGACGGCTTCTACTCCCCCGCTTTGGTTTCCTTCACGCCTTCGTCGGCTTGGCTAGCCGCCTCAGCAACAAGCGCTTCCGGGTCTTGATTGGCGAACTGCAGCAGCGCAACCATTTGGCGCAGTGACATAGAGCGGATAACCGAAACTTCGCAGTCCGGGATTACCGCTTGTACAGTCGCAACCATCGAATTCAGGAAGTCTTCTTCGGTGCTGGTGCTTGCGCGCTTGGCGATATTGATCGACTCGATCATCTGCCCAACGCTGCGGTCATTTACGGCATAGCGTTTGCCGCGCAGATTCACGAAGCGCTCGATAGTGGTCAGCTCGTCAAGGTTCAGAAGTTCCATTTTGTTCTCCAGTCAGCGGCTCTCTGGGAGCCGCTTATCTAAGTAGTTAGTGAGGTGTTAGGGGTTGGTGACAGTCTTGTCGCCGTACAGGAACAGAACGCCATCGGCGTCCGGGTAGCCTTTGAAGTCGCAGTTGAAAACCCGCTCCTGATCGTACTTGTACGCGAAGTTCATCGCGCCGGCAGTAGCGGCCAGGGGGATAGTCAGGTCTTCGCTTACGTCGGAATCAGGACGATCGATCGGGTGCAGAACCAGCTCGGCTGCGATATCCAGCAGAGAGGTGCCCACGCCAGTTTTGACCACGACCTTCTTCTTCGGGTTTTGCGGGTCAGTGTTGTCGGTGATCAACTCTGCCGCCGGCATTACTGCGGCCATACGCTCCAGAGTCGTTTCGGCCAACGGAGCCTTAACGACAATGTTGCGACCCATGATGCGCTCGTTGACGATAGTGTCGCCAAATTGGTCAACCTTGGTTTCGTGGGTTGAGGTGGTGACCTCGACCTCGACGCCACCCATAGTCAAACCAAGATCGGCGCCACCCAGGCTGATCTTGCAAGTACCCATCTTGATATTTTCGGTGGATTGGTTTGCTGCCATTACTTACTCCCAGTTGTCAGCTACGAATTGGTAGTTGACGGAAGCCTCAAACTGGCCGCCGTCTGAACGCGGATAAACGAGAGGGTCGTGCTTGGGTTGAATGAACTTGAACCGTACCCCACCGATCTCCACACCTTTCAATCGCAACACACGTTTGATTGCGACGGCTTGATCGCCAGCCTCGTCGCCAGTGTCGGCGCGGCAAACGACCTGAAAGGAGCCTTTTCTCATGCCGGTATACGGGTCTTCATCGATAGTAGTCCGAACCAACACGACAGAGCCGACTTCCACCTCTGCCGGCATGTAACCTCTGAAAAGCGTCTTTCCTCTCACACCAAGACCGTTTGACTCCAGGTGCAAAAGAATGGCTTGAAGCAGAATTTTCATCGCAGTAGCGCCTTATGAATAACTTCGCGCGCCGCCTCGCGAATCTGATCCGCGTTGTCTTCGATTGCGCGCTCAAGGTATTTTGCACCTACGCCCACGTCGACCATCGCGTCCTTCTTCTGAGATTTCGGCCCGAGGTTGTATATGCCTTCATGCATTTCCATCGCGTAGTCAAAGCCGTCTCTGGAGTCCAGGTCGAGCCTTTCCAGATCGACATACACGTCAACCGTCTTGCGATTGAAGCCGTCGCGATGCGCGTTATCCTCAGAGACGATGGCGTTTTCAAGGTCGTAGGTATCAACCGGGGCGCGGAGCTTGGCTTGGCCGGCGATAAACTTGCCCGCATCACGCAGAAAAGCGAGGGACGCCTTGTCCACTCGCTCTTGAGTCCTGCTGAGGTTTGCCAGCAGCCCTGCGCCGCCTTTGATCTTTACGCCCACTACAACTCCACTTGGTAGTGATCCAGAACGCCGTCCATCGCGAAGACCTTGCGAACCCCGGTGATCTTGAATCGGTCGCCTGCGATCTCCAGCAGGTCATCTTCCTTCGGAACAACGCGCGGGTGCATCAACACTCGTCCCTTCTCCAGCTGCTCGTCCGCATAGCTCTTGGTGCCTGAGCGGTCAGCCCGAACAGAGGTTGGGTCTACGTTGGTCGCCAGGCGGACGATACTGATCCCAACGTCGATGGCCGGGAGCCAGGTTCTATTACCTGACTCGTCGTACTCACCCGAAGCTCGAATCAACTTGGCCTTGCTTACTGGAATAAAAACTGTCATGCCTAATTATACCACGGAACTAACTAACGGAATAGTTAGGCTGCAGAAGCGACTTGGAGTTGTGGTGAAAAATGGAAGGTTGGATAGCGTCGAAATTATCGAGCTTGATCACCGTTCCGTTTTTGCTTCCACCGCTTGCAACCCCTTCCTCGATCCCAGAACTAACAAGCGCGTAAACCAGAGACGTATTGAACAGCTGCCGATACGCCCAATTCACTTCGCGGAACACATGAACTTCCGATTTGATATGGCGATCCGCTTTGTCCAGGTGCGAGAAGGTCAGATCAGTGGACAACTGCTCAGTTGTCGCAAAGAACCGGCCCTGTACCAGTTGATTGCGCACGAACGTGTCGGTTTTCCGCACGTCTGCTGCTGCTTGCTTCTCGAATACACTCATAAGCTGGGTCGAGAAGCCCGCTGTGAGCGATTCTGACACCGCCACCACTCGATCATCGACAGAGACTTCGGGAACAGTCGAAGCGCGCTCTCGCGCGATTACAGACGTATAGGCGAGGTCTTGGGAGACGATATCGGCGATGTTGTCCAGGAAGCGGTCTTTGATCGCGTCCAGGTTGCTCTTGATGCTCAAGAACGACTTGGTGCCTGCAGACAGGCCGGCCATGATATCTGCGGCCGACCCGCGCAGTGCGGTGGTGAAGTATTGATAGTTCTCGACGGCTCGCTGAACCATCGCGGCTACTTGGGCGTTATCTTGAGATTCGTACTGCATAAGAAATCAATCCCCATAGCGCCTGAGCGGTCTTCCGAGAAACCGGAAGGTCGAGGGGCTTGGTTGTACGGTAGAAGTGAGTGGATTCGCCGGCACTGTGCGACAGCAGACCCATCATGCGGTGACGTTCAATCGGGTTGCCACCCAACAGACTTTCAGCCTCGATCAGCTGAGCCTGCATGAGCTGCGACTGAACGCGGTTGTTCAGACTGGCAATATCGTCTTCGGTCAGATCAAGGGTTGTCTTGATTTCAGCGATGCGCTCCAGAGGCAGCAGCGGCTCGCGGTATCGAGTTGGCCCAGAGAGATTGACCGACAGTCGGCCGATGTTGTGATACGCGCTGATCAGTGCGGCAATCTGCTCTTCCCGGGAGGCGTTCATGAACACCGGGAGGTCAGCTCGATTCATGGCTTCCAGCAGCAGATCGCGAATCGGGGCAAACGAGTTGACCGCCACGCGCAGCAGACTGTCTGAGCTGATCACCATTTCTTCGTGAACGGTGGTCACGACGGCGCCGATGGCGTCTTTGAAGGTGAAGGTGAAATCAGCGAACGAGCGGATCGCTTCGATGGTTGTTGCGCTGCCAGGAACAACAATGCCGGTGGCCAGCACTTCGGAGAATGGGAGGGATTGTGACCAGACTTCAACACCGTCAACCACCACGACCGCATCGACAGTATCAGCGGCTACAGGGTAGCCGCTAACACCAGCTTCAACGGGGAAGGTGATAGAGGTGCCGGACTTTACGACACTCACCATCAGCCTTACTCCTGTTCAGCAGCCGCTTTCAGAGCCATCAGCTCAGTGATGATTTCGGCAATGGCGCGGCCTTTGATGCCGTAGGGTTCGGCAAAGCTACGCAGACCGGCGATGCCCTGGCTATCGGCCAGCGATTCCAGTTGCTCCTGAGTGAAGTCAAACACCAGCGAAGCCGGGCCGGAGACCGGGGCTTGCTCAGTTTCGACCTTCTCTTCGACAACCGGGACTGCTTGAGCTTGTTCGCTGTTCGGCTGGGTCGCGCCAGATACGCCCTTGCCTGCCTTGATCAGATCGTCAACCCCATGACCTTTCACGTCGATCATGCGCTGGGTGGCGGACGGGTTCACGCCTTCCAGGGTTTCGCACTTGATGATGCAGCCAAGGCGCTCAGCTTCGGCGATACTGATGTTCTCAGATACGCCGTCAACGAACTGAACAGAGCCAAGCAGACCAGTCAGATTGGCAAAGCCGGGATCAGTAATTCGTACTTGCATTCTTTTCTCCTGACAAAAAGGGGCGCGGTCGCCCGCACCCCTTTATAACACACTAACCGCTTAGTGAGGCGATTAGACGTTGGTGACACCGCGAGTCGCGGCCAGCGACTTGGTGGCTTTCAGAGCGGCACCGCAGTACCACTTCAGACGGGTGCGGGTCGCGTCCTTGTTCTGGACGGTGCCGATATCTTCAACACGGATACCCGCGCTGGAGCCACCGAACAGACCGTGCAGACCGTCCACTTCGTTCAGGCGCATTGCGTAGATGGAAGTGGTGTCGGTAGCCGAACCCTGAGCAACGCCCTTCGGAATGAAGTCGTTGATGATGATCGGAATACCGTCGTGGGCCGGAACCGCCAGGCCGAAGTTGTCGATCTGCAGCATGCCACCAGTGTTACCACCAGCTGCGCGCCACAGGGTTTTCAGTGCGCGGAAGGTGCCAGAACGCATCATCAGAGCGTCGGGGCGACCGTTTACCATGTCGATCAGCTCGTCGATCATGGACAGGGACAGCGCGGAGCCGTTGGCGCCGGCCTCGAAGAAGTTGCCGGTGTCGCTGACCAGCTTGCCAATACCGTCGAAAGACTTCGGATTGACGGTGCTGTCACCCTGAACCAGAGCGCGACGGAAAGCGGTGGACATACCCTTCGCCTTGAGAGCGATCTGGGTAGCCAGCTGGTCGTGCTTGTCGGACATGGTTTCGTCGAGGAACTTGTCCACGTCTACGTCACCAGCGATGATGCGCAGCTTGGTGGTCACTTCTTCGACTTCGGATGCTTCTTCCGGGATGACTTCGTTCACATCCAGGAACACGCCTTCGCTGTTGGTCTTCTCACGGATGTAGACCAGCGCCTTGCCGTCGGTTCGTTGGAACGGCAGCAGAGCCAGCAGATCGTCCTTATGGACGATTTCTTCAATCACGCCGCGAATCATGTCCTCTTGGGACAGAGTTTCGGCTACTTCACGCATCAATGGCATATTTCACTAACTCCTTAGTTAGTTTGAACTTGGGATAACCAGCAAGCCCCGGCCCGTAGACCCCTTACTGATTCTGAGACATTTTGGTCAGCGCATGACTGATGCGACCTACCCCGGATGCCACCTGCTTGGCCGGCTCAGGCTTCTTGCCTGTATCCACGTTGCTCGATGCGGCGCCTGGCTTGCCTTGAGCGCGCAGAAGCGCAGCAGAGTCAGGGTGAGAGGCGTACAGAACGCCAATTGCGTCGTCGAACTTGCGGAATTTGCCTTCGGCATCAACCAGCGGAGTTCGATCTGCCGCACCACGCGGTTTGTCGTACACGACGACAGTGCCGTCAACCAGGTCAACGTAGTCGCCAAACTCCTTGCGAGCGATGCTGGCAGGGATCAGGCTCTTTTCACGGATGTAGGCGCTTTCTGCAAACGCGCGACCGACGGTCATTTCGTTGACAGCGCCGTCCTTCTCTGCCAGGGCGGCACGCAGCGAAGCGATTTCGTCCATCAGGCTTTGCTTTTCGCGCTGACTTTCGGTCTTTACTTGCTCCAGAATGCGGTCGTATTCTCCGCGCTTTTCCATCGCAATGCGGTCAGCTTCTTTCCGCTCAGCGATCAGCGCAGCAACGTCTTCCGGCTTCATATCGCCCAGCACGCCAGTGATCTTGGACAGTTGATCTTCCAAGTCCTTAGTGCGCTGCTTGAACTTCATGGTGTCACGAAGCAACTGGTGCTCGGTGTCACTCATGCCGGGTTTCGCATCCTTGTCTGCGGGCTTGCCGTCGCCCTCAGCGCCTTCACCTTTGTCGGCAGTTCCTGCCGGCTTATCAGTGGTTTCTGGCTTTTCTGAGGCTGGGTCGGCCGCGGCGGGGGTTTGACCTGGCAGGTCATTACCATTGCCGTCGTTCGCTTCCATTACGACATTCGCTCGCTTGAGGAGCCATACGAGGTGTTGGGGCATTAGTCTTTACTCTCCTGGTCTGTCTCTCGACCTTTGGTTTTGCCTGTCTCTCGGCTAAGGGTTGCGGTCTTCTTTTCAGCAGCCTGACTGCGATTGCGTTTGGCTTCTTCGAGAACCCGCTTGGACTCGTTGGTGCCTGGCTCGGTATCGTCAGCGTTCTCTTGCGACTCTTCCGACCAGTCCTTGAGTTGCTTGCGCATTTTCTCGATCAGCTCTGAACCCAAATCTGGGAACAGCTTCTCGACTACTCGACCCATCTGCTCTTCCATCAACATCGCCGGCACGCCCATCAGGCGCAGCTTCATGGCAATATCGAGTTCGTCGTAGAGGGAGCGCACGTCGAAGTTGTCCTCTACCGGGTAGGACACCAACTCGCTCTCTGGCTCGTCGATTTCCGCCCAGGCACAAACAACCTTGACGATTCGGTTTTCGACAATCTCCAAAGACTCTGCTTTTGATGCCAGCAGAGCGACGACGCGCTCAAAGTCCTTGCTTTTGGCAACGCCCGAACTGTTGTCGATGCCCTTGGAGTTGTCTTGCTTGGTTCGCTCGCCGGCCAAGCCGACAGAGTGATAAATCTCGTTGATCAGCTGCTGGATGGCGCTGATGATCAGCGTGGCTTGGCGCGGGTCTGGACTGAGGTAAGCCGGGGCAATGCCGGACTCGCCGTCGTACAGGAACACTCGCTTGGTGCCCATTTCCAGCAGCTTGTTGTACGCATCGTCGCCCGGGAGGACGTTCTGAGCCGGCATCGCCAGCTGGGAGAACGTCTGATCCTGAATGATCGCGTCCAGGTTCGATGCATAGTTGGCGACCGCACGGTCGAGGTAAGCGGTATCTGCGATCATTGCGGGGCAATCCCACTGGTCGCTCGCAGACGAGTTGTTCGCGGGAATCACCGGAACCAGGCCGAGGTCGTGGCGACCCTGGCTGTCCAGAACCCACTGACCGCCGCCTTTCATGCGGTTGTTCTTCTCAAAGCCGAACAGGAACCACTCTTCTCGCGTCCACAGACGGAACCGGGAGTACAGGTCGCCTGTTGAGTCGAGCGGGTCTTTGTCGTCGCGGCAATGCTCCTCGATCATGACCCACAGCAGCTCGCCGTATTCGTCAACGGCCCAGTCGCGAACCTGTTGAGGCGGCACGAGGTAGGCGTAAAGATCGACACCTACGTTGTCCTGCTTGGACTCGTCGCCTTCAACGCTGGTAACGCGGTTGTCGATGACGATCCAGGGACGGCCAAAGATCGATGACTTGAGGGAAACGGTGCGCATGAACTCGTTGATATCCATGCCGTTAGAGTTGACCTTCGCCCAGAAGTCTTTGACTTCCTGCGGAGCGTCCTCAGTCTTGCGGCGGATTTCAGCGCGGAAAAGGTACTTGTTGATCAGGTCAACAACTTCGCGAGTGTGATTGAAACGGTATGCTCGCTTTACGCGGTCGCTATACTCGCCATCACCCTCTTTGATGTAGCGGAAGATGTTGCTCTTGAACCAAGCACGGCCCCCTCGATAGCTTTGATCCAGGAAGTTCCAGTGCGGAACCAGCTCGTCGTAGAGCGGGTGCTTGCGTTCGACGATTTTGGTCACAGCATTGCTTTTCACGAGCGCACCTAATCTTGAAGAGCCTATATAATAACTAACCGCATAGTTAGTTGGCAACTACAAAGAACGACCCGCAATAACAATTTGGCGAGTTGGGAACTCAAGTTCGATGGGATAACCCAGAGCATCGGTGATGTGTTCCATGCCGGCCGCTTTATCGATATCGCGAGAACCTGATTTGTAGAGCGTCTGTTCCAGCGACTCGATCACGTTGCGGCAACCACTGCCAACATACAAACGACTGGCGCCATCGGCGCTGCGCAGCAGACGGTTTACAGAGTTCACACGGTCGGCAACGAACGGGTGCTTCTTGCGGAACTTGATGCGCTTAAAGCCCTTCTGGCGGAAGATATCCAAGTCAGACTCACCCCGAGCATGCTGTCTCGCGCCGCCTGCAGGGTCAGGGTAGATGGTGATTTGACCCATTTGGCGCCAATACCGGCGCTCCAACTCCTCACACATTTCTTCGGTGTTGGAGTTATGCAGGAAAATCTCGTCAACGATCCACAATTGCCCGTTAGTTTGCGGCTGAATAATCGCCGCCGACATTGGGTCGATGTTGAAGTCCACCCCTACCCAAATTGGCAGTGATGGGTTGAACTTGATATCGGACTTCACATGGAAGTTGCGGTCGAACGGGTAATACACCCGACCACTCATTGTCTCGAAACTGGCCTCGAACTCCTGACGGAAAGTTCTGGGGTCCATATCACGACGAGCGTCGGCAATCTCTTCTTCCGGGATGAACGGCGAAGTGATGGTTGGGAACTGGTAACTCGACCAGGCGGTGCGAGTGCTGTCCTGGCCCAACGCATAGACTTCGTACAGCTGGTTGTAGGCTTTCGGGGTGCCGATAAACAGCGCTTCGCCGCGGTCTTTTGCCAACGTCGGACGAATAATCGTCGTCCAGGTCTCAACCCGCATATCCTGGAACTCGTCCATGACCACGAAGTTAAGACCAACACCCCGCAGGGTATCCGGGTTATCTGCGCCCTTACACTCGATGACAGTGCCGTTGATCAGCGTGACCGACATTTCCGTTTCGTGCATACGCACGATCCAGTCACGCGGAATCGACTCTTTGAGGTCGTTCCACATGATCTGCTTCGCCATACGGTAGGTCGGCGCGATGTACCAGATTTTCTGGTTCGGCACCTTAGCCCGAGTGATGATCTCGGTCTTGGACAGGTTGGTCTTGCCCCAGCGTCGGCCGGCGACTACGACCCTGAAACGAGTGGTATCGAGGTAAACCTCGGCCTGTTTCGGGTGAAGACTGAGGTTGGTGGCGAATTGACTGAGCTTAGGGCGCTTGGCTTTCGCCTTAGCAAAGTTCACCCCCATCAGGTGTCGCCCTCTACACCCTCTTCGATGATATCGTCCAGCTGAGCCAGTTCTTCTTCGGTCAGGCCGATATCGTCCTCGTCAACCATTTCCCCGTTCGCTTCTGCCAACTCACGACGCTGCTTCTCACGAAGCTCGGCCACGTCGTTCTCGGTCATGATGCTGACTCGCAGTTCTGGCAGGTCGTCCTCGTCACCGATCTCCTGATCGAAACCGAGGATCAGGGCGCCAGTGTTGTAGTTCTGGGAAATGATCTTGGACGCTTCGTTGAGCGCCTTGAGGTCGCCCAGCTTCTCACCAACCGGCACCCCGTCGCGGACTGCCTGAGCAACGTCCGTGTACGCCTTCTTGTTGAAAAGATCGATCGCCTTGAGGGCGTTCATCTTGAAGGTATGGGCAAAGGCGGCAAGCTCTTCTGCCTGGCCGGCTGCGGTGCGCTCGATGGACTTCTGGACGGCTGCGGCAACCTTTTTGGCGTTGGAGCCACGCTCAACACCGTCGCGCTTGAACCGGCGACTCAAAGCGGTAACAGAAACGCCGACTTGAGTGGAGATTTCACCAAGAGAGTAGTCACCGGACTGCCACATGGTTTTAGCACGGGCGTATTCCCGGGGTGTCAGTCGCTTCTGAGCTGATACCGGGGTGTCCTGCGTGTTTTCAACAACTTCTGAGGAAGAGGCTTCTGTCATCAAAAAAACGCGACTCCGCTGGGGAGCTAGAGTCGCTGCACCTACAAGGAAATAGGAAAATGTTGAGAACCGGACAACATTGTTTCACGCCGCCGCTTCCGGTGTCAATAACTAAACCGTTAGTGATCTTCCGGGGTGTGGAATCCGGGGTGTCTGTAACCGTCTGCTGTGTAAGAAAATTTTTTTCGATGCCGGGTTGCGCTAAGTATATTTATTATCTAAATTATAATACTAACTTGTTAGTTAATAACTCTCCCCTCTCTACCCCCTATAGTCCCCCTTCTCTCCCCTCTCTTTACAACCCGGAACAAAAAATTTCTCGCCGCGCCGCCGCAAAAAATCGCTCAACCCAGTCCGGGAAGCAGCGCTTGCTGATCGATCTGAGATTCAAACGAAAAACGCAGCGGGAAGCTGTCAGATTTCGCGTATACGCAACGATCTGTTTTTCTGCATGCGATGACTGCAGTAAACCCGGTTCGTCGCGTATACGCGATTTTAGAGCGTCAGTCCTGAGCTACCAGCTCGACAATATCGTCGTCGCCAATCAGCTCGTCGTAGGTTGCCGGCGCCTTGCGAGGGGCTAGAATCCGGGTGGCGAGTGGTGTCGGGGCGATCACCTGCTTCATTCGACCGTCGCGCAGCTCCTTGCCTTCCCGTGTAATCCACCCCTGATTGACCAGGATGCGGATCGAGCACATCAGCGATTCCCTGGATGTTTCGTAGGACAGGCGGCCCAGAATCTGCTGGTAGTCGCACCAGCCGACCCGGTTGCCCTTCACGTCCAGGTTTCCAGTCATGACCACGCGCATCAGTTCGCGCTGTTTTGTTGTCAGTGGCTTCATAGCAAATCCAGTCTCAGAGGTTGGTTCGGCAGCTGCAGGTCAAACGCAGAAAGAGGCAGACGATCCGGTATCTCGCGGCCCAGGTCTGGGTTCTCCCAAATCCCGTAAACCGGGCTGGCAAACACCAGCTGCTGAAACTCGCGGATCAGCTGCTCTGCTGGCATGGCGTCTACTCGCCCGGTGCCGGCGTGAAGATTCGAGCCTGTCTTTTCGCGGCTCGAATGTCGGTAGTAAAACTCGCGGATGTCTTTTAGCATTTTTGATTTATGGCTCTTGCTGAAGCCATTTAGCTCTTCCAGGACAGCCTGGTGATCCGCGGGGTGAGCCTTGAACCGCTGACGCATGAATTTCAGGCCCATTTCGTAGGCCGCCGCCGACTTCAAATGCGCATGCTTGAACCCTGATTTCACGTCGAACGGGTTGAACTTGGACATAGAGGACTGAATCTCGACAAACCGGAAGCCTTCCATGCGCATCGCCAGGTTCACCATTCGATAACTGACGCCGACGCCGCGGTACATGGTGTCGGTTACGATGCGTGACGCGCGGCGAAAGTTTGCATTCAAGAAGGTTGCACGATGGACGTTGGTAAAGTGCGAGTCCTGGCCAGGCTTGAGCTTCGGAAACACTTGATGACGAGGGCCGAGCAGCAGCGACACCGAACTCAGTACGACGACGCCCACCAGTTCACCTCGCCCAGTCACGCAGCGCCAGTAGTGAGGCCCGGCCGGGAGACTTTCAGCCTTGTAGTGCAGATCGTGCAGCGCATCCCAGTCGGCCTTGGTGCCGCGCTCCACCCACATATCGTCCATCAGGGCGAAACGAGGTTCACAGACCCGGCGCTCCACCAAAATGTCGTCGGTGTCGATCAGCGCGGTCATACTGCCTCCGGGTCTGGCCGCTGCAGCTCCAGCTTGTCAGCGAACGCGCGCAGGCTGGCGACCACTTCGTTGATACTCAGCACGTCCTGGTTGAAGCCGCCAAATACCTGCTCGGGATGTTCGCCAATCACGATGGTCATCATGCGATCCGGGGCAATACAGACCTCGTTTGCCATTTCGGCGAGTGCCATTGCGTCGCGGGTGTACTCTTTGAAGAGCGGGCATTGCGTCGCGGAGTAAGCCGGCGGAGCAGTCTCGCCAGGTTCCCGACGTACAAGCGTTTTCTTTGCAAAATCAACATGCAAAATATCAGCGGTCATCTTTGCTTTCCTCGATGCGGACTTTTTCCTTGAAGCGCTTCTCGACGTAGAGCGTCGGGGCCAGCTCTTCCAGCATGTCCGAGTGTGTGGTGGCGACAATCAGGGTGGCGCCGCAGAGCTTGGCGAACTTACGCACGTTGAACGCGACAACCCTGGCGGTGGTTCTATCCAGCACGGCGCCAAACTCGTCCGCTACCCAGACCTTGCAGCCCGACTCCATCAGCTTCGCGACCTTGAATCGGTAGCGCTGACCATCAGACAGCTCGCTTGGCTTGCGAATGAACAAGTAGGCGTCGTTCAGGCCGGCGAGGTTCAAGATGCGAATCGCTTCGTCAGTGGTTTTGCCAACCTGATCGATCAGCGGCACATCCTGCAGCTCGATCTTGTCGATATCTGCCACGTCTTGAGTTAGCGCGATTTGCGCGGCAAGCTCCTTGAGCAGCAGTGACTTGCCGGAGCCGGACTGGCCGGTGATGTACACCACGTCGCCCTGTCGAACCTCTATTCTCAGGTTGTCGTAGACCGTGAAGTCTTTCTCTTCCAGGCCCAAACCAAATGCTTCCGCACACTCAAGCACCCGCTGGGAGCGGGTGACAGTTGAGCGGAATGACTTATTGATCGTGTAGACCGTCACTCTGCTTCCTCCACAAACGGGGCAATGAACGCGCACAGAGCGTTGGCGCCAACTTGGTTGGACTCACTCTCGATCATCGATAGGAAACGACGCAGGTCGCGCGCCTGACTGCTGGATACCGAGTTGAAACCAAACACCTTTGACAGCGGCACCTGATCAGAGTCGGCGTTATCGATCTCCAGCGCAGTGCGTTCGGTCTGCTCCAGAACCTCGCTGGAAATGTCGTCAGACAGTGCGCCCAGATCGATAAGACCCAGATCGTCGATGGCGAAGTTCAGATCGCGCGCATCGAAGTACATATCCATGTTCATGTTCAGATCGACAACCAGCGAGCGCAGCTCCTGTGACAGCAGATCGGTGTCATAGCCGCCTTCCTGCACCTTGTTGTCTACCAGACGCAGCTTGCGGGCCTGCTCTTTCGTGATGCCATTGAGGACGGTGACAGGTACATGCTCACGACCGAGCGACAGCGCGGCCAGGCGCCGGCCGTGACCAGCGATGATGGTGCCATCAGGTTCAACGACGATCCGGGTTGTCCAGCCATGCTCTTTGATCGACTCGGCGATCTTCTTGACCTGCGCCTTATCGTGCTTTTTGGCGTTCAGCTCGTAGGGAATGAGTCGGGAAATCTCCCACCGCTCATCAACGGCGTCGATCTTGGTGTTACTCGTAGTAGTCATGATCTTCGTCCATATTCATATCGAGGAAATCCTCGGCCAGCCGTTCAAACGACAGGTCGCGGTCGGGATTGAGCGACCGGACTCGCTCTTGCTGGGATTTGTCGTTGCGAACCCGCTCGGCCGCTTCTTCAACAATGTTGCGCCGCATAACTCACCGCTTAGTTAGTTGAGAAAGCAGATATACCAGTGCGTCACCGTCATTGGTCATATCGTCAGATTCTGTAAAGCCCTGCTCTGCCCGGGTGGCTTTCATCAGCTCGGCGATGTTCGCGCTGTCTTCAATGGACACTCTGAACCGAATGATCTGGTGAGTGCGGGCCGGCGTTGCCAGATCAATCTTGGCTTCTTCGGGCTTGTCTTCCAGAGCGGCGTCGATATCGACCGAAAGATCATCGGAGGTCAGGTGCGAGAAGTAGCTGGCCAGCTCTTCCTCGTCGATAGGCATGGTCGCCAGCAGTTCGTCGGCGCTGCCCAGGTCGGGGTCTTGCAACAGTTCAGTGAACTTGAAGATATCGTCAGAGCCGTAGCGGTAGTTATCCAGCAGCGTCTCTTTCTTGGCTTGGGCATCTGAGATTTCGCCGCGGTTGATAATCGGCACCAACTCCATGCGCAAGTTGATCGCAGCCAAAGTGCGATGTTGGCCGCCAATAATTTCCAAACTTCCATCAGCCAAAGTGCGAACAACAACCGGGCGTTTGATGCCGTCCTTCTTGATTGACGCTTCCAACTTCATCTGATTGATCGGGTCAACCGAGTTGGGATTCCAGGGGTTCGCTTTGAGGGTGCGAGGGTCGGCGTATTCCACCGCCATTTCGTACTCGATGCCTTCTACTTTGTCGAAACTTTCGAGGTCATCGAACAGATTATCCAAGTCTTCGCTCATAAATACCTATCCGAAATAGTAACTAACCACATAGTTATTGTGTAAGATAACTGTTAATGAACCTCAGTGGAATAGAACATGGCCAAAACTATCAAGATCGTCTTCAACCCGGTAAAAGCGGCGCTTGTAGACCCTGATCGAGACGCCAGGTTGCTCGTCAATGAGTGGCTGTCTTACAAGATCGAGACGGGCCAAAAAGGCATGGGTATCGCACACGGCTCCATGTTCGATATGACGACCAATCGATTCCCTGCCGGCTTCGTGCGCATGGTCACGAAAAAGCTGGAGACTGCAGGTTATCGCGTGTTGGCGGTCGGCAAGCCGGCTCCAGACCCGAAAGGGTATGAATCTCCCGTTGTTGACGGGAACGCCCCTGACGCGCGTTACGACTATCAAGAAGAAACGATGCGCAGACTGGTCGTACTCAAGCGCATGATCGCTCAGATCGCAACCGGGGGCGGTAAGAGTCGGGTGTTCAAGCTCTGCTCTGAACGCTTGAAGCTGCCCACGCTGTTTCTGACTACCCGCAAGTCGCTGATGTACCAGATGGCCGAGAGTTACAGCAGCGTCCACTCAGAACGACCGATCGGTATTATTGGCGACGGTCACTGGAACCCGCAGCCTGATGGTATCAACTTCGCCATCGTTGACACCCTGACCTCCCGGATCGAGGAAATGTCCTTCGAGTCTGAGCTGAACAAGGCGCTCGACAAGCACGTCGAGAAGGTCGAAGCCCAGATTCTCAAAGCCCTTGAGAAGAAAAAGCTCCCTTCCTCTCCTCAGCTGCTGCGTTCGGCGCCGGCCGACGTGAAAGCAAAGGTCAAGGTCGTGCGCAGTCAGGTCGAACTGGCAATGAAGATCGACGAGAAGGCGCTGGTAGCGAAGATTCAGGCGAAGGTAGACCGTCAGACCGCGATCCGCGCCGAGACGGTCAAGTTCCTGGAGAACATTCAGTTCCTGTGCCTGGAAGAAGCGCACGAGGTCAGCGGTAACGGGTTTTTCGACCTCTGCAACGCGATGAAGAACGCACACTATCGCCTGGCTCTGACCGCGACACCGAACATGAAGGATTCCGAAGAGGCGAACATGCGACTCGTCGCTGTGACCGGGCCAATCGGTATCAAGGTCAGCGAGAAGCTGCTGATTGATCGCGGCATTCTGGCAAAGCCCTACTTCAAGATCGTTCAGACCACCCCAGGCAAAGGCGTGACTCGCGGAACAGCCTGGTCAACTGCGTATGAGCGCGGGATCGTCAACAACGCTTCGCGGAACATGCAGATCGTTAGCATGGTGCAGGAAGGCCGGCGCTGGGGTCTGACGGCGATGATTCTGGTGCAGCGCACAAAGCACGGCGAACTGCTCAAGAACATGCTGGAGACGGTCGGTATTCGCGCTGAGTTCATCAAGGGTGAAGATGATCAGACGGCAAGACAAGCGGCGCTGAATCGACTCGCTGCAGGCGAAATTGACGCTCTGATCGGCACCACGATTCTCGACGTGGGCGTCGATGTGCCGTCTGTGGGTATGATCATTCTGGCTGGCGGCGGGAAAGCTGAGGTTGCTCAACGTCAGCGCATCGGTCGTGGACTGCGGGCCAAGAAATTCGGACCTAACGTGTGTTTCGTCTACGACTTCTTGGATAACTGGAACAACCACACCTCTGCTCACTCGCGCGAACGTCTGCGGATTATCGAGTCCACCCCTGGATTCGCTGAAAACATCGTCACGGCCTTTGACTTCGCCGCGTTGGGATTTGAAAAAGCAGCCTGAAAACACCCCGCCAAGTGCGGGGTTTTGGTTACCTCAGAAAAAATCATCAAAAGCAGTTGCACCCCAGCGCTTGTATGTGTAAATTTTCTTCGTGTTCAGTAATCAGTTAGTGAACGGGGGAGAATCATGAAAAAGTTCTATGTGGGTTGCGGCTCCACCAATACCCCTGCCCCTATTCTCAAGCTGATGACTCTGTTGGCTCAGGTGATGGCTCAACGCGGTGTGACTCTTTACACCTCCGAGCAGCCAGGAGCTGACAAAGCGTTTGTGCGAGGGTCGCAAGGCTTGTTCTTCACGTTCATTCCCGACAACGATGCAGGCGAATCAATGTGCGGGATCACCTCCGATCTGACCCCGGGCGGTGCTGCCGTGACCCTCGCACGGAGATTGAATCCGACTTTTGTCGCAATGACGCTCCAAGAAAAACGCTGGGAGATTGCTGCGAACAACATCCTGCTTGGTTTGAGCGGCGTTGGTCAGGCAAAACTGCTGATTACCTGGACGCCGGATGGCGCTACGCGGCCGAGCGAGTTCACTGAGAACACCGGCAACGTGGCTCGATATTTGCGAATTGCGCACAAATACGGAATCCCGGTTCTAAATCTTGCGCGCAGAGAGCATCGAGACAAAGTGAAGCCTTGGCTGGCCGATCTTTCTCACTAATCACTTAGTAACCTAAAGGAAATGCAAATGTTTGGCAAACTGTTTGGCAAGAAAGCTCGTGAAGCCCGCGCTGCAATGGCAAAAATTGAAAACCGCGACCTGATGGAAGCTGCTGTTTACGGCGTCTTCTACGTTGCCGCGGCTGACGGCGAAATCGAGCCGCAAGAAGTTGACAAGATCGACCGTCTGCTGCGCAACGCACCTCAGCTGCAAGGTTTTGGCGGCGAGCTGGGCAACGTCATCGACCGCGCCAAGGCCGACTTCACCGAAGGCGGTGCTCGCATCATTCGCATGAACGCCGAGCGTGAGCTGACTGATCTGTCGAACAGCCCGGAACAGGCTGAAATCGTCCTGAACTTCATGCTGACCGTTGCCGAAGCGGATGGCGAAATCGAGCCGGAAGAAGTCACCGTGCTGGAGCGCGCCGCCAGCAAGATGAATCTGCGCTTGAAGGACTACCTGTAATGATTGGCCGGATCATTTCGCAATTCCGCTTTGCGCTGGTGATCCTGCTGGCTATTGGGGTCGTCGTGATCGACTCCATTAGCCGGACAATCTCCATGCTGGCCGACTTGGCTCTGATTGGCATGATGCTGGCTTTGGTCTGGCCTCTGCTGCAATCCAAGTCTGACGAAAACTGATCGCATCGAGGCGATGATGACTGAACACAGCACCCCGGAACTTGACCTGTCGGTTGAAGCCCCTGCACTGCCGCTGAGTAACGCGATTGCGACGCTGGTCGCGACCATCACCAATTACGAAAGCAACGCGATTGTTTTTGCCCGAGAAGGGCGCGAAGAGGACGCGCTTGACTCTCTGCGTTATGCAGAAGACCTGCGTCTGGCTCTGACCATTTCGTATCAGTTCCAAAGTCAGGTTTGCGTCACCCCGAGCGCCCTGGAGCAGACCATTGCCTCGATCAACGACGGTGTTGACAAGGCTCTTGAGCAAGTTCGCGCAATTGCTGCGCAAACCCCTGCGGTTCACTAACCCGAACCGGCCCTAACCAGACCTGAATGTTTACAGGTATCACCCGGAAACGGGAGTGGGCAAAGGCGCTTAAAGCGGCGCTACTGCCTCAGCAGTACAGAGCGTTTAAGCCAGGTTAAGTCGCTGGTCGATTGAACGCTCTCTAATGCTGAGGGGCTACGGTGGTGACATGGCGTACCTGATTGCTGGCGTCTCGTCTCGTCTTTGGGTATGGCCCGCCTTCTACCGTAGCAAGTTGCACCAAAAGGCGGGCGTCCTCCAAAACCGCACGGTCTAGCGGTAAACGAGACTGAATAGACCACGCAGCCCACTGTTATCAGTGGGCTTTTTTATGCGTGTGAGAAAGTGCGCGAGAACTGCAGCAGAAACAACGCTGGGAAGCTGTCAGATTTCGCGCTGCTGACGACTTCACATTAAAGCGTAGTCATCACAGCGCGAAGCGCTAAAACGCGCTCATACGAGCGCTATGCGAGCGGGTCGAAAAACGCCCAGGCGTGGGTGTCGAACGCAGTCAGATCACCGCCAGAGAACACATCCATGTCGCAAGCGGTCAGCACAGCGTCGATAGCGTCTTGACCGATGCGCATCGAGGTCAGCGCATACTCAGTGCCACTGCCTTGCGCAACTGGAATCTCAACCGGCATCGGAACCAGGTGGTCTTCCAGAGCGAACACTCGGCCGTCCTCCAGGATCAACAGACCAGAGAAGGACTCCGGCTCCAGCACGCCTGGACACCCGTCCAGGATATTTTCGGAGTCTTCCATCGCCTTGACCGCCATAACCAGCGCTTGATACGACCCGGCGCCGGCCATCACCGCTCGATACTCCACACCGTTCGCGGCGACAGTCAGCTCAAAGATTTTCTTCGACGACTTGGCGACAATCAGGTTTCCAGCGGTGGCCCGGCCGTCAGCGACCAGATTTTTCCCATCAAAAGCGATTGTGGTCACACTCTTACTCCCGCACGTTTCAGACGTTCCAACAGAACTGTTGCGTATCCATTCATAGCCATGATCTGAGTGCTCAGCAGATGCTGATCAGTCGGGTCAACTTTGGAGAAGCCGTCGGATTCGACGAAGCGATTGAGCTTGGTCAGTTTGTCCGTCAGCTGAACGTATTCACCAATCACGCGCTGAACGTGAGCTGGCAGACCTTCTACGTCGCCAATGGGCAGGTATGCGGCGTCGAACTGAGCTTTCGGACTCCAGCTGATATACCCGGCGTGACGCTCGTCGTTGGGCTGACCACCGTCGGTATATTCAACCAGGTAGCCCTCGTCTTCACCCTGCTCATTTACAGGCAGCTGCCAACCGCGATAGTCGTTGTACTGACCGCGAGTCATCGGGTAGGCGATAACCGTTTTGGTGCCGATGTAGTGAGTCATCAGAAGCCCTCCGGTTGAGCGACAGCGCGCACCCAGCAGGAGATACCCTTCTGCAGATCGGTTCGGCCTTCGTTGAGCCAACGCATATCGACTTGGTGACCGCCCGTTTGCAAGTTGGTCACAGCCAGGTAGTCGTACATTTCGCCCAGCTTTTCGCCCAGCTCTTTGATCTTGTTGATGCAGTCGATTTCGTCCTGCGTCAGATCGCGGTAGTTCTTGATCAGCTTGTGCTGATTATCCATTGGCGATACCTATTTAACTAAGTGGTGAGTTATTATATCGTTTTTCGGTTATACGCCACCAGGAGCCAACATTGTTCACTGTTTATTCGATGCCAAACTGCCCGCACTGCGTCGGGGCAAAAGAACTGCTGAAAGCGCGCGGTTATGAGTTCAAGGAGAAGGTTGCTGGTGAGGATTTCACCAAAGACCAGCTGGAAGCGATCCTGGGTAAGCCGGTGCGTACCCTGCCGCAGATCGTCTTTGAAGCGAATGGCGTTCAACGCCACATTGGCGGGTTTGTTGACCTGCAAGCCCGACTGAAAGCGCCGGAATCACTGGCCGAGTAAAATTCTTGGTTGGGTTGCTTTGCAGTTAGTGATGAGTGGGCCTATAACAACGGTGAGAACCGAAACTATAAAGAGGCCCATCTCATGCACTTTCTCATTAACCAGACACCTTCTGGTCACAAGCTGATCGATTACGGGGACGACATGAGCGTCTTGCACGCCGCCATGTCAAAAGAGCGAGGAAAGTCGGCAAATATAACACCGACAATCCTCAATCAACGAGTCGTTCGTGAAACCTATCTCTGCGACGAGTACGGGCGCCCCATCGAAGAAGATAGCTTCCTCATTGCGCTCGACGACCTCTGATACCCCGCTCCGCTCCCCGAGCATGTTCGGCTTTCGCACGAAGTTTCATACCCTCACGGACGAGGTTCGCGAATGCCGGACTGCTCATGATCTTCTTCACTGCGTCCATTCGACCACTCGACCTCGCTTCCTCCCCTGTCACCTCGCGGAACGGGTCTTGATCGCCTGATTTGATTCGTTCGATGAAGGTCAGCGCTGTCAGCAAGCTCACGAAAGCCTTAGTCGTTTTCTCTTGATTGCCAAAGCTGGTGTCCGAACCGATGTGAATCTGCTTCTGCTTGCGGCCCAGAGGGTCGTAAACCACAGCGCGCAGCGTGGGAGTGGCGTTGACTACATACCAGCGCAGCCGCAGATCGTCAAAGAACGCAGAAGGGGTAGTTCCTTTGATCTTCTTCGAGGTCTTGAGGTGGGCGCCTGACTTGATCAGCGCCTCTACCGCTTCTTCCAGCGCCTCTTGAGTGCCGCCGCACACCCCGTCAGCGAAGTTTCCGTCAGCGACAACCTCGTCGTAGCGGGTCACACGCAGCTGCCAGGACTGGTTGCGGTTGTTCCGTGCGATGCCACGCGGAACGATGTAGTGCTCGCCTTCCAGCTCGATGATCCGGGCCGGCAGATTGGCTTCTTTGTGTTCGTAGAAAATGGTCATATCAGGGGTTTCTCGTTATAGGTGTTTAGCTGGTTTGTGTATGTAAACGATCGGGGGTATTATACGCTTGCAAGCGTTTTAAATCAAAAACAACATGAACAGCACAAGTTACTTTTCCCGTTTATTTACGCTTAGTAATTTTACGTCGAAGGCGTCTTCTGGCACCTCGACACCCCACCACTCCAGAGCTTTGTCGCGAAACAGCTGCCAGTCCTCGATAGTCGCCTCTCCATGAGTGCAGAGACGGCACTGACTGGCGCCATTGAGCTGTTCCGTGACGGTGGTATGCAGGTCTACACCCTTTACTCCAAAACGACCCACTGTTGAGCCGTCAGAAGCGTGAATCCACACAGCGTTGCGGTTGTCCGCAAGCTGCAGTTCGTATTCCAGGTGAGCCAGCTTGCAGTGGTCGCACTCTTTCTTGAGGTAGCCACCCATTTCGTAGCCCAGTCGAACGGACCTGGTATTTGCTGCGGTGGCGTACACGCAGGTGCATTTGCTTTTGTCGGTCATTTGAATGCGTCCTGCACCGAAGCGTGGATGATCAGTGCGTTCTTGTATGCGCTTTCGGCGGCCCGGAGTCGAACCTGCTCGTCCGTCAGGTCGAGCTTGTTGATTTCGGTCATGGCCACCATCAGGTCAGTCATGATCTGTTGCCGTTCGCGCTTGAATCGCTTCTCTCGGTCACTGGCGAGCTGTCGCTTGATCGCAGCTTCCATCCCGTCCTCCTCTTCCTGTCTGTGTCGATCCAGCGCTTTACTCAAAGCTCCAAACATCGCGTGTACTCCCATTGTTGATAGACCCGGAACCCGGTATTCCCGTAGTCCCCAGGCTGTGTAAGGGAAGAGGCACTAATCCCCTCCTCCCGGCTGTGTAAGGGCGTCTTTCCCCGGTACGGCTTTTAGGATTCTGTAGGGTGAGACTATAAAAATTAGTTCTAATACTTTGACACTTAGAACAACTTGCGAAAGTTTGAAAGTTTCAAACTTCAAACTTCAAACTTCAAACTTTCGCAACTTTCAAACTTCAACTTAATATCAAGTCATTAATACACTTATTATAAAGCGCGTTATTAATAACTTTGAGCGCGCGCATCTTTACAACTTCAAAAACAATGCGCGCAACTTCATTGCTAACTTTAATAACAGTAACTTTGTTTACTGTTATTAAATACTCAACTTCACTTACTTGTTTAAAGTTTATATGTGCAACTTGCATAATATAAACACCTTAAAAGAGAAAAGAAAAAAGCGCTTAGTTATTAACTAAGCGCTTAGTTAATCTTACTTGTAAATATCGAGCAGCGCTTTTAATACTGCACTGTCATAATTAAAAGTTACTTTCTTTTCGTCTTTGTTGTAATTAGCAGCGTTATAGAAGACTGCGCAAGTTTTAAAGTATCCTGCTTGCGTGTCTGTTTTGTGCTGCATCTCACGTTGAATTTGCGCGATTGTGAGCGACGCTTCACGCTTTGCAGCGATGCGCTGCAGCAGCGCGTCAAGCGCGTTGTCTTTGACGCGCTGCGAGTGCGCGATTGCTTCGAGAATCGCGATCGAGCGCTTTTTCAGTTCGCGCGATTGCGATGCTAGCGCGTTCGCATCTACTTTATACTTCGTCAGCAGTGCGAGCGCTTTGTCGCTCATGCTGCTAAGCGCTTCGTTGTAACGCTCATGAGTGCGAGCGCGCATGAATTGCTTTTCATGCTCTGCGCGCTCTTCGTCGTTTTGTGCAACTTCGATGCGCGCTTGCGCTTGCTCTTTAACGTCGCGTTCGTTTGTTGCTGCTGCTGCGAATGCGTTTTTCAGGGCTTCGATTGCTTTGTTAGTAGTAGTCATTTTTCGTTCTCACTTTGTTTAGCTGATTAGTTTTAGTTTTTACTGCTTTGCTGCTCTCACGACGTAGCATTATTTCAGCGCGTCTCGCGAGGTCAGACTTGATCAAGTTTTTAAAGAGCGTGTCGTTGTTCGACGTGACTATAGTCTCAAATGCTGCGATTCATTGCAAGCGTTATTTTGAAATTTTTTTAGGTTTTTTCGTCTTTTTTTCTGATCAAAAAATGATCAAAAATAATTCAAAAAAATTTCATTTCAGCGCTTGCGTTCTTCATTGCAAGCGCTATAATGAACACATAAACAGCAGACAGCGAGACACTGAAATGAACGACACTAGCTAGCACGAACCTCGCGACGCGCGACGTGACATCGCGCGACTCCCGCCGAGACAGTCAATCCGGCGGCGAGACCCTGGAACCAGCCCGGACGCTGCCGCCCCGACGCGAAAGACGGCGCCCCTGGCACCCCGACGGTGCGCAAGCGCGGCAGAGTGGTTTTTTGGCGGTGCGGAACCGGGTTCCATCTGGCGGAACCCAGGCCCGAAAAACCGCCGCGGCGCGCAGTTCCGCCTGGCGGAAAAACCGTCCATCTGGCGGAACCCGCCTGGCAAAACCCTTGACCGCCTGGCGGAACGGGTTTCCGCCTATAGGGCCGGCGGCCCGATTGGGCCACGGCCCCCTGCCGCGGCGCGGGTGAGCGGAAAACCGGGCGCCAGTCCTATATGGCGCGCCATAGGCGGTCCCAGTCCTAAATCGGCCCCTATGGCGATCCCAAACTTCCCACGGCTGATATAAACGGCAAAACAGCGAACACATGGCTCGCTGTCTTGAGTGCGGCGGATTAGAACTCGATGGGATGGTTGAGCATGTCTTGCGGCACTTCGTCGAAGTGGTTCTCGTACAGCTCGGCATAAGCAAGCTGTTCTGGCGACAGAGTAAGACTGTTCTGGCACTTTGCTTCGTACAAGACGGCAAACAAACTGGCATCGACGGTTTTGCGCTCAGTGGTGGTCACTTCAACGGTGAACTCGTCGGTGGCTTCATTGTAGTCAACGGCAATAATCTGGTTCTTTTGCATTTTCTGGTTCTCATTTAGCTGATGGCTGCAGTCTAGCGCTGCAGTAAGAGCATTATATAGCGCTGAGACTGGCAAATCTTGCGCTGGTGAGCTTTTCTTGATGTTTCCCAAGGGGATGTACTGGGTACAGCGCCACGGCTCTTATAGCGCTTTATACGAGTGCGCCCGTGGCCGGAATTTGGTGGACTGGACTCCGGCACACATGCGTGTAGCCGGAATCTCAAGGACTGGACTATGCAGCCAGCTGATCGTCGAGGTAAGCGTTGATCTGGCCTTTTACAAAGGCGGTGGCAGCTGCCGGGTCAAGAAACTTTTCCTGGTGAACGATTTGACGGTCACACACTTGATACTGGGTCACAAGGGTGCCTCCCAGCTCAAGGTGATCAACCAGGAAGCGATCCCCCATAAAATCGATCACGGTGTCAGCGTCACTGGTCAGATCAGCGACTTCTTGTGCGGTGAGATAGACAAACTGGCTCATATCACCCCCGAATCAGTGCAAAGCGTTCTTTGGTACGCGACACCGGCTCTTGCTTGAAGGTGTCAGCCTGGTAAGTGCCGTTTTCGACTTCTTTGAGGTAGTTTTCCCACTCTTCTTGCTTGAGGTTGTGAACCTTGTGGTGAACCCCCAGCTGTATCTTCTCCCGCACATTGCACGACGACAAACTGGCGTAGCGCACGACTTCGCGGCCGGACTCTTCAAATTGCTTGGTAGCAGTAGCCAGCAGATCACGCAGCTCGGCTTTATTCATGGTGCAGATTCCCATAATTCAGTTCCCATTTCTGTTTAGCTGATTGATGCCGCAGCGTCTAATGCGCTGCTGTGTGTAGTGTATCAAGTCAGTAACGGCATAGTTAGCTGGGATAGTGGCGTTTCACAATTGCCGTGGTCACAGATCAGCCGCGGCACATGACTGAGCAAGACAAACCCGGTTATCCCGGGTCTGCTCTCTGGTTTAGGCGGCGAGCTGCTGCTGAATCTTTTCAAGGTGCTCAATGGCATGAGCGTGGCTGCGATGCTCTGCGTGGCTGCGCAGCAGCAAACTGGCTGCAGCAAACTCCCAGACAACAACGGGCCAGATCAGACCTCCCGTAAAACGACTGTCACGCAGAATCAGGTAAATACTGCCGTTGAACTCATGCCGGCTCAGACAATCGCTGTCGTTGGCGAGCATGTTGAACATCTGCTCTTCGCGGCTCTCTACGAGGTCTTCCCATTCACGCTCTTCTTGGCGGTCAAGCGCGTCGAGGTAAGCCAGGTCTTCGTCGGTAGGGATTTCGATTTGGTAGGACATGGGACTCTCCCGGTTAGCTGATATACACGGCAGCTGTCTTGCTGCTCTGCGTGTATTGTCTCGCGCTAAACGTGGGGAGTCGGGCTTGGGACGTGGCAATCGTATATTTGCCGCGGCACGTTTTTGAGGCCAAGACCCGGTTATCCCGGGCCTGGTGTTACTGGTTACAAACCGTGCTGCTCACGCGCCTCTTCTTCGAGACTTTCGTGGTCGATCTTGACGATTTCAACCAAGCAATCGAGCGCTTGAAACGGCGTCAAGAACTCAAGCGCGGTGTGCATGTGAACGTACTCACCGTCTGTCCCTGTGAACCAGAAAGCGAAGTAAGTGCCGTCGTATTCAACAACAAAGCCGTCATCGCCTTTGTCGCCAACTTTCATGACAATCTGGTTTTGCATTTCTGCGAGCCAAAACGCATAACGCGAGGCGGACAGCATGTCGCAGTGGAAGTCTTTTACGGCCAGCGCAACAGCAATGTTTTTGGGGTTAGATTTGGCGTTTAGCATGATGTTCTCTCGGTTGTGTGCGCCGTCTCGTGCAGCGCATCTATGTATAGTGTGACTGAGCAAACACGGCATGTATCACGCGGGGCGTGGGAGCCGCTTAAATGCCGGAAACGTGATAGCCGTGGGATTACCGGGTTATGGCGGAGCCACGGTTGAACCACGGCTAAGCCACACTCCGGGATTGCCACGGCAGGGTAATGGCTCAGCAGATCACGGTTGCGCCACGGTGGAGCCGCGGGACGTGATGGGAGACTGCGGGAACGTGGCAAATGGTTCTGCCTCAACCGCTCTGCTCGGGAAGGGCGCCATATAATAAAAGGCCGCCATAGGAATTTTCGAGCCACGGCTCTGCCAAGGTACACACGAGAACCAAAAAAAGACCCAATCAAGCAAGCTCAATTGGGTCAAAGCCACTGTGAGAGTGACATCAGCTAAGTGACGGGTATTAACGCCCCGCGTCGGCGTGAATCCGGGTGTAACTGGTAAGCCTGGGATAAAACCTGGTTAAACAGTTTACGGGTTTTTCCTGGTTTCGTTTTTTTACTTTAAGTGCTTGCTAAGGCTCTTAGTCTAACCAATCTAACCTTCTCTACTCTATATCGGCTTTGTCCTATTCCCCGCTCTACTCTCCTTGACTTACCTAGTTCAGCGCTGTCTGTCTGCGCTCTCGATGAAATGAACTATACAGACTGACTACTGGTGAGTCTCGTAGAGGGTATGGGGAACAGTTGATTGCCGATGGCAGTAGTCTGGAGCCGCGGGAGAGGAACAATCCTATACTAGCCACGGCTAAACCTTGGCATAGGCACACACCACGGCAGGTAGGTAATCAGGCGTCACCCGTGGCCGGAATTTGCCGGACTGGACTCTTTGGAAAAGCCTGATATCGGAAGACCGTGGGTGTCTATAACCGTAAGAGAGAATGGGAGTGAGTGTGGGATGGTGTGTGGAATGGGAGCGTGGGTGTGTAAGAGAATTTCTGGGAGCGGTGAACGCACGATGATTTGAATACAACCCCACCACAAATCCTTACTACGTTTCCTTACTCTCTTGCTTACCCCTTACCTACGTTCCCTAACCCACCACAAATCCTTACCCTCTTCTCTTACACGTTATCTACTCTCCCTATACGCTACCCTTACCCTCTCCCTATGCCTTACCTTCTTCTCTCCTCTACCTATTCTTCACTCCCATACGTTCTATCCCTACTCCGGTATCCAGTTCTTTCTCAGAAGGTGGTTGATATCGATCACGTTGCTTTTGGTGTATTCTCCTTCGGAAATCCATACCGGGAGTGGATTTTCTTCATCGTCTTTTGGGTGTATCTGGCTCAAGAACATCAGATATTCTTCCGGGGTTTCGATTTCAATGTATTGAGCCAGAACTTCGTGGTATCCGAGTAATTCTCCTTCCTGTATGTCTTCTTTCCATTGGGAGATTGGATAGACTTCATTGCCTTTGGGGTATTCACGAATCAAGTGATCCACGAACCGTTGGTGATTTGTGCGGAACGGGATCAGGGTTGTTGGGTTTGCAGCTGTTTCGAGAGGTATAAAGGATTCATCAGGTTCACCGCGTTTCAGCCAGAACCCCGGGGTTTCGTCTTTGACTGTTATAAATACGGGATAGGCTGTAGTTTCGCCTCCCGGCGTGTGTTCTTTGAGGAACCAGTATCCTTCGCCGAGGGTGTAGATTTTGTTTTCGAGGTCGAGTTCGACGAGGTCTCTTGCTTCTGTGCTCATGGCTATCTCCTTGAGGTGGAGATAGCACAGAAGCTCAGATTTTGGCTGGAGTCAATCAAACTACACCCTTCCCAGGCATTTGCGTCATGCGAAGGCTCCGAACGATGCCGGTCTTTCTGAGTTCAGGTATTTGATCTCATTGGTGATCCGGGTGATCTCTTGTTTGGCTGTTTCTGCTCTATCAGCCATGACTCGATATTCTTCCTGGCATTCGTTGAGAACCTGTTTTGTGGCTTTGATCGCACCATATAGAGACGGAGCTTCTATGGTGCAGGCTTCTAGTCGTTTCAGGCATTCATCGATGTTTTGGGTTTCCAGGTACAGAACGCTTTGTTGGTCACTGCATTTTTTAAGGTAAGCGGTTGCGTCTTGTAGGCTTCTGGTTAGCTGCTTGATTCTTTCTTGGTTCATGAGAAAGCTCCGAACGAGTCAGGTCGTTTTGCGGGCTTGGTTTTCGCAACCATAGGGTCTTTCATCTGCAGGATCGGCTGAGCTTCGAGTTTGGTTCTGACTTGTCCGTAGAGGGCGCTATCTACTCCCAGAAACGCACAGAAAGCGTGAACAGCGTCGGGTAGCGTCGGGTAAGAGCAGTGCTCTTCCGGTGCATCGAAGAGAAAGTCATCCAGGTCTGCGTACTTCAAGACCCAGAAGCCTTCTATGGCTGTCTCAACGGTGAAGACGCTCTTGTCTTCCATCTGAATAATGGCGATCAGGTTTGATTCGTCCGTCACTTCGCTGCGAAAGTGCGCGCTGCCGGGCGGGGTGAAGCGGTCGAAGATATCTTCAACGACCTTCTCGTGGCCGTGCTCATTTCTGGTGATCAGCTGATCGAGCCAATAACAGCCGTCAGGCAGTCTTGGTAGGTAGTATCTAACGTCGGTAGTCATGAGAAGGCTCCAAACGATTCAGGTTTATTGGCTTGCTTGAGGGCGGCCGGGTCGTTGCTGGTGTAGTCGTAGTCCAGGTAAAGCCCTCTGAACGTATCGCCTTTTCTACGCATGAGCCTGAACAGGCTCTTGAGCGACCGGGTTTTGAACAGTGTGACGGCTTTTTCTCCACCCTTGATTCGGCGTATGAAGCTCCAATTGCCATCGCTGTCGCCAATCACCTCAACGGTGTAGGTGAAGTAGTTGCCGTAGCTGCGTATGTAGATCATGGACGCCTTGTCTTCGAGCATCCTGGGCGACCCGTCGTCGTATACGGGCCACAGCTCTCGCACTCCAACTTCGTCAGGACGAGGGTCGTCACCAAGCGTTAGATAGAGGCTCAGATAAAGGCGAAGCTCTTCGACGGCGCTTTCAGTTAGCTCAAGCCATCCGGGTTTTCTTAGTGGATTCATGATTGGTTCCGGGTATTGGGAGAAGCCAAGCTCCCAGTGTTTTATATATCTACTAACTAACTTATTAGTATTGTGACAGCTAGGTCTTGGGAAGTCATCACACCCGGATTTGGATGTGTAAATTGCCGACGCCCTAGAACGCTCTATAAGCGTCGGTAAACGCTGAGTGCTATCTGCGTATTCGTTTTGTGTTCCCGTTGCGTCAGCGAGCAAATTGAGCGCTTCCCGACGACGCAAAATAGCTTATCAGCGCTGAGCGAGCAGTTTGCTCCCGAGCATGAACATGGGATTAACATTTGTTGCGGTTTTGACGGGGGAAAGTCGAGTGATCATGCGGGTTACAGCCAAGAAACCGCTGACCTTTGTTATGTTCAAGGTCAACGGTTGTCGAGGGGTATTTCGAGGGTGAAAAGCTAGAGGTTATAACCTTAGAAGGTCATTTTTGAAACTAATCGCTTGCAATCGGCAGCCAGGGCAGAAATCTTTCTCACTGTATTCTCATGCCCTTCTTCGGCATCACTGTAAAACGAGTAGCGAACCATATCAAAGCGGTCGTCAACGGTCAGTCTTTCGGTGTCGGCATCGATGGTAAACACTATCGTTTCAAACAGCAGAGGCAAGCCTGAGCCGAACTGGTGATTCAGTCCAATGAAGACCGTCGAGACAAGGCAGTCGGAATCCGGGACAGTGGTCTGCTTGACCACTCGGTCTTCTGACGCCATGAAGATAGCCCACTCCATCAGGTCGTCGCACGGATAGGCGATCTTGTCTTTGAGGATGTATTTCAGGCTCATGGCTGCTCCATCACTGGCTGAACCGTTTAACGAGCTTGTCGTACACAGCTTGGCTCGTTGCGGGGCGATCACCGGCTAACCATTTAACCACCGGCTGTCGCATATCGTCGAGGTGATCCAGGTCTTCCCAGGCCCAGGCGTCAATCTCGTCATCGTCAGCCTCGAACGGATAGGCTCCGACCAGGCTGTACTTACCCTCGCATTCAGCGTCTGGAACCACAGCAAGCAGAAACTCAGCGTCGGCGATATGAGCGTATCTCGGGCCTTCACCCATCATGAGAATTTCGGCAACCAGGAAGCACAAGTCTTGCTCGACTTTCGGCAGGTATTTGGCGTACTTGAATTGATCACTGGTCATTTCAAACCCCTGCGGCTACTTCAATGCACGACTTTAAGGCTTCCGCCCAATCTTCAAAGCTCATACCGATTTCTTCGTGAGACACCGTACCGTCATCGCGAAACTCAAACCCGGCGTTGCGCATCACTTGAAACACCTCTTTGAGCTTGATAAGCCGGTCATCTTCGGCATTCGGGTCGAACCACTCGATCACTGTCCAGTCGTGGCTGACCTCAGAGTTGTCATCTGCGGTGCGCCAGGTGCAGTCGCTCTCGTCTACCGCAACCAGCTGATGCTCTTGAATGCCTTTGGTATGCCAGTGCTGCAGTCTGCACAACACTTTGGCACCGACTTGAGGCATGCGCTGATTGGCGTCAATCCAAGCGCCGATAATCAAATCGCTCATGACAGCACCACCAGAAGAGGCTGCGCAGCGTCAAAGCGAGCATGATCGAAGCCTTCTTCCCAGGGTAAATGCCCGTTGGCGTCTGACCACACCCACTGCACATACTGAGGCTTGTCCCAGCCAGCGTTCGCAGCGTAGACCTCGCCCTGAACCGCATACTTCGCAGCCTTTTCACGATCAGCGTTGATCACAGCCATCGGCAGGTTGAACCAGTCGTTGAGCGTACACGGCCCGGCGTCACGAACCTTCTGATTGACGATTTCGTCGTAGTATTGGTTGATCAGCGGCATGATCATCTGCGGCGGAAGCGAGAACACAATGACTTCCGGCAAGCCATGCTTGGCAAACCCAACGGTGTACACGAAACCCGGGCTGTCTTTGTCGCCACCGATCCCGAATACGCTCAGACCACATCGCTCGACGTTGGCGCGGATGACTTCTTGAGGGTTGTACGGCATGTGATTCTCTCTGTTGTGATTAACTATGCGCTTAGTTTACACAACAGAGAGTGGGGGTGGAGCTGGCTACTGCGAAGCCCGCTCGTTTGCCTCGATCAGCTGCTCGATCTTCATGGCGTCACTTTCAACCACGTCGAACCAGATGACCTGCTTGTCGTTGTTCAGGGAGAAGGATACCCGCCAGGCGTGAGGAAATGGGTTCACCGAGACAGTGAACCCCGATCGATCCCCCAGAGTGATCATTGGGCCGCCAAACACACTCAGCAGCCAACTATCACCCAAAGGGCCGAATGCGATCTTCACCCCAGAGGTAGTGAAGAAGTGAACAATATCGGCGTCAATCCTTTGGTTGTCATCCATTTAGGTCTTCCGGGTCAATGATCTGATCGTGGCAGTCCTTGTTATGCTCTGGGTCGTATACGCCCAACCTCTGCATAACCTGCATCAACTGAGTCTTATGCCCCATTTTCTCAAGCAGAACAAGGCTCCCCACGCACTGCTGCTCATGGCCTGACTGGGTGTAGACCTCGTTGCCGTCTTCGTCCCAGCTGACAGTGCCGCCTTTGTTGCCGTACACAGTCTTATGGCACATGAAACTCGACGACTCGCCAGACAGCAGCTCCTCAACGATACCCGGCACTCGGCCGGGACTGAGTTGAATAGCCTGGCTCTTGTCCTTCAAGAACGGACAGTTTGCGCATGGCTTTTTCAGCGCGTAGGGATTCCATTTGCTCACATCATGCTCCCAGCGCCGCTCGATCACGCCAAGCGGCCCAATCTTGTTGAGGTCAACCACCTCGTTGTCCGTGATTAGAGGTTAAAAAGACCACTCTCAGTCAAGAATGGTCAGGATGCTTTGAATTTCAGGGTGCTTGAACTGCTGGGTTTGAATGAACTGAAGCAGCTCCTCGTCAGTCGCTGGACGGCAGCCGTCAGTCGCCGAAGCGTCAATGACGAAGTTCAACCGACCAAGCAGCCCGTCACGAACGGCGTGGAAGTGATCGTGAGCCAACTGATTCAGCCTACTATCCACGTCGTAGCTATTCTGACAGAGACCGGACAGCGCCATCAGCCAGGCAGCGTAGGAGATAGCCTCAACGGTCGTTGTAACATGGCTTTGATTGCCGGCAACAATGCTTACTCGATCGGTCTCAGGGAAGACCATCGCAACACCGCCATTGGGGTATTTGCGATATTCCCAGGCACCGCCTTGATAATGGTCGGTGATCTTGCCAAGCATGTTGAAGGTTATGGTCTCAAGCCATACTGCAGACTCGCCGAATATCTTGCCGATCGGATTCTCTTGCTCCGGGATTACCTCGTAAGGCTTCTTGTCCTGCATAACGCTCTCCTAAGCTGTGCGTCTTTCGATGCGTTGATTATCTCAAGCGCATCGAGGGGGAGATACAGCGGGAGGCGGCTTAGTCGCAGGAGCCAGTATTTACCCGATTGATGTACTCAAGTGCCTCTGGTTTGCCAAACTTCTGCCGGGTGTAAACGTCAACCTGTGTACCGCCTTCAACGGGTCGGCCTTTAAACACATGGAAAACGCTGCTCATTGGATAGATGCCATAGGCAAGCGGGTACAGGTCAAGTTTGAAGGTCTTGTCTTCGTCGTAGTAGCGGCCTTGAGGCATGGTTGAGCCGCACCCAGGCATTGATTCAAGACTCTCAAGCACCTGCCGCGGCGACTGGTCGGCAATAAAATAGGAACCCAACATTGGTTCGCCATTACTGCCAGGGGGAGCGAGTGTACAGCCAGTGGCGAAGGAGGCTACAGCCAACACAGCAAACAGCTTTTTCATGGTTCTCTTCCTTGTTGAGCGCTTCCCTGCGCCATTGTTTCAGTTACGACAGCAGCTTTGTCAGGCGCGCTTCTTCGTCAGCCAGCAGTTCGCTGACGGCTTGAAGGTTGCGCGTGAAGTGAGTGACTTTGCCATTCGCCTTGTCGCAGAAGTTCGGATCACAACTGCCAGGCTCTTTGCAGGTGTCACACACTTTGGCGCAGGCATCATACAGCTGTTGCTGAGCCGCTTTCACCAAGCCTTTCAGCATCTTGCGCTTGAACAGCACCGCAAGAATGATCGGCAGATTTGTCAGAATGCGGAAAGCTCTCATGAGGCGACCACCGCTTCTAGCTGAACAGCGGCGCCGGCTGCAATCAGTTCGTCAGCCAACGGCTGCAGCTGCTCAACACTGGCGACGACACGAAGACCGACGGAGGTGCCGCTGTTGCTGCTGGCGTGGGTATAACTGATAACGTCGAAGGATTCTTCCTCGTTGAGCGCCAGAGCGTTGTAGCCACCGCGAGGCTTGATCTTGTGAGTCACCAGCTTCAACTGCTCGAAAGTGCCTTTGGCTCGCAACAGAGCGACGGAGGTAGACGGCTTCTCTGCCTGTTCTGCCTGAGTAACAACGGTTTTACGACGGGGTTTTGTAGTCATATAGCACCTATGAAAATTGTCCAAAATGAGTGGCTGGATTGGCCGGAGTCTTGGGTTCTGACGCTTCCACTTCTGACGCCGACTCTGCAGTCCAATCCAAACCATGCTTGATTGCGCAAGCCGGACAGAGTGATCTGTCCGACTCGTAGTGGTTGTTGGCCTTGTACAGCTTCACTGGTCGCTGCGCGCTGGTGCATTCACAGTCATCGCAGCGCAGCACCAGCTGATCCAGGATTTTCTGGGCGTTCGCCCTGGCCCGCTCTCGCTGGTTCTTCTTGGCCTTCTCGATGACCGAATCCAGTCGATACTTGGAGGCGGACGCACCCGGTGCGTAACCTCCTCTCTTATGCCTGCTCATTACGCCACCTTGAGCCTGCCGTCTTCGAGAAGTCCGGCAATGATGTACTGGAGCAGTTCGCTGGTGAACTGGGTTTCCTCGATCTTCACGGTGCAAGCCCGATTCGGGCAGCGAGCGAACGCTCGGGCATCGTTCAGTGCCTCGTTGAAGTCCTTAAAGAACACCGGGCACAAGACGCCATTTTCATCATGGCCAAGTCGAACATAGACCGGCTTCTTTGCCTCAAACCCAACGCGCACATAAAGCATTCCCTGGTCGAACTCGTCTTTCAGGTTGAAAACCTGAGCAATGAAGCTCACCGAATGATCGTGCTTGGAGGCACCTGATGATTTGTTTTTCATTTGTTCACCTGCTGATTTGTTTGTGTAAGATCAGCTTAAATATAACTAAGCGGTTAGTATATCGTCGGGGCAAGGCGAATAGTCAAGCCCATTTCCCATAGTTTGACCTGGCTTCGATTTCCTGGAAGGTCTTTACCGCGTCTTCAACTTCCTGCTTTTCTGCGGCCACCGCTTTAAGCAACCCAGCCAGTTCGGTAACAACAAAAGCCTTCAAGCGCTCTTGAAACGAAGGCAGCTCTTGCTCACTCACGACAATCTCCTTTGGATCAAGCTCTCAGAACGCGCGGCATTGCGCGTTCTCTTTCAACGTGTGCGCTGTCAGCGCATCATCTGCAAAATGCTATCAGCGCGCGAATTACGCGCTTGCCGCTGCGCCCCCTCTGCTCGTTTCAGATACGCATCGATGTTGTCCAGCCAGGACAGATCAAGTCGATACTTCATCCGACTGCGAATTGCCCAAACTTCCAGGCTGCGCGCTGCGTATTCGTCAGCCAGCTCGATGGGCCAGCTGTTCACTTTCGCCAAGTGCTTGAGCGCCGGCATGAGGTAGCCCTGCTGCATAGCCAAGCCAATGTGCTTCACACGATGGCAAGACGGGCAGAGGGAAATCAGACCGTCGAGTCGCTGCACCCGGTTCTCGTCGTCGTAGTGCCAAATCTCATGACACTCAACGGGGTGTTTCTTCCCTACCCCGCCGCAAATCTCACAGCGGTTGCCAGCCAGCGCGTAGCAGGCTTTCTTGGTCGTCGTCCACTGAGCAGTCGTGAATCGGCTGCGCAGGTTGTCGTACCACTGCGATTCCGGCACCAACTCGATAGTCAGCTTTGGCGGTTTGTATGGGTGAAACGGGTTGTGAGTCATGCGAAGGCTCCTGTGTAGTCAGTTTCGCCAGTTCAGACCTTGCTCCAGCCATCTGGACGTGGAGCTTGCAGAAACAACAAAGCCTGCACGTCTGTGCAGGCTTAGTAAGTGGTTAGTGTATCACTCGACCGCAAACATCGGCAGCAGAGTGCTATTGGGGTTGGCAACCAGCTTGCCCCCGTCATTGACAACCAGGTTCAGCACCTGAATCAGCTTCATCAGCTGAGTGCATTGGCTGTTGGAGGTGCCAATGCTGTAGGGGCGAGCCAGATAGGCATCACGCAGCGTCCGGGAGGAAATCTCACCGTGCTTGACGAGGATATCCATCGCAATCGAGGTGTAGTTCGACAGTGACGCCCCATTCGCCAAGTGAGCGAAGAAGTTCACAGCCTTCTCCTGAATCTTCTTGGGCAAGCTGTCAATCTCGTTCAGCTTGGCTTCGATGCGAGCCTCAAAGTCGGCAGGGTCGAGAGCGGCGTCGTCCACGTCCAGCGCCAAGTAGTCGTTCAGCTTGGCACCCAGCGCAGTGCGCAGTGCTTCGGACTTCTTCACACCGACCGCAGCGATGCGCTTGGTCTTCGGCGGGGTGCGCTTCGGGTTCACGCCGCCAGTGACGAGAGCGGATTCGTCCGGCACCGGGCTGGACATTTCGTCGAGTTCAGCCAGCGCTTCCATCTTCGCATGCTCGATGTTGGCAGCGTTGCCGGCATCGATCATTTCGGCTTCGGTGATTTCAGCTTCTTCGACTGGCTCGTCGATAGTCAGCTCACCTTCCAGCTCGCTGAACAGCGCGTCCAGCTCGTCGATTTCATCGACGGCAACTTCTTCGACAAAATCGGTAACTTCTTCGATGGCAACTTCAACAACTTCTTCTTGAACTTTCAGAGCGGTGTTAGTCATGGTAAATCTCCTGGTTTTGATTAAAGGAAGCGCTGTTTAAATTTGTTTCGCGCTTCAACAATTTGAATATTACGCGCTCTCCTATGGGGGATAAACAGCTCCGATAGGATTGCCAGAAGTTTCCCACTTAATGCACTATCATCACCGGATCAGTGATAAACAAGTTGGCGCCGTCAGTCATGTAGTTGTCGGGATTACCAAGATCGAGCGCCACACTATGTTCAGTTGTTTGGATGAACTCGCGAACTGCGCCAAGTGCAGAGCAGATCGACTTGCTGAACATACGGGAGTTGATAACTTGGTTCAGAGATTCGGCATAACTGCAGCCACACGGCATCGCCCCAGACTCAATCTCACCCTGAGCAATGAGGTGAGAAACAGTCGCCCTCACCGCGTCACGCTCAAGCACCATTCGATCATGATCGCGCCAAGTCAGAGGCGTCAGCCGTTGAATCTCCAGCAGCTGCAGATCGCCCACATCAGCCAGGTGCAAATGGCCGTGATGACAGACGAAGCCTGGAATACCAGCCCGGCCCCCAAACTGCTGAATGAAATCCGCAGAAGCCGGGCAACTCGTGAGCTTCAAGACCGTGTTGTTGCACAAGCCATCGAAGACAATGGAGTACATGCCAAGCCCGAGAACGGGCCGATCAGCGAGGATCGGCATGCTCTTGACGATGGCAGGTACGTCGCTCAACTCAAAGACAGAATCGAACTCGGCGATCATGACCAGCCTCCAAGCGAAATACCCTTGCTGGCGGCAGCCTTCTCGACTTCTTCGTTGACTTCCAGCTTGAGCGGGCCAGTCTTCGGCCCAAGTTCGTTGCCTTCCTGCACCAGCGTTGTCTCGCCAGTTTCTTCGTCCATATCGATATAGCTTTCGGTGTACGTCAGCAGCATATCCTCAAACGCTGACTCGGCCGCGCTCCGGGTGCGGAAGCTCTGACTGGCAGAAGGATCAACTTGCCAGCCTTTGTCGATGGTTTCTTCTTCATCCCACTCGCTCTTGCGCTCGATCAGGCGATTGAGAACCTGGATTTCATGGGAGTGACGATATTCTGCAGGCAAGTCTTTGCGATAGCGGCCGATCCAGCGCAACTGAACCCAAATCTTGCCGTTGCGATACTCTTTGAGAATGAAGTTCTTGCCGGCTGACTCTTTCTCCCAGCCTGCTTTGGTTAGACCTGTACCATCGATGTTTTGATAGATATACATACGCTTAGCCTAAGTAATTGGTTAGTGATTCAACCCAACAAAAAGAGGACGCAATTAAGCGCCCTAATACAATTTCAGCTAAACGTGAGAGGTAGACCCCTCACGCCCATTATGATTCAGCGCCGGCCAGGAAGGCAACAGGGTCTTTGAAAAGGCCCGTCTTCACGCCGTTCCAGTAGCAGCTTTCAAGCACCTCAACGTCATAGTCGGCAGCGTGAGCAGCATCCGGGTCGTAATCCACGCCCGTCGCCCAAGCCAACTCACCCAGATTCGGCACCTTGCCCATCGAAGTGCATGCCCTGCCGTTCTCCATCGTGCAGAACACCTGGAACTTCGGCATCGCGAACCCGGCTCGCACCAGCTCCAGCGCGATAAACGGCGCGTCAAACGCCGCGTTGTGCGCAATGAAGATGTTCGCCTTATTCATGATCTTCTCGATCTTCGGCGCAACATCCTCCCAAGTAGGCATGCCAACCAGATCGGCGCGACTGATGCCATGAACAGCCTGGGCGCCTGGATCGATATCGCGTTTCGGATCGATCCGCTGACACCATGAACCCACCTTCTTAGCGCCTGTCGCAGCGTTGTAGCGCCATATACCCACTGCGAACTCGATGATTCGATGGCCGTCTTCTTGTCGAAGGCCCGTCGTCTCGATATCGCCTACTGCAATCACAACGTCGGTCATGATTTGTACTCCTCGAAGCCCAGTTTCTTCATTTTTGAAACAAGTAGCTTGCTATGCCCACTAGCGGCAACAACGCCATCTAGCTCCTGGCTGAAATCAAACTCCTGCTCTTTCTGCTTACCGTTCATTGTCGCGATCAGCGTCACCTTCTCTGTCCGGGTGTTCGTGACAATCACGGCGACAGCCTTGCTGACGCTGTTACGCATCAACGTCATGTAGTAGCCGGATGTGCCCAGCGACTGACGCTTCTCGCGCACCCAATCGCTGTATTCTTCGGGAATCAAGCCGAGAGTGGCTTTGTCGAACATCGTCAGAGCGGTGAAAGCAGCGTCGTCAGAAATGGCACCGCGACGGTGTTCGTTCTCAAGCCAAGACAGTGCTTCGCCTGACTTGCGAACAACCTCCGACTGATAGTCGTACTCCAATGCCTCTTTCATATTCACCTCATGCAATAACTAACTGCTGACTGAGATTATCAGTCAGCAGTAGTGGCAGCTCAATAGATGATCAGCAGTTGCCGAAGGGCTTCTACTCGGTCATGCAGATCGATGCTCGTCAGCTTGGCGGGTTCAACGTCAGCAGCGATCATACTGCCCAACAACAAACGATGGAACTTGGCACGATACGGCGATGCCAGGTTCGCTCGCAGCTTCTCAGTCTCACCCGGGGCCGCCAGCAGCACGTTCGGCGTGATTGCGACCTGGTGGAAGTGCTCGCGATAGGCTCGAACGCAGCGCGAGATATAGCCATCAACCTGATAGCTGACCTGATCGCTCACGTCGGCATAAGAGTCAACGTCTGCCAGCGTGTAGGCAATCAGATCGAACGGAGTGCGATCGGTAAAAGCGATCTGACCAGCCGCTTCGCCCCACTGCAGGCTGAGCACTTTCAGCACCTCTTCCTGCACCGCAAGCCGATCTTCAAACGACATAGGCTTGGCCGGGTCAAACCCCATTTTGCGGAACACGTCAGAAGTGCTGGTCGGGACAAACGCCCCGTTCAGCTCTTCTGCAGCCAGGCGTGCCAGTGTCGTCTTACCCGTGCCATGAACCCCAGAAATACCGATCAGCATCAAGCTGCCTCCACCCGACCCAAGCCGGCGAACTTCTCAAGTACGATACGGCTCCAGTTCTCCAGCTTGTCGCTGTACTTGTCCAGCAGCTCTTTGGCGGTCATCGGCTCGATGATTTCCAGGCTCGGCTCGTTGGCGGTCACAACAACGCCGGCCGGCAGTTGCATCATCAGACAGATGCCCAGATGCACCTTGCCCACTTCATTGCTGTCATCAGCGATCAAGCCAATGTCATAGACGGGCAAATCAACACCGCCAGAGGACATGGTAAGTTCTTCGCTCAGCTCGCGACTGACGTTGGTCATGATGGTCTGGTTCAGATTGATAATGCTGTCATTCGTGAACACCACATCAGCCAGATCAATGTGACCACCGAAACCGACGCTGACGTTGCCAAGCAGACGTTCTTCACCAACACCTTTCGCACGGAAGTAGGGAATGAACACAGTGGAGCCGTCTTCGCGCTGCTGCGTCAGCAGAACGTAAGGTAGAATCTGGCGATAGTCGCTGCAGGTTTCCAGGAAACGGCGCTGACGGATGACCAGCGACCCGGCGACAGCTTCGCAGAAGTCGCCCAAGCCGATCTGGCTCAAGCCCTGCTCCAGACCAGAAACCATGTTGTCGTAAACGGCATCAACAGCCAGGATGTATTCAGAGTGTTTCATTACTTAGCCTTTCTTGCGTTGTCGGAAATGATGATGTTGAGGTAGTGCGTCAGAGCAGCCATACGAGGCTCCGGCTGATCGACGGCGAAGCGAATGTCCAGCTCCCTGCCGTTGTTGGTAACAATCGTCACCGAGTTGCGCAGACGGTGCAGAACGTAGCCAGTGATCATCGAGCAAGTGACCCGGTGAGTGCCGGCGTCGCATTCATCCAGAATCAACACCCCGTCAACAACGCGAACACAGTCTTCACGGAAGTTGAGGCTGTTGATGTAGATGAAGCTGACAAGGAGCTGATCGCCAGGCTTGACCGTACTCACTTGAGCAGTCACTTCCCGCTCAAAGAAAGCGCCTGACATTTTGTTGCAGATCGCGCGGATCAGGTCTTCGGCGTCGCAAGCAACGGTCTTCGGGTTGATCAAGCCACTCGGTTGATAGTCGAACACGGCAACATAGGCGCGGTCGAACGTGATGGTCTTGCTTGCCAAAACATCGCTGTACAGCTGAGCGCCGCCGCAGATCGTGTAGCCAGAAATGTTCATATCTCTGGTCAGCGATTCAGCCAGCATGAGCGCATCTTTCAGCGACTCGACCATAAAAAGGAAAGGCGCGTTTTCGCTGCTACAGACCATCGGAGTCTTGCCGATGACGATCATGGGCCGGGAGAACGACAGCTTGATCTTGGCGTCGAGCATTTCCTGGGCAGTCTTGGTGCCGCAGATCATTGCAGTCATAGCCGTGAAATCAGCGAATCGGCGCATATCTGCTTTGCAATGCACCAGCAGACCATCGTCAGAGCCAATCACGCCATTACCGTTAGTGGCAATTGCTATTTGGGAAATCATGCAGACCTCACACAGAGATAGGAGCTTTGATAGCCGGCAGCGGGTTGTAACCAATCAGCTTGATATCGTCGAAGCCAATGTCCTCTACACGCGAGAACTCACCTTCAATCTCAAGCGTCGGTGACTTGGGAAGCCTGACGCCGGGCGTGTTCTCGGATCGACCGATCTGCTCTTTCACCTGATCAACGTGGTTGGTGTAGATATGCGCATCACCGGCTGTCCAGATGAACTCACGCGCGCTCATGCCAGTGACTTTGGCAATCATGTGCGTCAGCAGCGCGTAACTGGCGATGTTGAACGGCACACCCAGGAACATATCGGCTGAACGCTGATACAGCTGGCAGGACAAGCCAAGTCGCGGAACGCCGGCATCGTCCATCAGCTTCATTTCGTGAGCCTCAACCTCGTCATTGACCAGGCGAGTGTGATTGCCCCAGTCCAGACCGTATTTGCTCGACAGAGCCAAGCGCTCGCCGTAAGTCAGCTCCTGAACAAAGAACTGGAACATGGTGTGACAAGGCGGCAGCGCTTGCAGACCATTGGCTGCGTTCTCACGCGGCGACACTGAGGTATCAGGCAGCACAGTCGGGTTCCAGCCACTGACGATATGACGACGGCTGAACGGGTTGTTGCGCAGATCGTTGATCACGTTGGCGATCTGATCGATAACGTGATCGCCGGCCGGCCAGCTGCGCCACATTGCGCCGTATACCGGCCCCAGGTCGCCGTTGTCGTCAGCCCACTCGTTCCAGATTTTGACGCCGTTGTCGTTCAGATACTTGATGTTGGTATCGCCTTTCAAGAACCAGATCAGCTCGTGAACGATAGCGGGCCAATGCACCTTCTTACTCGTCAGCAGTGGGAAGGTATGTGCCAGCGGGAAGCGAAGCTGCGCGCCAAAGATACCGATGGTGCCGGTGCCAGTGCGGTCTTCGCGCAAACGACCGTTCTCCAGAACATGCTTGAGAAGATCGAGGTAAGTGTAATCGTGGGTCATGTAACTAAACCATTAGTGAGTGTTGAGGTTAAATCAAAGATCGTCGTAGTCGTCCATTTCGTCGTACACCGGGTCATCTTCGTCGTACACCGGGTCTTGATCTGGGCCGTCTTCATCGATTTGGATGGTTTCGCAATCAAGGAAGGTGTCGGCGCACTCTTCTGCCCTGGCTTCAACCGCAAACAGAATGCAGGCGAGAATCAGAAGTCCGGTGACAATGCCCAGAATCTCCCATCGAGCGCGACTCTTGCCGGCAATGTAGCCTTCGACATAAGCCTTCTCTGTCTCGCTATTGGCGAGAAAGCGTTTCACGTCATCAATAATGCGCTCGTAACTCGGCATATCAGACCTTCCGCTTGTAAACGTGGAGAACGAAGGTGTCGCCCTGCATCAGCACGGTGTCGATGAACTCGTAGCTCTCTTTCAGAACCTCTGCTGCAGTTTCGGTCAACTCAGCGCCTGTCGCCAGCAGAGCGAACGTCTGCGACTTGATTTCAGTGTCGCCTACAGCCACCTCAGCCCAGCATTGCAGCGTGTTGTATTGAGCCTTCACGCTGATGATCTCGGCGCTTTTGGGCAAAGCAATCGTGCTCAAGCTCAGGTGAGTATGCTGACCGGGGGCCATGAAGGTGCAAGGGATATCGTACTTGTAAATAACAGTATTCATGCAGGGAGTCTCTGGTTGTGTTTAAGAGCGCTTAGCCCAACAAACTAAGCGCTTAGTTAGTTAATCTTACACAGTTACTGCTGGGTTGTCACTGCGTCAGCGTCGTTTACCGTCTCTTCACCGTACACCGGGAAGCAGCTGATCGAATCGCGATAGGTGAAGCAGCGCACGTCGTCGCCGTACACCTCACGAACATGGCTCGGGCGGACAGCGGCGTAGGTCTGGATCAGGATCGCCGAGATAACGACGACCAGAATCGCAGTCCACAACCAGTTGACCAGGCGTTTACTTGCAGTTGGTTTTTCTTGGTTCATGCTTTGCTCCTTCATAAATACTTACCGTTTGAATTGAGAAGGGCGGCCTAAGCCGCCCCTTTGATTACCAAGTCAGAGGTTCGTCGTCGTAGTCCAGCACCTTCTGTTCAAAGAAATTGCTCTCGATGCCGTGCTCTCGCAGGTAGTTTTCGCACCAGGCGAGCGGGTCTTTGGTTGCTTCCGGGAAGATCACCCCCAGACCAACCGCTTGTGCGTAAATGTTGGTCAGATACTTCACATGACCTTCAACGATTTCGTTGGTCATGCCCAGGATGCCGCCATTGATGATGTGCTGGCCCCACTTGATTTCCATCAGCGCGGCTTCACGCATAATCTGCGCGCAGTCTTTCAGCACTTCTTTGGTGAACAGCTCCGGCCGCTCAGCGCGCAGGTCGTGCCACATATAGTTGAACATGCGCAGGTGATTCAGCTCGTCACGGTTGATGTAACGGATGTTCTGCGCACAGCCGCCCAGCTTGCCGCGCTTGTGGATCACATAGAACAGCTTGAAGCCCATGTTGAAGTAGATGCCTTCAAGAGCCTGGTTCGCAGCGATGGCACGAACGAAGTTCTCACCGCTGTAGTCCCGGCCCAGCAGCTCTGCCATGCGAATGATGTGCTCATTTTTGGCGCGCAGCACTTCGTCGGTCATGAACAGGTTGTAGGTGGCGATGGGGTCCATATCCAACGACACAATCATGCGGTCGTAGGTGAGGACGTGAACCTCTTCCTCGTAGGTCTGGCGAACGATCGCCATTCGATACTCGGGACAGGTGATGTGCGTACCAATGGAGTTGGCCAGCGTGTTCAGCTGGATACCATCCAGGTTCGACAGAAAGCCAAGCGCTTTCTGAACGCCAATCTGTGTCTTGGTATCAAGCTCGCGATACTGACGCAGGTCGTCCACAAGCGGAACGTCCCAGTGCTTCCAGTCGTCGCGCATGCACTTTTCCATCAGGTCAAGCGGCTTGCGATACTTGGCCGGACTGATCTGCATCAGCTTGTCTTCCGGCCCCTCGATGATTCGGCGTTCATCGAGGGAGATAAAGCGGAGTTCACTCATTTACTGATTGTCCTTACTGAACGGTTTGGGGAGCGGCAAACACTGATTTGCCTTTGGATTTCAACTTTTCGACCTGATCCAAGTCAGCTTCGCCACAGCCTGCTACTTTGTCGTCGGCAAGCGCTTTTTCGGCAAAGCTGACGCCTTCTTGGCAAGCCTGGTTGAGCGAATCAATCTGAGAGTCAGGGATAAGCGGGAAATACTGGGCGCTGTGAAGCGTCGCGGCGGCGACTTCAATAGCCACCATCTGCTGCCTGGCTCGGCGTTTCGCAAATTCGCAGTCTTTCAAGCCGAGCATCTTGGAGAACGCATCAAGCCAGCCATACAACATCGACAAGGCGGCGGCGTGTTCCTTCGACAGAGCTTTCACGTCTTTGACAAGGTGCCCGTCACTATCGAAGCCGCCGAGTTCATTCAGAGCCTCGCGGCCGGATTCAAAAGAGGACTTAACCTCCTTGCCAAACTCCTCTTCGCCTCCAACGTCAGTCAGCATTGCTGGAATAGACCTGGAAAGGGTCTCAATGGGGCCGCCGGCGACCGGGCGTATCGCAGTCATGGGCTTACCTCTCCCAAGAGCCTCCAGCGAGTCGAACTTGCCGCCGACTTCCACAATTTTGGTGCCGTCACGACTGATCTCGGCGATCACGTCATTCAAGTCGAAGGTTTCCATCAGTTCTTCCGGGCGCATTTTGCAAATTCGCTTTGAAGCCAGGAAGCTCAAATCCAGCACCGCGCGGTGGCGAACAGCATTTAGGTTGTGCATCGCCCTTCTTACGTTTTCGGCAGCCTTTTCAGAGGGGCCTTCTTCGCTTATGACGGCGATAAATTCACTAACGGCTTTTTTGTAAGCCTGGGAAGACTTGTTGAAATTGTCTTCCTCAGAGGTCGCGCAAGCGTATTCGTCCACAAGCACGGGGGTTTCAGCGATAACCGCAATCGCGTCGAGAGCGCCTTGCTCAATATCGTACAAGGTTTTTTTCGTCATGGTTTATACCTAACTAAGTGCTTAGTTTGAGGGGAGGACGCTAGCCCTCCCCCATTCGTGCTTCTCTCTCTACACTGCAATATTAACTAATTGCGTAGTTAGTTGACAGTGCGGGAAGAGATTTCCCTACTGACAAGCCTCGCACTCAAATTCAGCTATGGCCGGCGCCTTGTGAGCGACCCGCTGATCGACGCGCTCCATATCGCCGTTCTTCTTCTGGTTGCGCAGGTAGTAGGTGGTTTTCACACCCAACTTCCACGCAAGACGATACCAGGCGTCAAGATGGCGACCGCTGAACTCGCGACGGCGGTAGATGTTCAGAGACTGGGACTGATCGATCCACTTCTGACGGCGGGCAGCAGCGCGAATGCTCCACTCCTGATCCACTTCCCAGACAGTCTGCTCAAGATGCGGCTTGTTGTGCTTGCGCAGCGGGCTGACCTGAACGAAGTTGCCGGACAAGTTCTCTTTGACCACCACTCGCTCGTTGATCAGCTCGATACAGGGCGTGGTGCCGACGATGTTGGAAATCGTCGCAGTCGGCGCAATCGAGGTGATGTTGGAGTTACGGATGCCAGTCTTCTTGACCTTCTCACGCAGGACGTTCCACTCAGTCTTGCTGAACAGGCGCAGGCTTTGATCGCGAGCGTGATCGATGGTCAGCTTGCCCTGGCTCCAGGTCGAACCCGGGAACGTCTCGTAAGCACCGCGCTCGATAGCCAGATCAGCAGAAGCGTCGGTGGCGAAGTAGCAGATCGCCTCAAACAGCTCGTCAGCCCAATCCAGATGCGCTTCGCTCTCCCAAGAAATGTCACACATCAGCAACGCTTCTTGGTAGCCCATCACACCCAATCCTACCGGGCGGTGACGCATGTTGGAGCGGCGCGTCTCTTCGGTCGGGTAGTAGTTGATATCGATCACGTTATCCAGCATGCGCACGGCGGTGGTGACGGTCTTGCGCAGTTTCTGGAAGTCGATCTTGCCGTTGACAACGTGGCGAGCGACGTTGACTGAACCCAGGTTGCAGACGAATACCTCGTCTTCGCTGTTGTTCAGCGTGATTTCGGTACACAGGTTGGAGTTGTGAATGACGCCAACGTGGCCCTGCGGGTTACGGCGGTTGCACTCGTCCTTGAACGTGATCCAGGGGTTGCCGGTGCGGAACAGCTTGTCGAGCAGGTACTTCCACAGATGGTCAGCCTTGACGACTTTGCGAGCCAGGCCAGCCGCTTCTGCCTGTTCGTAGGCAGCTTTGAACTCGGCGCCGTGCAGGTGATGCAGAGTTGGCACGTCGTTCGGGCAGAACAGTGACCAGTCACCATCCACTTCCAGGCGTTCCATGAACAGGTCAGGAATCCATGCAGCCGGGAAGATATCGTGCGCACGAATGTGCTCGTCGCCGGTCTTGAGTTTCAGGTCGCAGAACTCGTAAATGTCCAGGTGCCACATTTCGAGGTACGGAGCGAAGGAACCTTTACGCTTGCCGCCCTGGTTCACAGCGACCGCAACGTCATTGTAAATCTTGAGGAACGGCACCGGGCCGGAGCTTTGACCGTTGGTGCTCTTGATCGGACTGCCGCTTGCACGAACCTGAGTCCAGCTGGTGCCAATACCACCTGCGAACTTGGACAGCATCGCGTTCTGCTTGTAACCCAGATCGAAAATCTTCTCCAGGTCGTCCGGCACCATACCGCCGTAACAGCTCGACAGCTGCGGATACTTGGTTGCAGCGTTGAACAGCGTCGGGGTGGACGGGAAGTAATCGAACACCGACATAGTGTGGTAAAAGCTGATTGCAGCTGCGGTCGGGTTCTTCTCGTTGAGAGCCAGGCCCATCGCTACGCGCATCAAGAAGTGCTGCGGCAGCTCGTACACGGCGTTCTTATGACCGGCTTTCAGCGGGGTGCGCAGCAGATAGCGATCAGCGAGGGTGCGGATGCCCTGGAATGTGAATAGGAAGTCACGCTCAGGCTTGATATTGGCGTTCAGCGCGTCAAAGTCAAAGCGGTCGTCAAAAAGGCGCTCGTCAAGCTGATCGAACGAACGACCGTTGGCCAGGTAGGACTGCAGAGTTGGGTAGGTGATGCCGCCGCCGGTTACTTCTTTGTACAGCGACTGCAGGGTAAGGCGCGCCGCAACATAGTCGAAGTCCGGCTGCTCTTCGGAAATCAGGCTCGATGCGGTCATAATCAGAGCATCGGCGATTTCTTTGGTGGTCATGCCGTCGTAGAACTGGATAGTCAGGCTTGATTCCAGTTCAGATTGAGATACGTTCAGACCTTCGCAAGCCCAGCGGGTGTGCGCTTGAATCTTGGTAGGGTCGAACAGCTGACTTGAACCGTCAGCCTTGATTACTTGCATAAACGCTCCTTACTTGATGTTGTGGGTATCGACTCTGCAATACCCAGATATTGTAACTGTACACTAACGGTTTAGTTAGTCTTGACTTTCGATTTACCGAAGAAAAGATTGACTCTGATCAGCTCCCAGATTTCAACCGTGTTTTTCAACCTGCCGTAATAGGCGTAGTCAAGCGCGCCCCAGATCGGCGCTAGTAGCGGGAATACAGCCAGAGCAACCGCGGCAATCACAAAGCGGGCAATTCGCTTCTTGAGTTGGCGCTTCTCATACTCAGTCATGCCGCACCTCGCATAGTACGAACCATAGCGACAAGCGCCTGAAACTCAGGGTTGCTCAAGCCGGCGTTGATCGCACCGATGGCGTCAGCCATGTGTTCGTTCTCGTCGATCAGGCGCTTGCCCTTGACCCGCCAACCCTCAGCGTCAGGCATCTTGTTGAACGCCCAATCGATCATTTCACGCTTGGTTGCGTTCGCATCGCCGGTCGCTGCAACCTTCACTTCACGCGGGGTCAGCTCGATGACCGGGATGCGCAGCGTAGCGATCAGCATCATGCAGGCGCCGTAGGACATCATTGCTCTGGCGGACTGTGAGCCAACCGGCATTTCAACGAAGGCAATTTCAGCGCCGGCCGCAGCGTTGGACAGACCCTGATACAGCACCCGGCAACGCTCCAGATCGTCGCTGTTCTTCCGAGTCGTCTTCGACTTGCTCGGTTCAGTCTTGAACAGGTCAACGCGGTCAATCGAAAAGCTCATATTCTCCAGGTTCAGGAACCCGGAGCTGATACCTACGTTTTTCAAAGCCGGGTCAACGCCCAGCACTTTCATCATTTTGCTCATGCATCATCACCCAAACATGCCAATTGGAAATTTCTCGTTGCCGGTTCCAACTAAATTGGAGACTTTTGGCGCCGAACGGCGCAGTCTCTCTCCTGAGTAGTAATCGATGTTCAGATAGTCTCTGGCGTAATCGACTATGCATTGATGGATTCTGATCAAACCATTAACCGCTGACGCAAAATCTTCACGCTGGCGAGCCGGTCTTTTGCAGGTCTCAGCCAGCGTGACGAAAGCGCACCAGTTCTTGCCAGACTCGTCCTTCTTGCCAACATATTTCAGGCAGACCTCACCAGATTTGGTGAGGTAGAACGAGTCAGGCTGCAGCTTGCGGAGGACAGACTCGTGAAAAACGCGCATTTCCCCCTCGCCCTCTTCCATTGCCTGATCAGGCAAAAGCCAGACGCTGTATCCCTTGTAAGAATCGCAACCCGGCGCCGGCAGGTGCATTTTGCAGTCGAGAAAAGCATTGGCTATTTCGTCAAAGGCTTCTTCAACGTCCTTCGCAAGATCGGTCATCTTCTCGACGGCGATCAGCGAGTCTTCGTCCTTGAGCGAAGCCATTGTCATCAAGCTCTCCATTCGTTTCTGGAGAAAGCCGAATAGATAGTGCATCGCCATTCCAAACTCTGCGCTGTCAAGGCCGAAGCGATTGACAAAGCCCTCAAACTCCAGCTCTGTTAAGCCTTGAATCAGCTCGGTCGTCGCCTGATTCATGCCTGTGTAGGGTTCGATAGTCACTACGCCCACTCCCCGAATGACTCGCCGTACATTTCAGCCTTCAACGCCATTCGCTCTTTGCGCGCAGCTTCCGGTCTCAACATGCTGCCAAGCGCTGTCATCTGAGCGACTATCTGATCGTTAGCCATTGCCTTCGTCTCGATTCTGCTAACGAAAGAGGCGATTTCCGGGGCCAGCGTTTCCAATGCGCCAACTGAATACCCAACAACGCGCTCAGGCGTTGCTGGGGCATCAAGATTGCTGGGTCTGTATTCCTCAGCCTCCTCAATGCGGAAGATCACCACCCGATCTGTACCGCCAAACATGCGCATCGCAGTCGGCCACCACACATGCGCAGTGGCTCTCTTTAACGGCAACTCAACGTCAGACCCGCCTGATTTCGGCAGAATCGCAACGCCGTTTGTCTTTGCGAAGAGGTTGGAAGCCTCTTCGCAGTAGGCGCGCTGACTTGATTCATACAGGGAAATAACGTCATCGGTGATTTCAACACCCGGCTCAGCAACGCTTTTCAGCGTCATGTACATCGAGTCCTTCGCCGTCTTGCCGAAGTTGCGCACCATCCGGGCCGATATCAGCTTGTCGTGATTCAGGACGCGAACAGAGTCCCGCTTCACAAGACCGTCCAGCGCGCGTCGATCCAGCGTGTAAAACGACTTGTGGATGAAGGCTTCTTTTACGAGAGGCATACTGGCTCCAGATAGCTGGCTCCACCCTTCTTGACGACCGTGATCGACGTTTTGATCCAGTCGCGCAAGTCAGTGTGGCTGATTACAAGTACGGTTCCCTTGTCGTGGGCTTTCTCTTCCAAGATCGTCATCAGACGTTCAAGGCCCGCAGGGTCAAGCGCGTGATCGATTTCGTCAGCCACGAACAGCTTGATCGGCTTCGTCGCTCTCGACGCAACCAAGTCCTGCAGAGCCATCGCACACGCCAGGCGAACCTTGCGCTTCTCACCGCCAGACAGACCCTTGAACGACTTGGCCCCGGTGTTGCTGCTCACGTCGATGCTGAACTTCTCGCGCACCTCACCCTTGCTGGTCAGCGAAATGGTTGACCAAACAGCGGTGATGTTGCCGTCAGTCAGCCCAGCCAGGTAATGCGAAGTCCGGCTGTTCAGATACGGCGTTACTGTGTCGAGAATGTGGGCGCGCACACCTGCGGGGCTGAACACCCGGACAGCTTGTTCGTGAATATCGACCTGTTTGTTGGCGCGATCCTGAGCCTCTTGAAGCCCCTTGATCTTCTTCTCGCAGGCTTCTACCTGCGCTTGAGCACCAGCCAGCAACGGCAAACTCGGGTTCGGCGCCGCAATCAGCTCTGCCAGCTTGGCTTCGCTGTTGTCGATATCCACCTTTTTCTGACGCTGCGCCTGTAACAACTGATTCAGCCGCTGCAGGCGACTCTCTGTTTCGCTCTGTGCGCGTGAAACGTCGCTGATATCAGTCATTGCAGCTCTATGCGCGGAAAGCGTCGTGTGCGCGCTCTCAGCTCGTTCCCGCGCGCTTTGCAACTCGCTTTGCAGCTGCTTTGCACGAGCGACAACAGTCTTGGCAGTTTCAGTCGCCTGCTTCCGGGTCGCTTCGAGGTCGCCTTCTTCGATGACGTGACCGCACGACTCGCAGCTGGTGCCGATCTTGTCGCCAACGTGAGTCAGGTTGTGCTTCGCCTGGTTGACATTGGCGACGGCGCTTTCAAGACGACTGGTCAGAACCTTGACCTCAGAGTCGGCGTCAGATGCGGCTTTAGACAGCTCACGCTCCTTCTCAACTTCCTCAGTCACCGATGCGATCTTGGCTTTGAGCTTCGCGGCGAGATTGGTTTCGTCAGCGATCTTGGCTTCGATCTTGGCAATGGTCGCCGGGTCGTACTCGGCTTTGTCCTTTTCGATCTGAGCGGTCGCCTTCTCGATGCGATCCTTCTTCTCGTCGTCTTGCTGCTGGATCAGCGCTTCAACCCGGCTCAGGTTCGCTTTCGCATCCATCAAGCTGTTGTTGGCGTTCTGCAGTCCGCTGGTGGCGAGGTTCAGCGTGGATTTGGACTCTTGCAGCCGGCGTCGGGCAACTTCGTGCGCCTCCTGCAGCTCGTTGATACCGGCAGCTTCTTCGACCAGCATCTTGAGTTGCTTGTCAGTCATACCGGGTAGATCAGGCATCTTCTCCTGACCCGCGTAGATAGCACTGGCGAACACCTCATGAGTGCAGCCGATGATCTTGTTGACCAGCACCTGAGTCAGCTTGTCGGTGCCTTTGGTAACGTCCTTCCAACCCTCGCCTTCTTGAATCTCGACGCGGAGCATATTCTTGTAGGGCTTGTGCTTGCGGTAGCGAGCGATCTTGTAGACAGCTTCGTTGTCCACCACAACCACTTCGACTGCAGTGTTTTTGCCCGCCTTGTCATTCACAACGGCGTCACCGGACTCGCCACGCGCTGTCTCGCCGTAGAATGCCCAGCAGAGCGCTTCTGCAATCGTAGATTTGCCAGCGCCGTTAGAATCCTGGCTAGTGTCGTCCTGGTTCTCGCCCTGGATCAGCACCAACCCTTTGTCATCCAGCTCCAGATCGGTGATGTTACCCACCGCCATGAAGTTCTGAATGGTCAGCTTCAACACCTTCATACGGTGACTCCTTCAACTTCTTTGAGAATGTCCTCGCACACCGCTTCCAGGTCAGCCCCACCACTCAAGCCGGCAGTCTTGATCCAGGTAGAGATAGATTCGCGGACAGTGACGCCAGTCGCTGCAGTGGTTCGAGTAACTGCAGCAGTCTTGACGGTCGGGATCGCCTGAACGACGACGCCTTTGGCGCCAAGACCAGTCAAGTGATCACGCAAGAATGTGATTTCTTCGTCAGTCGCTTCGCCAAGTCGAACCCGGATGTAGTTGCCGGCGCAGTGCTCGATGGTTTCGTCGATATCCCAGCCAAGATCGAAGTCAACGAACTTCGGCGCCTTTGACTCGTGATGCGTAACCACACCGTCTTTGGCGATCAGGTAGCCCGCTTTCGTGTTCACGTCGCTCCACGTCTGATGCGTCGTCGCACCCACGCTGTAGACGCCGCCAGCGAACTCTTTGAAGTTGTGGTAATGACCGACGAAGACGTTCTTGAAGCCGTGCTTTGCCAGCTCAGCAGCCCAGAAGCCATGATCAGGGATGCCAGCGATTACACCGTTGACCGGCGCATGCAGAATCAACGTCCACTCATGCTCTTCGGCGGCAACATAGGCAAGAATATCTTCGATTTCCTTGCGCACCCGATCCATACTGTCGAACCAGGGAACCATCGCCACTTTGTCGTCGAGGAAGCATTGCGAATCGGAGACGACCTTCACGCCATTGATCGTGCGCAGCGCTTCGCAAGCGCTCGACAACGCCTCTGAATCGCGAGACTCAAGATCATGGTTGCCAGTGAGAATGCGGCACTCAACGCCAGTGCTTGCGATCTTCTTGAACAGATCGATAGCCGGGTTGAGCACGGTCGGGCTGACTGACCCGCGTACATGAAACAGATCACCAGCGAAGTACAGACGGCTTCCGCCAGCGCTTTGAACGGCTTTGGCTGCGTCTTCGATAGTGTTGAGAATGTGAGTCAGGCGATCGTTCAAGCCTGTCGTCGGGTCTACTTTCGAGAATGCAGACCAGTTGTGAAGATGGTTGTCTGAACAGACACCAAAGATTGTACTCATGTTTTTACTCCTGTTTGAGCGCTTAGTTTAACTAACTAAATAGTGAATCGAAAGAGTAAAAGAAAGGGAGTATCGCTACTCCCATAGGTATTACAGCTTGGTGAGGTAGATCACCGTCATCAGCTCAGCTTTAGCCATGAAGTTCGTCCCGTATAGATTGCGAAGCAGGCGCTTCAACTCGGTTGCGGGCTGGTCGGAGCCGCGGGCCTTGATCAAGTGATTGTGTCGGGCGTGGGTGTCGATCATAGACTCCTTCGGCCCAACGTGAACCGCCTTCACAACAGCGTCGCCAATCTTCTCGCACTTGGCGTTGAGAATGCCGATTCGCTGACCCGGCTTAACTCGATTGAACCATGCACCACCCAGGCGAAATGTGTTGAAGTCAGTTTCGGTGCCGGCGAGCGACTTGAAGGCGATGACGGGCTGGAAGCCGGTGCAGACTTCAACCTTCTCCGCTCTCACCGGACACCCAACTGCCTCGCCGCAACTGTCGCATAAACCGCTTTTCATTCGGTAGCTACCTTCATCGAAGCGCAAGAACCGCAGATTAGGATTGATCATCTTGTCTCCTCAAACGAAAAAGAGCGGGGATTAGCCCGCTCTTTTGTTATAGCGCTGTCAAACAAACCAGCGGGAAATCAACCAACGGCTACCACTCTGCGTCGTCTTTTGGTCGCCTTTCGCGCTCGATCAATCGATCTGGTGAGATCGCGCATCAACGGGCTTTGTTCGTCTGAACGGTTGAATCTGAACAAGACGGAAATCAAAGCTCGCCACATCAGAACGCCCAACAGCACTTGCCAGAACGTAGGATGGAACGTAGCGCTTGCCACCGTCGGGAACGTCGCGACGAGCAAGTCGCCAACAACGTACTCAAAGCCAGCCCAGATGATCAGCGCCGGGATACCGAATCGAACAGCAATGATGCCGGCCATCATTGCTACGACCAGTCCAGCAAACGCGACGAAACCCGCGACAGCGACGAGCGCCACGACGAGCGCCACGCCAACCCAGTACAAACAGGAAGTCATCACCGACAACGCCTTCTTACAGAACGTCTTTACCTTTTCCATCACTCACCCTTCGCCAGTTCAGTAGACAGGTCAGACTCTGTAACGTCTTCCGGCACATCCATGCCAGTGTCCGGAACCAGAGCCATCAACTTCTTCATCGCATCAGGGTCGGTGCGCAGGTGCTCGACCAACTGACCCTCGAAATACTTCTTGCCTTCCCACTCGATACGCTTGCCGTCACGAACGAGGAAGCCTTTGCGCAGACAGAAGTCCACCGTCGAACCGATGGTGTCGATCAGCGCCCCGCCGCCCTCTTTGAACAGAACGCGCCACTTAGCCTTCTGGAATGGGCGAGCGCACTTGTTCTTGACGATATTGGCAGTGATTTCTTGCCCGGTGATTTCCTTCTCTTCACCAGACTTGCCGTTGTTGATCAGCTTGCGGCCCAGGCTGACTCGGATTGAGGCGTAGAACTCTGCAGCTTGACCGCCCGGAGTGCAGTTATGAACGATCACACCATTGTTGCGACTGCCCACCATGTAGTTGTGGTGATCAGCTACGGTAATGTCGTATCGGGTGCGGTTGCGTGAAGCGGCCTTTTCGCCCATCGAGCGAATCTCAACAATCTCAACCTCTTCCGGCCTGGTCGTCTCTTCGCAGGTCAGATCGAAATCGACGTAGCGACCGCGCAAATCCTCTGGCAGCTTGTGCTCCATGCAGGGCGGTACGAACTCGCAGATCAGCTCAGCCAGCTTGCGAGACGACTCGACGGTAAAGTCGAAGCGACCTTCTCCGCGACGGACGCCGAAGTCAAAACCCAGGTCGAACAGGCGGTCAGCGATTCGCGTCAGGTCAGGAGAGCGAGCGAATCGCTTGACCGACAGGCTGTATCGCTTATGACCATCGTCATAAGAGGCGTCATCCATCACCCACAGAGCAAGACCCATTGGACTCAAAGTCTCAAGCGCTTGGAGCGGGCAGCGGTTATCACGAAGCTCGTCGGCGATCAGCTTGAGGTCTTCATCAGCTCGCTTGGTAGTCCAGAACTCGTACTCCTTGCCCTTGAGTTTCATCGAGCCTTTGGACATATCGAAGAACGGAGCCAGCTTAGCTACCTTCCAACGCATGTATTCCGGGTCGTTGTTGTCCTGGATACGCAGGGAAACGCCATTTCGATTATCGCTGCCACGCAGAACATGAGCATCGCCCGACATGGCTGCGCGAAGGAACTGTTCAAGCGTACCGTTGAGACGGCTTACGCGACGAGTGACCAGCTTATCGCCCACGCTCAGCTCAGCAGCAGCGACCCACTTGCCGTCTGCCGTCAGCAGCTTATGGTCGGGAGTAGCGGTCAAGCCAACTCGACCATTGCGAGTGTGAATGCCGGTCGCTTCGATATGAATCCAGTCCGCTACGTCAGCGATTTCGCCGTTGTCGTGCCAGTCAATGATCGGCTTCGCTTCAAACTGACCAGTTGCCTCGTTAAGCGCCCACACCTCTTTGTCGATTTTGTTCTCGACAATCTCCTGCATGGTTGCGTAAGTGCCGTCAACGAACGGGACTTTCACATTGCCATGCAAGCAAGTCGGATCACCGAACATCACACCCGGCTTCATGCGAATCTGGTTCAGCAGCAGGACGGTCATGTTGTAGTCTTCGGCAAACTGAGCCAGGATCGGGTAGCTCTGCGACGTAGCGGTGGCAAGGGCCAGCTTGTCACGCATGTTGTAATCGCCTGCAGCGCGGCGATTGCCCTTCTCGTCGAACAGCTTGTCGTGCGGGATCATCGACGCAACCGAGTCAAATACCCACACCAGCGGCGCTTCATCCGGGATCAGCTTGCGCTTGCGCACCTGCTCACAGAAGGTCACTGCAGTCTGGATCGACTCTTCAAACGTCAGCGGGCGCTTGTAGATGAAACGACCGCTGCTTGCGTCCACGTTCATACCCAGCGACGCTGCCAGCATTGGCTCGAAGCTGCGTTCGTGGTCGGAGAAGCCAGCGATACCGCCCGCCTCTTGCGCAGCTTTCATAACCATCGTGGCGATGAATGTCTTACCCGACGACGCCGGGCCGAAAATCTCGATCACGCGACCGCCAGGCATGCCACCTTCGTAGTTCGCGGACAGCGCTTTGTTCAGTTCTGGAACGCCAGTATCGAGCCAGTTCTTGATACCCACCTGCTTAGCGTTGGCGCCGATGATATCTTCAAGTTCTGCCGCCAGTGATTTACTCATGTTTGTTGCCTCTACTTAGCTGAAACGAAGGGATTGAAAGTCAGCTCCCATTGAGCAACGTGCTTGGCGATGCTCATGAAGGCTCTTTCGTGACAGAACTCTTCAAACCCGGCTTTATCGAAGCTGGTCTTGAGGGAGACTGTCTTGCTCAGGATTTCTGTACCGCGATGACGCTTGCTCAGCAGGTTCATCAGCTGCATGTTCCGCTTGAACACTTCCAGGCCATCACCAAAGGCAAAGGCATTGAGCTTCTTGCGGAAGCGGGAGAAGTCGCCCGGGAGGTCTTCTTTTTCAAACTCGCGGCCGGTTTTTGCTTTATGCTCTTGCGCCGCCTGAATGAACTTTGGAATGCTTCCAAAAGTGCCAATCAGCAGAGCGAGGCACTTCTCGCCGATACCGTCTACGCCGCTGATGTTGTCGCTGCTGTCGCCAAGAATTGCTTTTGCCTGACTGAACAGCACCGGGTTGGCGAACGAAGTCTTTTCCTGGAATGTCGCCGCAGTGATCAGATTTCCATCCTCACGCGGGTCGTACCAGTCAACGTCTTCGCAAACGAGCTGGACCCAATCCTTATCCCCGCTGACCAGAAGAATCTTGTCGCCGGGTTTGCGATTGAGAACCATCGCCCCTGCAAGATCGTCAGCCTCTTCGTTCTTGGCGAAGACCTGCTCAACGCCGAGAAGTGAGAGCGCCTTGCGAATCTCAGGCACCTGCTCTTTGTAAGCCTGTCGCGATGCTTTCTTAACCGGGTCGTTGTCGCGCTTGCCTTTGTATTCGGGGTGAATATCGAAGCGCCACTTGGCTTTGGTGTCCCAGAGAACGATCAGACGGTCGTAGTTTGAACCCATGCGGTCAATCATCGACTTGATCATCTTGAGGGAGAAGAAGATCGCTTGGACTTGGCGACCATTCGCGGTCAGTTCGCGAGCGCTATGCGCTGCGTAGCCGATTGAGTTGCCGTCAATCAGAATGGTGTTAGCCATTTTTGAATACCTCAGAGAGTACAAAGGGGCTTTTCAGCCCCTTTGCGAGTCACCCTTGATCAGCCTTCGAGCAGCGCGTCCAGGTCGTCCAGGTCGCTCAGGTCGAGGTCGCCAGCAGAGGAAGTGGGCTTACCAACTGGGGCAAAATCAGCCTCTTCCGCTTCGGACAGATCAGGGATCGCAGCAGCACGAGAGCTGCCGACCGCAGGCGCTGCAGCTGGGCCAGAGATACCGATGATCTTGGCAACAGCAGCGATGGCTTTCGCCTCGCCTGCCGGGTTTTCTTGCGCGACGAACTCGTCCAGGTTCGGCAGGTTGTTCAGAGCGGCCTTCGGAACAGGCTCGGACTTCGCAGACGGCATTACCGTGTACTTGGTGTCCAGACCGGAACCTTCGCGCTTGATCTTGAAGTCAATGCCGCTGTTCGGGTCGGTAATGTCACCGAACTCACCGATCATGGCGCAGATATCGTCGAACACACCCTGACCAACTTCCATGATCTGAACTTTGGTCGGCTCAGGCCCGGACAGGTGCAGCACGTTCAGCAGGTAGCGTTGGGTGCTGCCTGCCTTTTTCAGCATTTCAGTCAGCTTGTCGTCGCCAGACATTTGCATGTACTTACGAATGCCGTCGCAAACGGAACAGGGCTTGCCGTAGGTCTTCTCGGTGCAGAGATAGACGGCAGCTGGCTTGTCGCCGGATTCCTGGTTCTTGACGAAGTGCATACCGAAGTCGTGCCAGAACTGCTTGTCTTCACCACCGCGCCAGGACGGCATGATGCGGTAAGAGTGATTGCCCTCTGCAGGTTTGAGAGTGCTTTGACGAGCCTTCTTCGCAGACATTTCTTTCTGCTTGGCGGCGATAAGAGCTTGAATGTCCATCTTGTTACCTCATTGTCGTTTAGCTGGTATGGCTGGTATTGCTGGTATGGACTAACCGACTAATCAGCTAGCTAACTAATCGGTTAGTGAGTAAATTCTAGCGCTTAATCACAACTCGCGCTAGAGGTAGAACTGCACGAAGAACTGGAAGAATCAGAGCTACCACCGAAGCTGGAGTACGACGACCCGTAGGACGCGCCAGAGCTGTAGCGGCTGCTGTCGTCATCATGGTCGCGGCTCTTATTGCTCGGACGATCTTCGCGATCTTCCATCATCATGCTGTTCAGCACTTGCTCTTCCATCGAAGGCCCGCAAACAGTCCGGCGACCGCTGATGCCGCCTGTATGACGTTGGCGATGACTCATGCACCAAGCGTAGCGTTCGGCTTGTTCCGCTTCTCGCCGCGCTTCAAGCTCAGCCTGACGCTGCTTCATGATCTTGCGGCTGACAATCAGGCGATAGACAACGAAACAGCCGAAGGCGCCAATCGCCGCGTAACCCAACCCGTCTAATAAGGTGATCATCTGTTGCTCCTTACATTGAACTCAATGCTTTGACACCAGGGTGTTCCCGGGTCTGCAGTTTGCCTTTCGCTTCTTCACGCAGGTCTGCGCCTACTTGAATCAGCATGTCGCGACGATGACGGAAGCTGTCAGCGGCAGACTTCACCATATCGGCAATAGCCTTTGCTTCGTGCTTGCGCGTGAGCGCCGACTGATACTTCGGGTCTTTCGTGATGGCAGCTTTGACCACGTTCTCAGTAATCTTAACCCCAGTTGCTGCGAGGCTGTCTCGATACTGCTGGTCAAGCTGGGCCTCGATCAGATCAACCTGCTGATCAGCGCGATCCGCCTGGAACTGGGCTTGCGCAGAAAGCGTCGAGTAGTGGGCGAAGAGCGAGGCTTGCCGGGTCATCGCTGCGCTGATGTTGGTATGCGTGAAGTTGAGGTCTTCTCGCAGCTGATTGGGGTCGATGAAGGTACGCAGACCAGCAGAGCCGAAGAACGTGCTGAGGTCTTCTTTCTTTGGCTCAGGCTCGGGTTCAGGGGTAGGCTCTGCGCTTGCAGCCTCAAGCATCGCCTCGACTTCATCGTCGAAGTCGGCAACAGCTTCTGTCAGCGCTTCGACTTCCGGCTCCGGCTCTTCAACTTTGACCGGCTCCGGCTCGGAAACCGCTTCAACAACCGGCTCCGCTTCGGCAACTACTTCAAGATCGCCAAGATCATCAAGATCGCCCAGCAGCGCATCCAGGTCGTCAACGACCGGCTCTGTCACCGCTTGCGTCACAACTTCTGCGACCGGCTCTTCCCGCTTCTTCTCGATAACCTCAAGAGCGGCCTCGTCAATTCCATCCAGATCGGCAAGCATCGCTTCCAAGTCATCAATGCTTTCAAGATTAACTTCGCTCATAACCACCTCTCACTCGTGTTTGATTGTCTATTTAACTAACTGTTTAGTGAGGACTTCAAGCAAAAATATCAGCTACCTGCTCGAAAACCGCGTTCAGCAACTCTTGCTTGCCCGGATCAAAGCTGATCTGAGCGGGGTTGAGTCCGAACACAACCGTACAGTCGTTCTTCACATCGTAGTGGCTCTTGCCACACAACTCTTCCCAACCGCCCTTCACGTCTGGTACAAGGTGTCTTATTGTCTTGCTGCCAAGTGCGACGATCACGGGCGGCTTCAACAGCTCGATTTCGCGCTGCAGGAACTTGGAACAGCCGTTGATCATGGAGTTTTCAAACTCCATTTCCTTCGGCTTACGGGCCTTGATCAGCGTCGTCAGGTACACGTCCGCCATCTTGAAGCCCGCCCCAGTCAACGCCTCCTTCAAGAACTTGGCCGTGTCACCCTTGTGCAGAATGCCGGCTTCTTCCTCTTTGAAGTTCGGCATATCAGTCACGATCATCATCTTTGGCTTTTTGCCGATCACTGATGACGGGTGAACCAGCCCTCCAAGCGGGCAGTCGCTACACGCTGCGCATTGATCGGCAACATCCTTCAACTCTCCGGCGACATAGCCGTCGTAGATAATGTCCCGGCTCGCCTTCACGTTGTTGACCACAATTCCAGGCAACAACTCTTTCTGGTCACGAAGTCGATCCGGGTGTCTGGCTGGCAATCCCGGCTCAATCGAAGCGAAGGCACCCACCTTGTCCAAGTTCGCCTGCTGTCTGATGTTGATCAGCCTGCGGTTGACGTTGGCGATGAAGTCTTCGCGGTCTTTGAACGGTCGCCCAAGCGCGTAGCGTGACTCCACGATTGACTTCGCGCCGCGCTCAGCAAGCCCCTTGATCGACTGGAATGGCGCATACAGCACCTTCTGACTGCGCACGGTGTCGTAGCCAATCTCGTATCGGTGAGAGGATTTGTTCACGTCTGGCGGAACGATATAGATGCCCGCTGCGAGCGCATCTTTTGCCAGACCAGACAGACGATCATCTGGGAGAATCGTCAAGCAGGCCGCAAAGAATGCCTCTGGATACTTAACCTTCACCCACATCGTCATATAGGACAGCAACGTATAGGCAACCGCGTGTGACTTGTTGAAGCCATAGCCGGCGAACTTCTCGATCTGGTCGAACAGCGTGGCGGCGTGTGACGGGTCAAGGCCCGAGAACGAGTCGCAGCCGTTTACGAACTGGTCACGGATCGCCGCCATCTTGGAGGCGTCCTTCTTACCCATCGCTTTTCGCAGACCGTCAGCTTCTGCCATCGTGAAGCCGGCCAGGTCGCGGGCGATCTGCATGACCTGCTCCTGGTACACGAACACCGAGTAAGTCTCTCTCAGCGCCGGCTCCATCTTCGGATGAACGTACTCAACTGGCTCAAACCCGCGCTTGACCGCGATGTACTTGTCCATAAGACCTGATTGCATCGGGCCTGGTCGATACAGTGCTGTTGCGGCAGTGATATCCTCGAACGTCAGATCACCTTCGGCGCCAAGCTCTTTCAGCAGCCGTCGCATACCCCCAGATTCAAACTGGAAGACGCCAAGTGTCTTGCCCTCAGAGAACGCCTTCATCACGTCCGGGTCATTCAGCGGCAGGCTGGTGTAATCAACCAGCACCCCTGCAGTCTCGCGAATGTAGTCCTTCGCCAGTCGCAGAACGTCAAGGTTGGCAAGGCCCAGCACGTCGAGCTTGATCAAGCCGAAGTCTTCGACCACGCGCTTATCCCAATTCACAACGCCCATGCCCGAACGTGAGTTCACCACTGCGCGACTCACTACTGGCTCACCAGCAACGATCACACCTGCGGCGTGCTGAGCGTAGTTGCGGAAACAACCTTGCAAGCCGACCGCGTTTCTCCAGGGTGCAGGGTGTGCCAGTGCGAACTTTTCAAGCTCAGGAACGTAGGTGACAGCCGTCTCCAGGGCGACGGGTGTGCCCTGTTCTTTCGGAACCATCTTGGAGCATTCGTACTCGCTCTCCGGCAAGCCGAAGACCTTACTGACTTCACGCAGGGCGCCGGAGCCAGCAATCGTTGAGTAGTTGGCGATACAGGCAACCTTGTCGCTGCCGAAGTGCTCAACCAAATGCTCGATCACGTCCTGCCGACGGCTGGACATAAAGTCGAGGTCGATATCGGGCAAGTCGATACGCTCGGGGTTGAGGAATCGCTCGAAGTACAAGCCGAATCGGATCGGGTCTACGTCAGTAATGCCGAGCAGATACGCGATCAGCGAACCCCCGACAGAACCCCGTCCGGGGCCGGTCATGATGCCGTTCGACCGCGACCAGTCAACGATGTATCGAACCAGCAGAAAGTAGTCCTCGAAGCCCATCTTGCGCAGAACGTCCAGCTCAAACTTGAGGCGTTCACGGTAGACGGTAATGTCGGCCGCGCTTGGCTTGTACCCGAACACCTCTTTGCTCAGGCGCTCAGACCAGCCCTTCTTGCACAGATCGACCAGCTCATTCAGCGGTGACGCGGCCATTTTGGGGAGGCTGACCGGCAGCTTCTCCCAGGAATAAGTGTGATCGGCGAAATACGACGATGCAGACTCGGTAGCGTTTTTGAATGTTTCGATGGCTACGTCGCGCGGCACCCCAGCCCGATCGAGCCGATCAACAGCGCGGTTGATTTCGCTCTGAATGTCTACCGGCGACATAACGTACAGGCTGTTGACCGGCTCTCGGCGGAACATATTCGTGACCTGGGTGTGGTCGAGAATGCAGTTCATCGTGGTGCGCAGCTCGGCGTCGCCACGTCGATGCAGGGTCGGTCGAGTCAGAATGGGCTTGAAGCCATGCTTCTCGATTGCCTTGATGGCTTTTTCGTTGTGCTTGTCGTAGTACGCGCTATCGACTGGCACAATCTCTACAAACGCTTGAGAAGCGCTCAGACGAGCGGCAATTTCGCTCTGTATATCGTATGACGCTGCGAGCGAGAACGCGCTGAACGCGCTGCCCAGCGTCATATCGACGTTGCCCTTCTCCACGCAGTTGATCACCTCGCTCAGCAGCAACTGCGGGCGCGAAGGCTTGGCAGAGAAGTGATCTTCGTCGAGCGCCAATGTCATCAGCGCTGTGAGGTCGCGAAAGCCTTCTTCGTTGCGAACCATCAGCGTCGTCATGAACATCGGGTTAGGCTTCTTGCGAGGCTCGCCGCGCTTAGCGGGCTTCCAGGTCAAATCCTCTACGACAGCAATCTGAACTGCCAGACCGATCTTCAAGTCCCCGGCCTTCTGGGACAGAATCGGCATCGCGTCGATAGAGCTGGTATCGGTCACAACGAGCGCATCCCACCCGGCGCCGGTGACATCCTTGACCAACTGCTCTGGATCGTAGATGGATTCACCGAGCGAGAAGTGAGTCTTCGCGCCAATCAACACATTCATTTGTCACCCCTGATGACGAGCTTGCCTTCATTGAGCTTGCCAATCCCTAAGCCAATGACGACTGAATAACCAATGGACGCCTGCGATGCTGCAGTGCCGTCCGTGTAGCCTAAATCCGCTTTCAGGCTATCAATGTAAGTCTGCCTATCAACCCCACCTTGAAGCATGAGGTCGAATAGCTTCGACAATGGCGCAGGACGCACGTCGAGAAGATTGCGCCCGTCTATGAGCGCCTTTCGATAGTTCTTGCCGGAGCGCAACAGCAGCTCCGCTACCTTCGCGACGTGCTTCGGCATCGTCGCAAGAATCTTTTGGCATGCAGGTGGAAGCTCTGCTTTGGAGGCGTTCTGACGACGCTCTGGCGCTCGGCTTTTCTCGTGAGCCATTTTCATCACCGCGTCCACATTCAATGTGGCGCTGAGTTGCTGCAATGCCGCAAGCGCAGTCTTGGAGCACTGCTCGCTGAACTGGCACTGTCCGCAGACTTTGGATTTCACGTTGTAGGTTGAAGCGAAACCGAAGCACCCTGGCTGATCAAACTGCATACCTACTCTCCAACTCCTTCAACTCCTCTTTCGCCTTGTTGATCATCGAGGCGCTGACGCCCATCAAGGACAACATCGAGCAGACAAAGGTGAGGTTCATTTCTGCAGGGTAACGCTCGTCAATCCCAGCGTTTCGAGCCAGCTCGCGCTTGCTGTTTAACGCCTCGAAGTTGCGGACAAGAAGGTCTGGCGGGGAAGTCAGCAGAGCCATAATCAGCGCTGCAATCGGGCTTAGAGAATCGGCAGAAGCGCTCAGCTCCTGGTCTATCGAAACTGCAGTCTCCGGGCATTCTCCGTCATCGATCATGTTGACCAGCAGCTGCTGATCAACGTCTTCGGTAACAATCTCGCCGTGAATCTTCTTGGTAATGAGGTGCGAAAAGTGATGCCGTGCTGCAGTGACAAAGTAAGTCGAGAACGCCCAACCCTTGCTTGGATCAAAACTCTTCTCGGCGTTGAGACAGACTAGAAAAGCCTCCTGTCTCACGTCATCGAAGTCCATCCCCATTCGCATCGATCTGATCGTCTTCCACCAGTTCGACGCGACGTAGTTCACAAGTTTGTGGTGTTCATGCTGCAGCATAGCGATCCCTGCCCTGCCTAATTGATGTTCAGGTGTTCATTAAGCAAACAGACGCTTGGCAACACCCAGCGCTGCGTCACGCTCTGCCGGCGGCAGACGGTTGGCGTATGCGTAGGCAACACCTTCGACGAAATCGCCTTTCATCATGCCGATCTTGGCAATGTTGATCGCGACGCGAGGCCCGATAGTCAGAGAAACCTGATCCGGGAATGCCTTGTTGCGAATCTCATCCGCGAACTTGCGAATCTTCTTGGCGTCGTCATCAGCCAACCCCGTTGCTGCGGCGATCATCGCGACTTCCTGCTTCTCTGGCGGGTAGTCAACCACCGCAACGATACCGAAACGCTCGATGGTCGCAGCGTCTTGCGTCAACGTCGCTTGATACAAGCCTGTCTGGTCACCAGTGCCGTTGGTGTTGCCTGTCGCAGCGAACGAGAACAGCGGGTGCGGAGTGATAACGCGATGTTCTTTCGGAGCGTTCTTGATGATCAGCGGCTCGCCTTCGAGAATCGCCTGATAAGCCGACAGTACAGTCGGGCTGGAACGGTCGATTTCGTCAGCCAGGTACAGCCAGCCGTGCATCATTGCCAGAGGCAGCGGGCCAAGCTCAAACTCGGTGACGCTGATGGCATTGCCGTTGGCATCGATGTGCTTCTTGACCACCCACTGACCAACGATGTGCGATTCTTCGGTATCGACTGTGTGCTGG